TTTATCGTAAGTTGTATTATAATTATACTCACTAAATGGATTAATAGGATTAGTAATATCAGTGTAATCTATTGTAGGATTACTTACTGGATTATAACTAACAAATCTCATTCCTTGTTGAGCTTTCTTGATTCGCTTCTTATAGGTTGGGCGACTTGATTTGATGAACTTCTTGCGCATGTCCCTTTTACCGTTAATCTCTTCTTGTTTCTTTAACAGAGGGGACTTCTTAAAATCAAATCTTCCACCATGTGCCATAGTTACTAATTCTGGATTTCTAACAGACTTACCTTCAATCCATATAGGATTAGATTGCTGTAGTATAAACGGACGACCTACTTTATCCATTAATGCAGCTTGTTTAGTAAGCCTAACTTGGTTAGCAGTATTAGGAGAATCATTCCACCTCTTAGCATAGTCAGCAGGATTAAATTTCCACATATCTTGAGAAGTCTGTCTAAGCTTACCCTTATTCATTTGAAACTTAACCAAGTGTCCAGCAACGTCATCAATAGGACCTATATAATCGGTTCCTGGCTGCCTAAAGGTCATAAACTCTTTATCTCCCATACGCATTACTGGTTCAGTCTCCTTACCAACAACCTTGCCGATTGGATTCTTTCCAGCATAATCAGTAAACTTTGTAACATTCTCAAACTTAAGAGGTCTACCAGAGGGTACTACTGCACTCATTTCGTATCTTCTGTTATGAACTCCAGGATAAAGCTGCTCATATCTATCCCCATGACTAAATCCTCTCCTTGCTTCATTACGGCTAATAGGTTTGATATTACTAGTCGCTTTATTAAAGAACATTCTTTTAACTACTGGATTCTCATCAAATATATATTTAGCTAATAGATTCCTACCTTCTAAATTTCCTCCACCTAGTATTGAAGAACCTGTGTAGTCGGCTGGCATTGTTTTTATATCTTGCAAACTTACTGATGCATTACCGTTAGTTCTCTTGGCAGCTTTATAAGCAGCCACTTTTAATGGTAATTTCTCTACCTTAGATAGAAATGGAGTAATTCTGTTAACTGTTGCCATTGCTATATTAGAAGGAGTCCTTGCTTCCTTATTAAATATCCAATGATTCTTGTTAATAGGATTCCAAGCTAAGTCAGCGTCACCTTTAATTGATTTAGTTATTAACTTGTCCTTTCCAATCTTATATCCTTTAGCACCACCATACCAAGCTCCTGGATTAGTATAAACTCCAATTTCAGACGGAATGCCAGTCTTATCTTCTAACCAATTACCCCAGCCCCCGGTAAGCTTATCCACAGTCATATTACCTAAAGCTCCTCCTACAACAGCGGCTGGAGTTGTTACTAATGCAGCACCAGCTGCTGAAGGAAGTATAGTTCTTTCTATTCCAACTAAAGGATTAGTCTCATTGGACATAGAAGCCTTGAATCTGGCTTTAGCTCCCTTAATAGGATGCCAATAGTCTCTATTTCTTTCAGCAGCTGACCTGGTATCATTAGAAGGTTCTCCACCTAAATCTACAATGGAATACTGTCTAGGTTTAGCTTTAATAGGTTCATGAATTTCTGGCCTAACTACTTTAGTATTATCGGACTCTATGGTGTTTCCTTGTTGTAGTTTAGGTATTACTTTCATTATTTATTCGATTTATCGTTATTGGTGAATCTCTTCCATATTCCTGTTACTGAATCTATGCCAAGCAATCCCATACAACACAACAGGACTGTGTCTATCATTAATGGGGCTTGAATTACGTTTATTGCACAGTATATTAACACTCCCAAGCAGACAAACCACCCTACTACTCCGCAGAGTCTCTTAGATGATATGCCAGAGTGGGATGTGAATACTTGCTTTAAGAATGTTACAAACTTCATTATATAATTACATTTATAGAAATATTAGCTGTGTCACCTCCTATATATGCCTGATTTATTGGTATTTCAGTAGTTACCCCAGATTGGCATACTGCGTTATTTGTTACATTATCTGCATCTACAGTCACCCTGTATGTACTGAAATATCCAGTGAACAATAATTTAGAGACATTAGTTAAATCAGTTGGTAAATTAAAGTGGAAGTTTCTGTCAAAGAAAGTTGCCCCTTGATAGTCTAGAGTTCCAGACCTAGGAATTGTTATAAACCCATCTGGAACTCCATCTATGTAAACATCTGCTACAAAGTCATAGGATTTAGACGTAAGCCCAGAGTTAGTTATTGAAACATGTATATTGAAGTCATACTGGAATGTTGACAACTGTATATCCTCTTCCTTAACTAACTGATTATTAGCGTAATTATCGTTAGTTTCAAGTCCGAAGAACTCTACTCTATCTCTAGTGGCACACTTGGTTGGAGTATTTGTACCTCCACCAGCTAAATTAATTAAATATTGTTCTGTTGCAATTTTATTTGTCATTTTAAATACTTGCTATGTATTGTTTATACACATAACGGCAAGTAGACCCTGTACTGGTATATTCTGATTAGTTCCTATAGTAAGTCTATCTGTTTCATAATTAGAATAGAGATTCATATTCTTTACATTATTTAATAGGAATGCTACGTAAATATTACTTCCAATCACACTATTGCCAAACAAAGCTACATGTCTTATAGCACCTGCTATAGGGTATACCACCATAGATGAAGCAGGAATATCTGGTGTAGCCGATGTGCTTTGACCATACATATTCATGATTGATATACCCATTGTAGTGTCTGTAGTAGTGTTATTAAAGAATATTAGGGTGCTGCCGCCTAGTGAACCGTTTAATAAATCTATAGCGTCAGCAATACCCCCCCCCGACGGTAGGTTATCATTGAACTGTTGCTTAGTAATGCATCTATTGTTCGCAACTCCGTCTAAGCTCAAGCCTTCTGCTCTGGCTTCAGCTGCTGTTACTAATTCATTAGTGCTTTCCATTATTCTTGATATTCTCTTAAATTACCAATTGTTACTTCAAATTCATCTGATTTCATGTAGGGTGATACATCTGCATCTTTAGCAGCTTCGTTCAAACAGAACATGTCTGAAGGAAACGATAGTGCCTTTACCCTTATTTGCTTAAGTAGTCTGGAGTGTTTGGCTTTAGACCAAACCCAGACGTCAAATATAAAATTTCTCATACTGCGATTAATGTACTTTAATTCTTAAATGTTAAGAATTACTAAGTGTAGAAGCAGTCCACTTTTGATTGGAGCCTTTGTTAAGGCTAAAGTGCTGTAAACCACTTTGATTTACATTTACGTATAATGTGAACATATTAGCTAACGGTATACCATATAGTGATACTGGAAGTGATTGTACTGAACTAATTCCACTAGTTACTCCATAGTACAGTAATTGAAATGGAATATTTTTCTCCGTATTAGACTTTACAGTATCCATCACCGCCTGGTCTGAACTGTTTACTTCTAAGGGACTACTTCTATCTGTGTTAATTAAATTATATGTTGTTAAAACCAGGGTCTGAACCCCCCCCCATAGACTCGAGTGCATCATTCACCTGTTTAGTGGTAGGGCATTTGTTGTCTTCATTTTGAATTAAAGTCATGATTGTTATTGTTTAATAATTCTACGTTAGTTTGTATCTGTTTTAGTTGAGATTCTCATAATAACCACTTAAACCAGCCATAGCTGAAAGTCTTCCTCTCGTATTCAAGATGTTCAGCCGCGTATCTAGCTTCTCTTTCAAATGATATGTTTCTATAGGCAGTGTGAGCATTGCCACTAGCTAGTAATTTAATAAACCACTCTATTACATACCATAAATAGAAGAATACTATTCCCATTTCTAATATCTGTTTCGTGTGAGTCTTCTCATGTGTAACTGTAGCTTGACTCATTCTCTTTATATAATCCTCACTTCTAGTAAACATAATAGCACAAATATTCATAAATGAATATCCTTTTACCGGAAGTAACGGATTGATAAAGAATAGCAATCCTTTAGATTTGTCGTACTTAAATTTCATAGTTAATGCTTCCATTTAGCGGCATTATCAACTATTGCAGAACACAGAATTAAAATAGTATCCATATCTAAATCTGACTTAAGTTGATTAACTGCCATACATACTAATTGTATATTATCTATAGTATAACCTTTTGAGGGCATTATCTGGTCAATGCTAACATTCGTATAGATTCGACCTTCTCCTAATTCATAAGTCATGTCTAATCCAGAAATTGCACACTTGCCATTTTGTGCCTTCCATACGGTTAGTAAATCTTCTTTAGTAATAGTGAAAGGTATAGATTTGTCTATAGCTCTGGATTTAGCTGCAAGCCAACGTGCTTGTAAAACCTTCTCTAGTTTAACGTCGTTATCATAAGTAGCTATAGCAGCTTTCCTTTGTTCTAGTTTACAGGAATTGCACCTACACTCCTTATTCTGACGTAAAGTGTATTTATTAGCCCCTGCATAAGTAAACTCACTAGGCTCTTTATATTCTCCACATATGTGGCATAAGAGCTTCCCATCTTTCCATTCGGTATTCAATTTGATTCGGTCTTCACAATCCCTACATGTAGTGTGAAAGTTTAAGCCGTTTGTCTTGCGTGAATACTTTCTGAAGTTGCTTATATTCTTGTCTAGCAACCTCCCACATACGTCACATTGCTGTTGCAATCTTTCTTCTTTCTTCATGTTTACTTCTTAGACCAAGACGCCGCATTCCGTGCAAAATTAGCTCTCTTCTTCTGTAACGGAGTCGCATTAGGATTGTTAAGTACAGACCTAGCATGTTCTTGAACACTCTGTCCAGCTTTCTTAGCTGATGCAGTAAATTTGCCGCGATTCTTCTTCTTAATATGAATCTTGCTTCCATTTTTATCTTTCCTTACTAACTTACTACCACATCTAAACATGGGAACCTCTTCTAGGTCCGCATCATCGAGTAACTCTTTCAGAGCCTCATTAATTCTTGATAATTCCTCTGCGTTAAATTCCATAATTAAATTACATGTTAAATCACTTTTTTATTCACAAAGGTATTGCTAAATTTGCACATTATCAAACAAATCAGATGAATTAATGATTTAAGGTGTCAATGTAAATAAGTAATAAAGAAACTAAACTATTATTAATCTCTAACCTTTAAATCAGTAGATTAATGTTATTGGGCAAACTAAAAGAGGTGTACAGGTGGATTGACAGTTGGAGTTCTGGTGTTAAGACGATAGTCATTATAATGCTTGCATTCTTGATGGTAGAGCTTCATTTCTCTTCACACACTAAAGCTATTTTAGAAGATTATAGACAGGCAGCTGTTACGGAGAAGGTATTAGCTGAGAAATATACAGAGATGATTACTCCACAAGTTAACGGGCACATAGAGCATATTCTTATGGAAGATAAGGATGCGTCGAATGTCTTGTTATTGAATTACCATAATACCTTACAAAGTACACATGGTTTATCATATCGTTATTTAACAGCTCTTACAGAGAAGAGAAGAGGGTATGAAACTAAGGCAACTATTAAGATATGGAAAGAGTTGGAGTATATTAACTACGGTGATGAGCTTGGAAGGATTAATGACAACCAATTCATTAGAATGGACACTATTGAGAACTACTACAGAACATTCCCTAATTTAGTAGCTTTATTAGAAGAATCTGGAGCAAAGTCTGCTGCGATGTATCCGATTGCTGGAATTGATGGACCTATAGGAATGATTGTTGTTATTTATCCAGTTACTAAAGAGTACTATTTGGGGTACTATAACTCCGTTATTGCTCCGTGTATCCAACCTCTATCTACCTTATTAGATTATAACTCAATTAGGAAGAAATTTAAAATGAATTATGAAAGTAGACAAGAGGAACAAGGAAATATGTTACAACGATTCTTCCCATATGTATTGGAGTGAAATCGACAATACTATATACACTTCAGTAACAACAATGATACATGAGTTCTGTCAAAAGTTCGACAGTGATTTCTGGTCGCAGTACAAAGCATTACAGAAGCTATTAAGTGCTGAACAGTTTGCCATGGAGAAGAAGAGACTATTAGAAACTAAACGTTTTGATAAGAAGTACTTCTTAGACATGTACGATTTAAATGAGACGGAGTTTAATTCTGCACAACAGGATATACTGGATGAGTGGTCTAAAACTAATGCCGATTCCAAGGAAAGAGGTACAAAGATTCATAGTGATTTGGAACATCAATACTTAGGTAAGAGTTCATGCCAAATGAGAAGTTACGGTTTAGGCGGAACTTTTGAAGTTAATACTAATGAATCTTTAGAGAAGAATAACTTAGACCTACTAAGCATAGAAAGAGGAGTCTTCCCTGAATATATGATATACAGAAGGTCGGACGACAATAAGTTTAGGTTGGCAGGTCAAATTGACTTACTTATTAAGGACGGAAATGACATTTACATTGTTGACTACAAGACTAATAAAAGTATTGACGAGAAATCTTACTTTGATACCAGGACTAAGAAGAGTCAAATGATGAAGTATCCTATGAATAACTTAATGGACTGTAATAAAGTACATTATACTTTACAACTATCTACCTATGCATGGATGCTTCAGAAATTAAATCCTGATTTTGTTATTAAGAAGCTATTGCTTATACATTATGACCATAATGGTAACGTTACAGAACATGAGTTAGATTATCTTAAAGATGATGTGGAACGTATGTGTAAGCATTGGAAAAAACAGTGTATACTTGAGGAAATCAAGGAGAAGAGAAAGCCTATAGAGTTCTAATGAGCTAGTTCATAATCATAGAGTATCTTTCAAACTGGGATTTGAGATATTAAAAGTAAAGTATAATTAAAGCTCATTAGAAATCTATGGGAATTACTAATATTGTAAATGGGCACTTGAACGAGTTACTGGGTAATAACGAAGAAATAGCTAAAGCTCGTATTAGAATATGTAAGAAATGTCCTATTATGAAGGATTCGTTTATGGGGTATGTATGTAGCAGTAAACTGTGGCTAAACCCTAAAACAGGAGATATATCAACAGAACGTAAAGATGGTTATAAACGTGGATGCGGGTGTAGACTTAATGCTAAAGTTAGAGATATTAAGTCTTCATGTCCAGCATGTAAATGGTAAATGATTTAAATTATGAGTAATAACGGAACAATGGATGTAATGTTTGGGGGTAAAGGATTAAGCTTTGCCGGTGCAGATGGATTTAAAGATTTAAAGAAAGAAGCTGCTGTGGAAGCACATAATAAAGCAGTAGATACTTACACTAAAGCACTTAATAAGAACATTAAAGATGAATTGGAGAAAGCGGAGGAAGTAACAGAGAAGATGAATAGTATGGAAATTATGCCTATTAATTCATACGTATTGGTTAGACCTTATGCTAAGAATCCGTATCAAAAGATAGAAGTGACTAAAGGCGGACTTATTATACCAGAATATGACGGAGCATTTAAGAATCCAGACACCGGAGAGAAAGATACAGAGTATCAACTTTCAGTTGTAGCTAATGTTATAGAAGTAAGTCCTTTGTGTAAGTTTATTAAACCGGGAGACGATATATATTATAGGCGTTCTTCTGGAGTACCTGTTCCGTTCTTCAGACAAGGATTTGAAGTTGTAGCTGAACAGCAAGTGCAGGTGGTTATTAATGAAGGTTTAAAAGAACGATTTAAAAGTATAGAATAATGGAAGAGAAAGTGTTTTATCAACCAGGAGATGTAGTAACATTAAGACAAGACATCCCATATAAACCTCAGATGATTGTAGTTAAGAAAGAGACGATGACGTTTAGACCATCTAAGGATGAGAAGAAAGATGAATATTTCAAGGGTATTAGATGTAGATGGTTCTCTACAAGAGGAGAGCTACAAGAAGCTATCTTTAATACTAAAGACTTAATTAAACTATAATGGCAACTAAGTTTCAACAAGGTGGGCAGGACGACCAAGAGTTGTTCTCTGCCTACCTTATTAAGTTATTTAAGCCTAAGTCTCAGCAGGAGTTTGAGGATACTATATCCAAACTCTCAGAGAGGGAAATTAATGAAATCTATAAACAATACAAGAGTATGGAGAATAATCAAACTATCATGGCTAAGATGGGAGCCAAAATTAACTACATTAGCAGATTGCAAGGTAAGTGTCCAGAAGGTTATGAGGTAGAGAGATTCATGGCTGGAGGATGTGTTAAATGTAGAAGGAAAGCAATGGCTGAAGGCAGTAAAGCTATGGACGTATTCAAAGATAAATGTGGAGGTAAAGCCAAGAGACGCATTAAGAAGAGCGAGAATGGTGATAAAATAGCAGTTAATAAGACTGATACTGTACACACCAGTAAGGGAATATATAATGTTAGTAATAAGAAGCTCCCTTATAAGAAGATGTCCAAAGCAGATTACAAAGGACTACCTTTAAAAGACAAAATGAAAGTTGATATGAAAGACCAGGCCAACGGCAGAGGTGCTAGCGGAGCAGGTGCAACTAGAGGTAGTAATATAGGTAAAAAGTTAAGCGGTGGCACTATTACTTCGTTCAAGTGCGGAGGAATGGCTAAGAAGAGAATTAAGAAGAATATGGGCGGAACTGTTAGCAATAAATGGAGTATTCCTAGTAAAGCTAGCGGTGATGCTATTAAACACATTAAAGGTGGACCAGGCTCAGCAGATAGCACTAGAGAAATGAAATTTAATGGGTTTCAGAGGAAAGCACTAGCTGGTAAGCCTTATAAAAACAAATAAATATGAAAGTATTCCTATTTGATAATGGTACTAATTCGGTGATTGTGAATGAGCCAGAGGTTCTTCTTATTAAGGAGTTCGCAGCTCTATGGACTAATGAAAGGAATAAGACCAAAGAAGACCCTACGGGAGTTTGCAAATCAAGAGCTTATAGAGAGCTTGTTTACATATGGCTAATGTTAGATTGGGCATCTCCATACTCTGATTATACAGAACAGGAAAGGCATCAAGCATGTCTTCAGGATGCTAATTTAAGTGAAGAGGAATGGGCAGACCCAATCTTCAGAGCCGCATGTAGGAAGTACAGAGATATTCAAAACGAATCTAGAGCACTTAAACTCATTAAGTCTGCTCAAAGTGTAGTTGATAGAATTACTGATTACTTTGACACCATAGATTTATCCGAAAGAGACCCAGTTAATAATAAACCTGTTTGGAAAGTGGCTGATGTAATGAAAGAAATGCAATCAGTTTCTAAGGTTATAGAAGAACTTAAAACTCTTGAGTATATGTACAAGAAAGAGCAAGAGGAAGAGACTGGAGTTAGAGGTGAAAGTGAAATAGGTTTTAACGACAGATAATTATGGCTGGACGTGGTAGACCTAAGAAGAAAGTCGAAGTTCCAGAAACAGTTCAAGAGTTAATACAAAGAGTAGAACCAGAATTGATAGAGGCTGTTCCATACGTAGACCCTATTATAGAAGATAAATCAGTTAGTACGTCTAACATTGTATGGGATGTAACATTAGATACTGAGATTAAGCATTTCGACCCTACTCTATCTTATGAGCTGACTGGATATCGACCAGTGGATGAAGAAAGAGGATTAGATTTTAATCCAGAGTGGTTCACTGAAGCTAGACAGATTAAATTAAGAGACGGTAAATACTGTGCCTATCCTAAAGGAACTAAGAAGTATAATGACTTCTGGACTGAAGAACATAGAAGATGTAATCAAGGATATGAATCACATGGGTATAGAATCACAGGTGATAATTACTTCTTCCTTAATTATTATAGACTAAAGAACACCGATGTGTCTCAAGCTGGTACCGGTCGTGAAACTACATTCCCTTCATTCTTTAGTAAGCAGTATGAGTACTTCCATTACATAGAAATGTGTGAGAAGTTGAAGAAGGATGTGTGCGCCCTTAAAGCTCGTGGAGTCGGATTCTCCGAAATTGCAGCATCTTTAGGAGTTAGGTTATATACAACTGTTAGAGGTTCACATACAGTATATGTAGCATTTACCGAGAAATTCGTTAGTGACGTGCTTCGTAAATGCTGGGAACAGCTTGAATATTTAAATGCTGATACAGAAGGCGGCATGAGACATCTAAGACAGAAGTATAATTCTGATATGCATAAGAGAGCTTCTCTTCTTACTAAAGACAGAGAAGAATTTGGATTCATGTCAGACATTATTGGCTTCGTAGTAGATGTTCCTCGTAAACTCCGTGGAGACCGTGTGGATAGATTGTTCTTTGAAGAATCTGGTTCTAACCCAATCCTAGTAAAGACTTACTTACAGAGTACAGCTCTTGTAGAAATTCTAGGTAATAAGTTTGGAACTAGATTTGTGTGGGGAACAGGTGGAGACCAGGGACCTGCACTTGACGGACTTAGTAAGATGTTTTATAATCCAGCTGGTTATAATTTCTTACCTTACAAACATAACCATACTAAAGACGGGTCTTACGCTTTTACCTCATTCTTCATACCTGCCTATACATTCGTAGCAGCAAATGGATATGTAGACGATAGAGGAGTTACTAATACTGCGAAGGCTAAGAAGTTCTATTTAGACCAAAGAGAAGCTCTACTAGCTAACCCGAAGGAGCATTTAATTGCATGTGCAGAGTTCTGTTTTACTCCTGATGATGCTTTGGCTCTAGAAGGAGATAATCAGTTTAATACTGTATTGTTAAGTGAGCAACTTGCTAATATCAAACTACATAAACTGGGACCACATATTGATGTAGGTCAGTTAGAATATAATTTCACTAACAACCAGCACACAGAAGAAGCAATTGATAGTGTAAGATTTGTTAGTAATCCTAAAGGTAAGGTTAAGATACTGGAACATCCGATTAGAGGAGAACATGGAGCTGTACCTAGAAATTTATATGTTGCTGGTATTGACGGTATTGATATGGGTGGTGAAGACACTTCTGATAAGACTCAAGACCCTTCTGATTTCTGTGTAGTAGTTAAAAAGAGAGCTTATGGGTTAGATGAACCTAAAATAGTGTGCTATTATAGGGACAGACCTAAGACTTTACGTGAAGCACATATGACATGTCTTAAGATATTGCAGTATTACGATTGTCAGGCTGTTCTTGAATCTACTAGAATGTCTACTCTGCAATTCTTTAGAGAGAAACATAAAGAGAATAGACATTTGATGAGAAGACCTAGAGCTACTCAATCTGACATACAAGGAGGTCGTAGTAAACAATTCGGAGCTCCTGCTACTGAAGTAGTAATTAGGCATCAATTAGATTTAATAGCTCAACATATAGAAGATTATTGTCATAATATATGGTTTGAAGAAATTCTAGAAGAAGCAATTAAATACAGTTATGAGAATAAACGTAAGTTTGATATTATAGCTGCATGGGGTATGTGCGAACTAGGAGACGAGGAATTAATGGGGGTAGTTCCTAAAGAAATGGACAGTCCTAATAACAAACTAAGACCTTTCGGTTATTGGGTTGACGAAAGAGGAATTAGACATAAAGGAGTTATTCCAGAGAAACAACAGATAGTACCTAAGTTTAATTTATGGCCTACACAATACGATGACCCTACAAGAATTAGAAGTAGCAATCAGAGATTTATTCAAACAGATTTATCATAAAGAATATGTGGCTAAATTAAAGCTAGAAGAGCTACAAACTGCCGAGGGGACACATAGGGGTTATAAGTTAACACTTGGCATGAATAATATAGACAAGCCACTTATTATATCGTTTGAGGGTGGTGAAGTAGCGTATCTTAAATTTCTTAGACAGGAATTAAGAGATAGAAGATTAGGCGACACACATTATTTCCTAGGATATAAACAATATAACGGATTAGAGAGTTGTAATGAGTGCACAGAACAGGAGTGATGAGTACTTAATGGAGCATATTGATAAGGCAGTGTCAGAATTAGTATTTCCTAAGTACAAATTACAGAAAGCATATAATTATTATAATGGATATAGAGATGCCGAACAATATAGGTATCTAGAAGAGAATTTTGGAATAGGTAATCCTACTTCTATAGAATTTACTCCTCTTATCAGGAAGCATGTTGATGCTTTACTTGGAGAATACCTAGGTACTCCATTACTGCCTAAAGTGTCATGCAAGGATAAAGAAACTATATCTAAGATATCTAGAGATAAGGAATTACAAATTAATAAAGAAGTATATCAATACTTACAACAACACCTTAACAATCAGATACTAGCGTTCTTAGGAGGACAAGAAGTAACTGATAAAGCCGTAGAAGCTCAACTTAATAAGTTAGTAGAAGATATTAATAATAGCTTTGTTAGCGAGTATGAAATAGCTGCACAGAATGTTGTTGAGTATATAATCCAATCTAGAGATATTAACTTACTTACTAAGTTAAAGAACCTGTTACTTGACTTACTAGTAACTGGCATGAGCTTTTACCAGGTTCATCCTAGTAGGAAGAGAACTAATATAGAAATAGAGGTATTAGACCCACGTAATGTATTCGTTGATAGAAATCCAGAATCTGTATATGTTAGAGATAGCTACAGAGTAGTTATTAGACGTTGGTTAACTAAGCAACAAATACTTAATAAATATGGTCCTCAACTAGATACAAGTAGTATCAATGAATTAGAGGAGATGTTTGAGGGATATTACGATAGTAGTTATATATATGTACGCGCTATGAGCAATCAAGCTACTGGAGCTCCTATTACAGACGGACTCGAGGCGGGTAAAGAAGTAATACCTGGATTCCCTACCGACTACTATGAGACTTACAATTATAAGTTAATACCTGTGTTTGAAGTTGAGTGGATTGATGTTGATAAAGAAGGAGAAGATTATGTAGAGAATAGATATGAAGGAGTTAAAATCGGAGAATCTATTTACATTCTTACTGGTAAGTCTCCTGATGTAGTTAGAACTAAAGATAATCCTACACACTGTGGATTGTCAGTTAATGGTTTGTTCTTTGTAAACAGAAGTAACGAACCATATTCACTTGTGCTTGCATGTTCACATCTTCAAGACAAGTATGATTTGATTACTTTCTTTAGGGACAATGTAATTGCTAACAGTGGTACTAGTGGAGACTGGATTGACTTTAGTATGCTACCTATGGCTCTTGGTGATGATTTGACTGAAAGGTTGCAGAAATTCATTGCCTATAAGAAGACTGGTGTGGCTCCTATTGATACTTCACAAGAAGGTAGGGCATTTAACAACAATACTTCTTTTGCTGGATTCGATGACTTATTAAAAGCTGATACTATTCAGGCATTTAATATGGCGTTGCAGATGTTAGAAGAGCAGACATCATCTATTACTGGAGTGTTTAGAGAGAGATTAAATGGAATAGAAACCAGGGATGCTGTTAGTAATGTTAAGGCAGGTATGAGAAATTCTTATATCATTACTAAATCTTACTATCAACAAATGGATACTTTGGCAGAGGATATTCTGATTGATTCTCTTAATTGTGCTAAGAAGGTATGGAAACATAAACCACTTACTGGAACTTTAGTGCTAGGTGACAAACTACAGAAAGTGTTCACTGCTCTCCCTGAACATTTTACTTTTACTGACTATGATATTCATGTAATAGCTAGTAGTAGAATTATGGAGGAAATGCAGAACATGCAACAATTAATGATTGAATTCATTAAGAGTGGTCAATTAGACCCAGACATAGCTATGGAGTGTATGACTGCCAGAAGTATGACTGAACTTAAGTCTAAATTGTCTAAGGCATTTCAAAAGAGAAGAGAAGAAACTCAGAACACTGCACAGATGCAACAACAGAACGAAGAGCTACAGAAGCAACTTCAAAAGGCGGAACAAGAGAAAGAGCAGCTTAATAATAAGATTGCATCTCTTAATGAAGCTAAGATTGCTATTGATAGGCAGAAGGTTGAATATGACTATGAGATTGGCCTTATTAAGGCTAACGCTGATAGAGATTATAAGCAGAGTACTTCTGATAATGACACCAAAAGAACAGATATTGAGATAGCCCAATTGTACGATGGGAATCAGCAGAATAACGAAGTGAAGAACGTATAATGGAATTAAAAATTAAAGTTTGCACTAACGATAGCTGTAAGGTAATCATACTTGACGATACTGGTACAGGAGAGAATGGCTATTTGCCTGAATCTTCTTCAGTCATCGTCAAGAACAGATTCAAGTACTCTGACACTGTATCTATTGATGTCTTACAACATAATAAGGCAGATGGGCCTGAAATACAACTTCCTGTTTACACTTTACATGATGACGGTAATAAGTCAGTAACTATGCCAGTAGGGTTTGATGGGTGGTTTAATGTATATCATATAGTTCTGCCGACTAAAGATTGGTTTGATAGAGAGATGGGTAAAACGGCTGGTTCAGCTGTAACTATGTATGCCACTGTGTACTATTCGGACGGCATCTACATCTATAAGTATTTTAATGGCACATCTACGACCGTAACTGTAGATGAGATAGTAGAGAGGAACATAGAAGATACTACAATTTCTAGGACATATAATAATTACGTGTCTATTTGTTTTCTTAAGAAATGTTATATATCTTTGTGCCAGCAAATATTTAATAGCAGAGGTTTCAGTAAATGTTGGAGTAAGAATGCTGTAGCGGCCGAATTATCCTACAAGAGAGATTTAGTCTGGATGGCTATTAATGTAATCAAATATATGGTTCAATCTAATCAGTTAGCTGAAGCTGAACGAATCATAGAACAAATAGGAGGTTGTAATGGCTTGTGTAAATCAGAATACAGCAAATGGCCAGAGCAAGGCTGTGGATGCTCTCAAAGATAAGGTGATTTGTGAATACAAAGAACTGCTTAAGTATTTAGAACGGGGGCATAGATATGACTACCAACTAATTCTCGAAGAGATAAGTCTCATCGAATTGCTAGAAGAGAATGAAGTTAATAGGTCTGAATTTGTAGAACAATTTTATCTTAATAATAAATGGCAGATAACTCTATTTTAACACCAGGTGGTTCTGGAAATGAATGTATCAATCCTGTTAACGAACAAATTGATACTTCACAATTTCTGAAAGTAGATTACCGCTTAGGGGAGTTTGAGAGTGAGTCAGATAAACAAATTGCTAGAATTAATCTTGGAGCTGCTGGCATTAATGATGTCTATGATAAGACTTCAGCAGATTTAAAGACATTAGAGGCAGTTAAGACCTCAATGGATACTCACCTAGCTACTGAAGACCCACATAATATAATTCCTACTATAGAAAGTAAACTGGAGGGTTTTGTTAAAGAGGATGGAACCACACCATTCTTAGCACCTCAAACAGGTGTTGACCCGTTGACAGACTTTCATTTAACAACCAAGAGATTCGTGACTGCTTTAATGGACAGTCATTTAGCTAAAACAGACCCACATAATATAATTCCTCTTGTAGAGGAAATACTTAAAGTATATGTAACTACTGACCAGATTTATAGGAAGGTAGAGTTATATACTAGAGAACAAGTTGATGACTTAATCAAGAATTTCGTTAGACGTGACGGAACTACTGCATTTTTAAAACCACAGTTAGGAGTTACTCCAGTAGCTGATGGGCATCTATCTACTAAGAAATATGTAGATGATGTAATGTTCAAACACTTAGTTGATGCAGACCCTCACGGATTTGTAACGTTACTTAATCAGAGACTAAACAACTATTTCAGGAAGACTGAAACTTACTCTAGAGCAGAGACTTATTCAAGAGCTCAAATTGATGCCATTATTAATCAATTGGTAATTGATGCGGCTAGAGGGGCTATTGAGGAACATATCAATCAATATGACCCTCATGGAACTCTTAAAGAAATCTATAGTAAGCATTATGTGCCTCGTGATGGTTCAGTTCCATTTACTGCCCCACAGAAGGGAGTAGATGCTGTAGAAGATGACGAATTAGTAACTAAGAGACAACTGGATTCTTCTATTGTAGAAGAGCCTGTTTGGATTACTAGTGGACCAGTTCAGACTACAGTAGGCTTCGTTGAAGATGAAACTGACCCAGGAGAGAAATTGAATCTTCAAGAGGTTATGGATGCAATCTTCTACGGTAAATCTGTAGATGTTAAAGCTCCTGCGTATGCTTTACTGGGTTCTATAGTAGACGTTGAACTATTCGTTAGAGGTTCTACTGGAGTGATATCTTATGCTGAATTATGGCAGAACGATGAGCTTATTGGAACATATACTAAGGACGATTTCGAATTAGGACAGTTGACTGTAAAGAGTTTACCTATTAACGAAGAAACTACTTTTACGTTTAAAGTATTCTATCCTAATGGTACATATCTGGAAGCTAGTTGTACTACTAAAGTAGCATATGATATATTTGTAGGAATCTTACCTAAATGGTATGCAGCCTCTAATGTTAATTATGATTACTTACTTCAGCTAGTTCAATCAGACCCAGAGAACAATAGCATTGACAGTTCTGGTGACTTAGTATCAGAAATCAAACACAAATATAATTTCTCAAGTCCTAAAGAGCTTAAGCAAATATTTGTAGCAATGCCTAAGGAATATCCAGACTTAGTTCAAATGACAACGCCTTCTCAACAGTTTGGTCTTGAATCGTTTGACATTATTAGTGATATCCCATTTGAAATTCCTGGATTGTCAAATAGTAAAATATATAAGATATATGTATTCAAGGAGTCTCTAGTAACTCTCAACTTGGAGGTAACATTTAAGTTTGACCCAGCTAACATTTAATAAGTATGAGAGCATATAGTGAAATTATAGCAAGTTTTAGAAGAGGTGGTCCGTTCCCTATAGAAGCTGACTATATCTTCGAAACTGAAGCGAAACTGAAAGAATTTTATTCATCTCCTGAAGAGAATGCTATTTTACACAAGGGATTGTTAAAGGTAGTTGAAAATGACGGAGATGGTAATCAAGCACTATATTGGGTCACTAGAAAGGAGACTAACGATGAGTTAGAGTTTACTAAACTTATTACTTCTAAGAGTGATGAAACTATAGCTGACTTGATAACTAGATTAGAGCAGGAAATTAAAGATAGAAAGACAGCAGACGATGCTATCTGGGGAAGTGTTGACCATACTAGTGTACCAGAGGACTTAAACAGTCTGAAGGACATTGCAGAGGAAATTACTAAAATTAGAGAGCATCTAGGTAATCTAGACAGCACTGATGAGGAATTACAGAGTAATATTGATAAGGTACAAGCCGAACTCGATAAGACACAAGAAGGAGTAGGTTTGGGAGAAGACGGAGCTTATGTTCCTGATACTGAAACTACTTACCTTAAAGACTCTACATCTGTAATGGATTCTCTGCGCAAGCTAGACGAATTAGTGAATCATGCTATTCACTTTAACTGGGTTACACTAGAAGATACTCCAAGCATTGAATTAGATATTGATAGACAGATTACTGGAACTACAATATCTGGTAATGTTAAGGTATCTACTGATAGTGGTAACGGAATTACCATAAAGAATGACGGTCTATTCTATAAACTAACTACTGAATATTTAGACGGACTCTTAACTATTAAGGTTAACGATAATGTTATAGGGCAACATCAAATTGGTTTGTCAGCTATCGTAGAGGATGCTAAGTACGACCCAGATACGGAAGAGCTAGTTATAGTATTTAAACTTCTAACTGGTGATAAGCAAGTAGTTAGGATTCCAGTTGGAACTCTTATTAGAGAATGGGAAGTTGATAACTCTATTCCTGATAAGGTAGTAGAATTGGAGAAAGTGTTATCATTAGGAACTGGCGCTGATAAGCTTTCTGCTGACGTTAGGTTACATATAGCTAAAGATAACATCTTAGTAAAAGAAGGAAATGCTCTGTATGTTAAAGGTACTTCCGATAACATTACACATGATTCTAAAGCCTTGGATGTTGTTATTAGCGAATTACAAAGTGATATTGATAGCCACCTTAAAGATTTCAACAATCCACATAGAGTCACTCCAGCACAGATTGGAGCCATTTCTTTGCCCGAAGTTGAAATTCTACTAAAGTCTAAAGCAGATTTAGTAAGCGGAAAGGTTCCTAAAGAACAACTTCCAGATGATATAGGTGGTGAAGTAACTTGGATTGACGTAGAAGGTGATGAAGAAACAGTATCCTAATAGACCCGCTAATATGAGCCAGTTGGACTACTTGTGGACAACATATGGCCCATATACGGTGTCGGACTCAATAGACGTTGAAGACTCTATTCCTTCTTCTAAAGCTATCAAAGATGCTATTGCTACTCAGGTAACTGGTATAGTAGAACTCGATACTCAAGAAGAAGGTAATAAGGTTAGAGTTATAGGTAAAGGAGGAAGTGGTGAGGAAATATCATCAATCCTTCTTGATAAAGATACTAAGATAGTTTCGTTTGAAAGACATCTTATAACACAAGAGGATATAGATAACGGATTCGGTAATGCACTGAATGAGGAATGGCTGATACTTACTGCTTCTAATGGAGATAGATTTGAAGTGTCTCTGGAAGACTTTGTAGTTAAAGGACAAATAACTAATACTATTATTACCCAGACTAAGAATGGTAATATTGCATCAGAGTTAAGGATTAATAATCCAATTACTAATAGGTCTGTAGATTTATTAACTTCAAACTTTGGAGTTAGGGCAGACTTAGTAGTTGATACTGATGCTGATTCTAACATAGTTATTACTAAGGGTGATAAAGGAGTTGTTTGTAAATTTAGTTGGGAAGGTACAGAATACCCAGTAAGAATTAAAGCCGTAGATACTTACGATGAGTATTTACTACAGACTTTGGAACCTAATACCATTTACTTCATAAAGGACATTAAGTCTATTTACCTTAATGGAGTTAAATATGCCTCTGAAGGTGGTGGAGGTTTAGACCCTGACTTATATTATACTAAATCAGAAACTGATGCTCTTATATCTAATATCGAAAGTGATTTAGACAATAAAGTTAGTTTGGTTGATGGTAATATAGTATTAGAGGAAGGTCAAGGAATTGTGATTAATCGTAGAGACGGTGTTCAGAATTTAATATCATCTGACAATTCCGGAGGGTTTAAACTTGGTAATGTTAATTCTTATCTGGAGATATACACTAATACAAGACCAGCCGTTGTAGTAGGGGAAGACACTGATTCACTTGCATTAATGTCAGACTTGACTTCTTATACTTGGAATGAAGTAACTACTGCTAAAGCTACCAGACTCGCTGATTTACCAGAGAGTTATCCAGTAGGAACTTTAACAGTTAAGCATTCTGAAGGAGAAGTTAGTTACGACGGTTCCGAAGATGTATCTATTGACTTAACACATATACAACAATCAATTAATACATTGAAAGATACTATGGAGTACTTACTATCTACTAAACAAGATAAGCTTGTTAGTGGAGTTAACATTAAGAAGATTAATGGTAAGTCAGTACTCGGTAATGGAGATATACTTATATCTTCTGATTCTACAGCTATTAGATATAAGGGGTCTGTAGCTACTCGTATGTATTTACCTTCTGCTCCAGAAGTAGGTGATATTTACAACGTTATTAATGACGGTGCTAACTATGCTTGGAATGGAGAAACTTGGGAAACATATGGAACTATAACTCCAACTGGAGTAGATTTGTATAAGAATGCCAGTGGTGAAATAACTGGCGGGGAGGTAAGATTCAGTGATAATACTGTGCTCCCTATTAACATATTTATTAAATAACATCATTAAATTTTATGGCACAATTAAAATTTTACAGAGGGTTAAAAGCCAATTACGTAGCTGAAACTACTCACAAGGATGGGATTTACTTTGCTACAGACACCAATGAAATCCTTATGAATGGTAAGGCTTACACAGGAGCTCTAGCTGCTGGTAAAGTCGTTACTAATGTAGCCTTGTCTTCTGATAAAAGCAAACTGGTCATTACTTACTCTGATACCACTACAACAGAGATTGAAGTAGGTAGCGGTAAGTATACATCAGCTATTGAAGACAAAGATTTAGCTATGCCTAATGCTGTCGGTGGTATCGCTAAAGGAACTAAAGTAAGTGCTCTGGAAGGACAGACATATGATTATATGTGGGATGAACTGCTGTTCCCTACTATTAATCCTACATTTACTGCTCCTACTGCAAGCATCTCATTTAAGAGTTATTCAACTCCTCAAGAAGTTGGAGCTACTGCACCTACTGCTGCTAACTTCAACACTAGTCTTAATAAGGGAGCTATTACCTTAAATGGAACAAAACAAGCAGACAGGTCTGGTAACTTAGATGCAGATAATTCATTTATCTTCGTAAATGGACAAGAATCTAACACAACTCTGCCTACTACTGTAACACTTGGTAATACTACTTATACTTATAAGGCAGCTTATTTGCAAGGACCTCAACCTAAAGATAACAAAGGAAACAATTATAGCACTCCACTTGCAGCTGGTTCGGTCAACTCTTCAGCTATCACACTTAATGGTACATATCCTTGGTATGCATCTACAAGTACAGCTTCTTCTGGTACGCCTGTGGTTAAACAAGCTCTTATTGCTTGGAATACTTCTACTGGAGCTATGACTACTCCTAGATTTGAATTACAACCTTCTGGTACTCTTCCACAGGTATTCAAGCTGCCAAGAGCTGTCACTCAACTTCAAATGTTGAACACAGTATCAGGTAACATGGAAGTTATAGGACTTAGTGACTGGACTAAGACAGAAGAAGAGATTACTATTGGAACCACACCTGTAACTTATTCAGTTTACACTTACAATGGTTCTACTAGAGGTTCAGTAACTTTAATCGCTAAATTCTAATTTGACATATGGCAAGAAATAAAGGTACATTCCAATTTGCAGCCAACTTTGAGGTTAAACTTCAAGGTGCTTTAGACCCAAGAATCTTAGTAGATAATAAGTCTGAACTTATTAATAAAGAGACTTGGCCGTATGATGGCGATACTATCTACGTATATAATGGATTGCTAGTAGCCGTTGCTGCTGATAAGGCAATTTATATGCTAGTTGATAAAGATAAAATTCTGGAAGCAGATTACTCCGGATGGAAACAAATGGACGTTGCTGCTGCACAGACAGTAGAGATTATTGACAACTTAAATTCTTCTTCTACCACTGCTGCATTGTCAGCTAATCAAGGTAGAGTATTAGGACAGAGAGTTACTACCCTTGAGGGCAAAATTTCTTCTGTATATTCATACAAAGGCTCCAAAGCTACTTATGCAGAACTTCCTAGTGATGCAGCAGCAGGTGATGTATGGAATGTAGAGGAAGCTCATGACAATCATCCAGCTGGTACTAACTGGGCATGGACTGGTACAGCATGGGATGCTCTGGGTGGAGCTATTGACCTGTCTGCATACTACAATAAGACTCAAGCAGATGCTGCAATTGCAGCTGCTGTTGATGCAGAGAAGACTTTAAGAGAAGCAGCTGATACTGCATTAGACGGTAAAATTACTACTAATACTCAAGCTATTGCTAAGATTAATGGTAGTGCTGATGCTGAAGGTTCTCTAGCTAATACTCTGAAACAGGCTAAAGATTATGCAGATACTAAAGTTAGTGATGTTAGTAATTTAGTAGCTAATAAAGTTGATAAGGTAGAAGGTAGTACTCTGATTCCAGAAACTAAACTTGCACTTATTGACACTAACGCTTCAGATATTGATGCTCTAGAAGTTAGAGTTGCTGCTAACGAGGCTAAACTTGTTGGAATCACCACTACTGTAGTTTCGACAATTAATACAGCTATCGACGCAGCTATGGCTTGGCACGAAGTAACTGAATAAAACACATAATATATTAAAATGGAGAAAATGTTTGTACACGTAGCGAAGAAGTCCACATTTACCAGTGAACTACAAGAACAATACACCAATAGTATTGTTTTCATTAAAGATTCACAGGAGATTTATACTCATGGAACGTTCTACGCTATTCCCGATTCTTACAAAGGCAAAATTACTTCATTGGAGAGTGCTGTGGCAGCTTTACAGGCTGCCAAGGCCTTCTCTAAAGTTTCTGACGGTACTAATGTTGCAGAGTCTCCTTCTCATGACGGAACTCTTAAATTCAACAAAGGCTCTAATGTAAATATCACTGTCGGAACAGATGGAGTAACAATTAGCGCTACAGATACTAAATACACACAAGGTTCTGGTATCTCTATTGAAGGTACTACAATTAATCACTCTAATTCAGTAACTGCTGGCACAGCTAAAGGTGATAATAGTAAGACATTAGCATTTGGTGGAACGTTTACTATTCCTAGCATTACTTATGATGCACAAGGACACGTTACAGCTAAAGGAACTACTACAATGACTATGCCAGCTGCTCCTTCATTTACTAACTGGCAAGCTAAGAATGTTGTTGGCGCTTCTGCTACAGCTACAGCTAATGCAGCAACTACTAATGCTACTACATTCTTGAACTTAATTGAGAATGGTGCAGTAAGAAGCTCACATCAAATTACTGGTACTGGTAAAGTAACAGTTACAGCTGATGCTACTGGTAAAGTAACAATTAATGGTGCTGCAACCACGGCTGCTTCTGGTTCTGCTAATGGTACTATTGCAATTGACGGAACTGATGTTGCTGTTAAAGGATTAGGTTCTGCTGCATATACAGCATCGTCTGCATATGCAACTGCTGCTCAAGGTACTAAGGCTGATAATGCTGTTCCAAATACTAGAACTGTAAACGGACATGCACTTAGTGCTAATGTTACTGTTACTAAAGCTGATGTAGGCTTAGGTAACGTAACAAATGAATCTAAGGCTACAATGTTTACAAGCCCAGCGTTTACTGGAACTCCTACAGCTCCTACTGCTGCTGGTGGAACTAATACTACTCAAATTGCAACTACTGCATTTGTAATTAACGAGATTGGAAGTAAGATTTCTGCTGCTCAAGCACTTAGATTCAAAGGAACTATTGGCACAGACGGTGATGTAACTGAACTTCCAGCTAATCACACAGTTGGAGATACTTACGTAGTTAAGGCTGCTGGTAACTTTGCGGGCGAAGGCTGTGAAGCAGGTGACATGATTATCTGTGTTAAATCTGGAACGACTGCTGCAAATGGTGACTGGTCAGTTATTCAGAGAAACTTAGACGGTGCTGTTACTGGCAAATCCCTAACTGCTAACACAGTAATTTTAGGTAACGGTGGGTCTACTGTTAAAGCTCTAGCTAACGGTACTACTGGATATGTACTGAAAGCTACTGCTAGTGGTCCTGCATGGCAAGCAGAGAAGGACACAGTTTATACTCACCCTGCTGGAGGTGCTCCTAGTAAGACTTCTGGATTCTATAAATTCAGCACAGATTCTACTAGCCACGTTGCTTCAGTAACCGCTGTTACTAAGGCTGATATTACAGCTTTGGGTATTCCAGGGGCTGATACTAATACTACTTATACGTTCGTTGGAGGAAACGGCTCATTCAGCGTAACTCCTTCTGGAGGTTCTAAACAAACAGTTAGTATTGGTAAACCTGCTACTGCTGGCGCGGCTGATACTGCTGCTAAATGGGCTACTGCTCGTACTATCACAGTTAGTGGTGGTGTAACTGGAAGTGTTTCTTTAGATGGTTCTGCTAACGTTACACTAGCTACTACTCTAGCCAATCTTCCTTCTAATAAGGTAACTGCAATGACTGGTTATACCAAACCGTCAGATACAGGTGCAATTGCTGCTGGTGATTCACTTAATGCCGCTATTGGTAAACTAGAAGCTGCATGGGATTGGGTTGAACTATAATATATGTACAAGAAGGAGGGAGTAGCATCCCTCCTTTATTTTATAATGATTAAAATTTAAGTGATATGGCAATTAATAAGAAATTAATTCACTTTAATAAGAAAACTACTTTTAACTCACAGAAGTTATCAGCCAATGCTTCTAATACTCAATATCAGGTAGGAGGTACTGGAGCTGTTCAGACTGGAGCTCCTGACATTAACTATCAATCTATAGTTTATATTAAAGATTCTAAAGAAATTTGGACACACGGACAGTTCTATGCTACCGCTGTAACATGGAGTACCATTACAGGCAAACCTAGCTTTGCTACTGTAGCTACTTCAGGTAATTATAATGACTTGAGTAACAAGCCTACAATTCCTACTAAGTTACCTACTCCAAACGTATTAACCTTTACTGGTGCAGTAACAGGTACATGGGACGGTAGTGCTGCTAAAACAGTAAATATACCTTCTGGTTCCTCATATACACTACCATTAGCGTCAAACAGTACTCGTGGAGGTATCAAGTTATCAAGTAGCACACAGGGAGGAACTCCTAACGGAATTACTACAACTTCAGGCAGAACATATGCTGTTCAGGTTAATAGTAGTGAACAAGCAGTGGTAAATGTTCCTTGGACTGATACTAAATATACTCTTCCTACTGCATCAGCTACTACACTTGGTGGTGTAAAAGTAGGAAGTGGTTTGGCAATTAGTAATGGTGTTCTATCTGCTACAGGTGGTGGAGAAGCCGACTCAGTTGCATGGGGCAATGTGACAGGTAAACCATCATGGATTGGTTCTTCTAAACCTTCTTATAGCTGGTCAGAAATCACAAGCAAGCCTACCTTAGTTAAACAAGTAGAACCTGGAACTCCCAGTACGGATTGGCAATCAGCGTATGTTCCATTAGATGTTACATACAGTGATACGTCTATTTCTCATAAAATCATTTCTTTACCTATGGCTTCTCCAGCAAGCGGTAATAGTCAAGGTCGTGCAGGTTTAATAACTGGTGTTGATAAGAAGAAACTTGATGACTTTACAGATACAAAGAACACAGCAGGTGCAACAAATTCTTCTGATAGACTATACCTAATTGGAGCTACATCACAAGGAGCTAATCCACAAACTTACAGTAAGAATGGTGTTTACATAGAAGATGATGGAATTCTTATGTCTTTGCAAGGATTTGAAGGTGGTGCAATTACATCAACAGCAGCTATCTATGCAGCTAATGGATTCTTTGATACATCTGATGCTAGAGTAAAAACTAACGTAGTAGAAATTGATGCAAGTAAAGCTGATGCTGTTAGACTAGTAGAGTTTGATAGAACAGACAAAAAACATCATGGCTATGGAGTAATTGCTCAAGAACTTGAGAAAGTGTATCCAGAAATGGTGAACACTGATAGTGAAGGATTTAAATCAGTTAACTATAACGAACTTGCTATGGTTAAAATTAAATATCTAGAGGATAAAGTTGCAAGACTTGAAGCTCTAGTTGGAAGATTACTTGCAGAGTAATTATTATAATCTCATAACGTTTTCATTAAGAAGGTCGTCAATAGACGGCCTTTCTTTGTTTGTACCTGATTACTAAAACCACCTATGCAATAAATTAATTGTTAACGAGTGTTAAATAATTTGGTAATGTCCAGAATTTAACGTAACTTTGCAACATCGAATTTGGAAGTATAGTATATTTATATATTATGCCCTCAACAGATATTGTATTATTTATCGTAAATTTATTTAATTATGGCAGAATTTCTAACAATGGACGAAGCTAAGTCAAAGTTCGGTACTAAAGGAAGAACAAACGCTGGACTTACACTTGGTATTATCGGTACTGCATTAGCAGCTTTCGCTGGAAACAACGGAGGATGTGGTTGTGGTAACGGTGGCGGAATCCTTGGAAACCTCTTTGGAGGTAACAACAACTGTTGCGCTATGCAGGCAGCTGAAAATGCTAAAACCTTAGCTATGGCTCAAGGACAGCAAGCTGATAACCTATCATGGGCGAACAGAGTACAATCAATGCAAGACGACATTGACCTGTACACTTACGTTAACAGCCGTGCTTTGGCTACTAACGAGAGAATCGGTAACGAGTCTCAAGTTTTAACTAACCAAATCTGGAAAGGTAGAGTAGAAGACCTTCAAGAGAAGAGTGCAATGTACGTAGATATCGTATCTCGTGATAATGCACAGAATTTAAGATTATGTGATGAGCTTTACAAGAGGAGAGAACAAGATGTTCAGGAGAAAGCTGATTTGTTCGCTAGACTAAGTACTAGAATCTCTGATTTAGAGAAGAAAGAAGCTGCTACAGCTGCTGCTCTACCTCTAATGTTCGAGCTTAACAAAGTTAATGCTGAAAGATACACTGATGCTTGCTGCTGCAAGTCTGAAACTAATCTGTTAATGACTGCTAATGGATTACAGCGTCAACTTGACCACAAGATTGATGGACAGTTGAAATATGCTTACAGTGACCTGTGTGCACCTGTTCCAAGTATAGCTCCACTATACTGTAGCCCATTCACAAGTTACGGAACTGGCATGTATGCTGGAACTGCTGCTAGTAACTTCAACGCTGTAAATACAGCTATTAACACAGTTACAGGCGGATGTCCTTCTTGTACAGCCCAATAACTTAAGATAACCCATAAAAGGGAGGCTACAATCTAAGTGGCCTCCCTTTTATTATTTAATTCAAATTTAATTATCGTATGAAAGTTAAAATTACACCAACTGGAGAAAGTGCTCAAGTAATGGAGTTTAATGTATCGTTACCGTGTGGGGCAAATGCATCAATTGCTCCTGTGTCTACATTAACAGTTACACAGAGATGGGCAAAAGTCGTTAACGTTTCAACTACAGGAACGGAGTACGTACAAGTTACTAAATTTGATGTTATTCACAATATCCAATACACTGATTGTAAAGGAAATGTAAGAGTGTCTACAGAGTCTACATCTACGATTATGGAGACTGCTGCAACTAGTGAAACTATTACCACTTTGACACCAACAGTAACTAAAGTTATAGATGTGATTATACCTAACGGAGTTAGTATTGTTAGTCAACAAGTACTTGATGAATTGCCTACTTCTCTTCCTGTTAAGGGACATTGTGCATATTCAGTATTTGATGTTAGAGTAACACCTGCTCCTGCACCAACAGCCGCAATTGCGTCAGTAGCTAAATCTAAATAACATGTTTGGACAACCATTCGGTAGTAACTACACGGATTTACAGAACCATTACATGCAACAATTACAAGCGATGCAACAAGCTCAACAAGCACAGCAGAAGACCCAACCTATTCTAGATGAAATAAACAGAGAGGTTGGGTCTCTGTCTTTAGATGAGCAGAAGGTTCTAGCACAGATGCCAGAATATCAAATGGCTAAGCAAACCTATGAAGCTGGCTTTATGTCATTCTTAGGCACTAAGTTTAGTCAAGAGTTCGTGTCATCAGCAGATGGTAAAGTAGCAGCTGATAATCTATTAGCTACTATTAGAAAGAGTAAAGAGCACATTCATGCTCAATTAAAAGCTAAAGAAGATAAGGTTAACACATTATTAGAACTTGTGGAACAGGACCCAGAGATTAAGAAGAGATTAGACGAAGTTATGTTAAGTAAAAGTAAGTAATGAGCGATAAAGAAATTGTATTTCAAGCTATTAATAAGTATGCTAAAGACTTGGCGAGTAACCTATTTCATTTTAATAGCGTGGCAAGTCAAGCTGTTATCACATACGTAGTTAAGAATATGGAAGATAAATATGGTAAGTATTTAGACATATTCACAGATGTGCACGGCAATATTAATCTAGAGTTGCTTGCCAATGCAGTTAAAGCAGAGATGAAAGAGAAGTCTGCTGATGGATTTGTAGTTAACATTCTTAACAAGCCAGTAAGGTTTGGAGAGGACGACGTTAATCAATTAGTAGAAATATTTAAGACATTTAAACAGAACAATTAATCCAAATTCGAGCCATGATTAATTTACGATTAGAGAGAATTTATAAAGGTGTGTCTTATACTATAGGGAAGCTATACCTAAACGGTAAGTATTTCTGCGACACTCTTGAGGATACAGACAGAGGGCTGAAAGATACTATGCCTACAGAGGAAATTGAGAAGATTAAGGTGTATGGTAAAACCGCTATACCTACCGGCACATATAAGGTTGATATGAATACAGTCAGTCCTAAGTTTAAGGATAGGACTTGGGCTAAGCCATATAGTGGTAAATTACCTAGATTATTAGATGTTAAAGGTTACAGTGGAGTTCTTATTCACGTTGGTAACAAACCAGAAGATACATTGGGATGTCTTTTAGTTGGAGAGAATAAGGTTAAAGGGCAAGTTATTAATAGTACTGCTGCATTTAATAGACTTATGACTGAACTTAATAAGGACAAGAATATAGAAATAACTATTGAGTAATGAGCAACTTTGATAAATTATTTGGAAGAACTTATAGTACAGTAGGTAACTCTGATTCTGACTTTATTATTAAAACTAGAGGACAGGTTAAGGTACAATGGGGTAAGAAGTTCATTGATATTATAAAGGACGGTAAGCTTAATGTTGATGTTAGTTTTATAGGCTCTGTCGATTCCTATAACGATATAGGTTCTAAAGACGGTCTGTACTATGTTAAAGAAGACGGTTCTATATATTTAGTTGTTAATGGTAATAAAATTAATATACTAGGGGATATTGACGGCACCTACGTATCATTTGCATCTAAGCAAGATACTGCTGATGAACAGAAAGGTCAGGCATCTAAGAACCTAGGGATTAGATATTCGTCTAAAGATGAAGCAACTGAATATGGTGTTACAAACGGAATAGTTTTCCTAGAAGATGCTAATAGATGGTATATAGTGGAAGATGGCGTATTTACTTTGTATCCGAGTGAATTGGAGAGTCCATACAAGAAGCAGTTAATTATAAGTAAAGAGGACAACTCTATAGGAGCTTTAGTCATAAGTGGACAAGGTAACGGTAATGCTCTAATATTTAACGCAGGAAGTGATACCTTATCAATTTATAAAGACTTTGATAATTATAGTATAGATTCTTCCTCTCCAATAATTACAACGGTTGGAACTACCTCTACTGCGGAATTAGGATTAGATGGATTATCTCTAAGCAAGAGCTTGTTCTGTGATTCTATAGAATCATCTAGTGCGTCGGATTCTACTGGATTTAAATTATATATGTTAGATGGCAAATCTATATTGTCAATAGACCAATTAATGGTCCGAGAATCTTCTGATATAGTTGACATCACTTATGAGGAACTTGTTACTTTAATGGATTCTACAAATTTGTCTACAGCTACTAGGTATAGAATAACCGATTTCCAAAATGAGTGGGAACTGACTACCGAAGAGGATGTAATAGATGAGGATGAGCAGGCTGTGGATGAGAATGGAGACCCCTTGTGGCAAGATGAAGATGAAACTATACCAGTTATAGCTGTTCATAAGAATACACATCCTTTAATAGTATCTGCCATAACAACCTCTAAATTGTCCGGTACTGGGACGTTTGATGATAATAGAGAGTGGAAAGTGGAATATGACCCCTATTATAATGAAACATTGTCTATTAATAGATATGACGAGAGTGGTAATTTTATAGAAACTGTAGAATTAACAGCCAAAGGAAGAATCACTAGATTGACAGACGAAAAGGGCAATTCCTGTAACTATGACTTTAAACATCTAAAATTTAAAATCACCGAAGACGGTGTAGATAAGTGGATTTATACATTTAGAAACGGAGAAGAGGATTTAAGTTTAACTGACACATGTAAGAATAATGTATTAACTGTTAATAATTACGAGATTAAATCTGAAACTGTAACTGTACGTGATAATGGTAATATTGTTACATTACAAGGAACTCTTTCTGATAACAACTTTGGAACTATTAATAGCAACTTTAACTTCTCCGGGACTGCTAATAAATTGAATGTGTCCGGAACATTAGAGAATGTAACATTTAAAGAAGATTCTACTATAGATGAGGTAGCTATTAGAAGTCTTACTAACGTAACATTTAATGAATCGTTCTCAAGGACTACATTCCATTCAGATATAAACGATGTTGACTTTGATACTACTGTATACGCTCTACTTTATGATAATGAAAAGGTAAAAGATGTATATTACAACAATAATACAGTCTCTGTTATTTGTATTCCTGATATGTCAACTGCAACATCTGGAATACCTGCGGGCACAATAGTAATGTATAACGGAACATCTGGAATACCTGCGGGCTGGGCTATATGCGATGGTACTGAAGGTACTCCTAACTTGACTGGCAACTTCATTAAAGCCAGTGAAACTGCTGGTGAAACAGGGGAATTTATACCTGCAAGCTCCGGTAGTTCAACTGAAACTCCTATTACATATTACTCATTAGTGTTTATTATGAAATTGGCTTAATGGAGATAGCAATATTTAGTGATAGATTACTAATTTACGTTAAATTAAGAATAATTAGTCTTTAATTTTAAGGTATGGAAATTTATCACTAAATTTGCAAATAACTTTAAAAGGGAATAATATGGACATGAAATTAGAAGAATTAGGTTTTGACGATGAAGACCTGCTAGGTGAAGACGGTGTAGTGCAAACAGGAGACCCTGATGATGACATTAAACGTTGGATTGACAATGATACTCCAGTAGATTTGGATGAACCATTGGACAATCAAGAACCACCTAAAGAAGATGACGGAGATACAGAACCTACAGAGGATGATTTAATCACAACTATGCTCAAAGCTAAAGGAATCAATCCAGAGGCTATTAAGTTCCAAAATGATAACGGAGAAGTAGAAGAAATTCCATTCTCTGAACTATCTAGGGAAGAGCAATTAGAGCTTTTAAACTATGATGATACAGATTATAATTATGGTTTAGAGCCAGAAGAGATTGACCTTATTAACGAGCTTAGAAGAAATAATTTAAGTGTAGATGACTATTTGGAATCTCATAGACGTCAAGCTATTCAGGATTACCTAGACCACCTAGAAGATGAACCAGAATATCAAGTAGATGGCATGACAGATGATGAACTATTTATTGCAGATTTAAAGGCAAATGTCCCAGAACTTACTGATGATGAAGCTTTAGAACAGTTAAATCTTGAGAAGCAAAACGAAGCTCTCTTTAATAAGAAGATGAGCGGAATGAGAGCTAGCTATCAGCAACGCGAAGAAGCAGCTATGCAGCAAGCTCAAGCAGAAGCAGAAGCTCAACAGAAAGAAATGTATGAAGCTTACGAAGACGAAATTTTACAAGCTATTCAAGATAACGAAACTATAGATTTGGGAGAGTCATCATTAACGCTATCAGAGGACGATATGAATGAAATTGCTTCCTTTATCTTAGATTCAGATGCTGCTGGAGTAAGATACTTAGCCAAAGCCATTAATGACCCACAAATGCTAGTGCAGATGTCGTGGTTTGCTCTTAAAGGACAAGAAGCTATACGTCAAATCTCCGAATATTATAAACATCAGATTACAGAGCAATCCAAAGCCAATTATAAAAAAGGTTATGAGGATGCTAAGGCTGGCAGAGCCTCTAATCCTGCTAAGACTGTAGTTAAAAGACCAGAGCAGCAAACTGGTCGTAAACCTAAAACAACATCTATTTACGATTTAGATTAAAATCCAAATAAATTATTATGATAGTAGCAAATTTCGTAACTAATCGCGCCACTATGGGCGACACTAGAACTTATGAAGACTTCTATAAGTTTCTAGGAACTAAACCAACTAGACTTGGTGTAGTATCAAGACTCTACCCAGAATTGACTGCTTCTTACCTAACAGAATCTTTGAGAAACATCTTCTACATGGATTCTAAATCAAATAACAAGTACAGAAGCATTGACTCAATGTACTTTGAATGGGAAGTTGAAACCAACTACATTAAGAGAGTTGAGTTTGCAGATGTACCAACTGAAACTGGAGAGAACGGAACTGAAATCGTAATGGCTTTCAAAGAGAACTATTACCAGAAGTACGACATCTTCAAGATTGACAAAACAATGCAGCAATGCTTTGTAACCCAGAGACCAGTTCGTAAAGCTGATAATTACTGGGAAGTAACTGTTAGAATTATTGACAACGACTACTCTAGTGTTCTTGACCTTAGCGGATGCCAAATTGGTGACACTACTCGTTTCCAATCTAACGCTATGCCAGAAGCACACGAAGAGGGATATGTTAAATATCAATCTAACATTGAAAGACACAGAGGTTATATTACTACTCACAGATGTGATGACAGTTATACAGCTCTGTATGCTGCACAAGAAGACGTTCTTATTAAAATAGGTGAAGGTAAAGGTAATGGTCAGATGTCTGAAACTATGTACCGCATGGATAAGACTCAATCTAACTTGCTGAAGAACTTCCTATATGTAAGAAACAACGGTTTGCTGTTCAACAAAACTAACGTTGACAAGAATGGTAAACCGACACTGTTCGACCCTGACACTGGTCGTCCTATCTACATTGGTGATGGTATCATCCCACAAGTAGAAAGATTTGCATCTAAATATGCATATAATAAGCTTACTGTGGAAGCATTCACTACTGCTATCGCTATGATGAATGAAAAGAGTGAGAATCCAACTGGTAACAAATATGTACTTATTTGCAATGAGAAAGCTTGGCAAGACGTACAAACTTGTCTATCAGAATGGCTTGCAAGATTCAAAACTTGCGGAACTTATCTGTGGTCTAAGAAAGCTAACGGCTATGTTGACGTTGGTGCTACATTCCAATCTTATGAAATCGGTGGTAACACAATTTCATTCAAGGTTGACCGTACATTCTCTCGTGAATGGGGTAGCGACAAGGGCTTCATGCTAATGTTAGACTTGACTGCTGACAAAGTAAGTGGAGAACCAGCTATTCAAATGTTCACTCTTAAAGGTGGTGACTTCATCTCTAATAAATATCCAGGTGTTGGTGGACTTGATGGTCTAAGCTCAGGTGTAGTTTCTAGCCCTGTAGCAGCTTCTAAACTAATCAACTGGGGTTATTCTGGTGTTGGTGTATTCTCACCATACAGAAGCTTTATTATGAAAGAAGTGTAATTAAATAAGTAGATATTGTGGGGAAGGCATAGACCTTCCTCACATTATTTTACAAGATAGTAATTTATATTAAGTAAATGATTGAAATAATATGGCTAATGAAACAGACAACATAATTGTCTTAAGAAGTGTATTCGGTAAAGTAGGACAAAAGTACTTCCTTAATCCAGTTAGAGACCCACAGACAGGCAGATACCCTGACTGTGTAAGACCAGTAGATAGTAAAGGTGATATGCTATTAAGAGGAGAAGAAGACAAAGGTAAATGCTTAATTGCAGAGAACCGTGTATTTATTATTGAAGACGGTAAAACATTTGACCTTACTGACCCTTGGCAAGCAGCTGAATGGTATTCTATTCAACACTGTCCTATGATTGCTATGTCTCGTGACCAACGTGACAAGAATGGTAATTTAGTGATTGACGGTGACTCTAAGAGATACGGAGGAGCTGAACTTTACGTTGAGAGACCTGGTTATGAAACTAATAAGCGTGTTAATAAGAGACGTCTTATCCATGATGCTGAAGAGTATATCATTAAAGACCCACAAGGTGCTGCTGGTAGACTTAAAATGGCTAAATTGCTTGGACGTAACATGCGTAATGCCCCTGATGCCGACGTAGAAGACTTCTTGATGAACATTGCGTCTAAGGACCCAGAGAAGATTATTAATCTATATACTGGTGATGACATTGCACTTAGACTTCTGTTTATTGATGCTAAAGACAAACGTGTAATATACGTTAAGAATAAAGTATATCTATATAGCGAGAATCAAATACCATTGGGCGCAAGTGATGATGCAGTTATTACTTGGATGAAGAGTCCACAGAATAGAAGAACTCTTGAACTAATTAAGAGGGACACATATCCGGAACTGTATGAACAACCAGAGCCTGATTTTACTAACAAAATAAAAGATGAAGAGACTAAGAAGTCATCTTCAACTGGTAACTATATTAAATAATGACTGCTAGACAGGTTTATGAAGGAACCGCTACTGAAGTAAATAAAGTACAGTCTATGACTCTATTATTAGAGGATTTTAACTACTTCTTTAATAAGGCTATATATCAATATATTAATAAGAGATATAATATATATGATATTAACCAACAGACTACTGACGACATTAGGGTTCTAAAAGCTACAATAGCCCTTCCTGTAACACTTGCTACGTCCGCTTACGGAGACACAGAAGGTCTTGATTCACTATATGGCGCGACGTATGAAGTGGAATTACCTAGTGATTACTTACATTTACTTAATTGTGTATGTGATTTTGAACTAAAGAAGACTTTCAAATGTTATAACGCTGGCTCCAGAGTTCAAGTCGGAGCTAGCCGTTTAACATCTGACGCATGGTCTCAAATCATTCAGAATATCTATATGAGACCTAGCTATAAACGTCCTTATTTTTACATACACAATGTTGACATAAATACTAGCAATCCTACTAACCCGTATGATGCTGTTAATAATCCACATGGTACTGATATTAGTTCTGCTAAGACAGATACTGATACTAATGCTACAGATGTAGCTGGTGGATTGCCAAGAACAATTTCTATTGGTGGTAATGCTGTTACCACAGTAGAAAGAGAAGGACAGATTCGTTTCGGTAATCCTTCTACTGTTAGAATGGAGATACGGTACGGGAAGGACCATACTCTATTTGAGTTAAAGAAAGTATATGTGGACTACCTGAAAGCTCCACAAACTATACGATTGACACAAGAACAGATGGATATGACAGAAGACACATCCCAAATTATGGAATTTCCTGATTACGTGTGTCACGAGATTATTAATGAGCTGGTACATATAATCTTGGAGAACGAAGGTAATCCTAGATTACAAACACATATTCCGATATCAACGTCAGTTGCAAATCCAGCTCAGCAACAGACACAAACCAAATAATTATTTAAATTATGTTTAAGTGGACAAACACATTAATCGTAAATTCTAATTTAGATTCTAGTGGCAAACCAAAATGGTCAGCACAGGCTGAAGACACTGGTAGTGGAGTTGTAGGTAGCTTCGAATTTAAAAGAGTTAACAAATTCCTCAAACCAAACGTAGTAGCAATCTATAAGAAAGAAGCATCAGACCCAGTACTTGGTAAAGTTACTTTCACTATGAGCAATCAAGGTGTAGGTAATTATAGAGTTGCTCTTTACATCAGACTATCTGGAAGCCAGAACTCTTATTACTCAAATGACTTTGTATTCAAAGGTAAACCTTTGATGTATGAATTTGCAATTAAGAATGCAAGTGCTACAGCAGCAGATGTTGCTAAAGAAGCAGCTAGAGTAATTGAGAAGATTCAGACTATCTATGGAGACCACTGGATTAAAGCTAGTGCAAATGGTAACAACCTTGTTATTGAAGGAATGGATGAATATCAACTATTTACTAAAGCTGAAATTCAGAAATTCAATCCAGACTTGAACACTGCTTTAGTTGGTGGAGAGTTTGAAACGATTGCAACAGCACTTCCGGCTGACGACCCAGACTACGATGGACAAAACACTATTGTGAAATCTAAAGAAGGATTCGGTACTTACTGGATGATTCTTAAAGACCTAAGACTTCCGACTATGGAAGCTAGACGCTTTGCTGGTATTAACGAAGAAGAGCTTCCTGTTCCAGGAGCTAAGTATAATGAGTATATTATTAACTATTGCGTTAATAGAGGCATTATGGGCGGAGATGCTGTAGGAGAAGTTACAAGGTCACTTACGACTCATGTATTCTATGTTAAACAAGATTTGGCAGCTGATTTTGAAGCAGCTCTTGCTAAGATAGGTACTATCGGTCAAGAAGTTACTCCAGGTGAAACTGCACAACAAGCTCTAGAAGCTAGTAGTGCTAATGCAGCTGAAATTGCTAAATTGAAGACTGGCAAGGCTAACGTTGCTGATGTTTATACTAAAACAGAAGCAGATGCTAAATTTGAGCCAAAAGCGTAACAACTTAAAACAGTAATTGAAGGCGGGGGCGTCATACGCCTTCGCCTTTATTTATTATAATCATATGGGATATTACGAGAAATTATCGTCAGCCATATATAATGACATAATGAGTGGTCTTAGAGGTTATAGCTCCACTCCAACAATGTCATTAGAACAGTTAGAGGATGATTGCGTTGATGAAAGACTTCAAATTATTAAGGAATATTTTATTAAAGGATTAGTTCCTAAGAAGGACTTACTGATGACTATACCTTGTATAGAAGTTGACTGCAAGAATATTGAAAGGTGTAGATGTAATGCTAGTCCCTGTGACACATTAACTGCTCATTTTGAAATTCCTCAACTTCTTACAGAGTTCGGAGAAGACGGTATAGAATATATAGGAGCTACTGATATGAGTAATCCATTTATATATTATACTAATCCTATCGTAATGAAGTATCATAAATATAGAGTAAGAGGAAAGAATAAACCATACGTGTGGATTGATATAACTCCTAACGAGAACAATATGTACGATTGCTTTGTATTTAATGCTCCATTATTAAAGAAAGTAACAGTAGTGGCAATATTAAAAGACCCTAGACAATTAGATTGGTTCGGATGCTGTGCCCCTGTTGATATTAATAATATGACATTCATTGATGCTGAAATTAAGAAGAGACTAACTGAAAAGAAGATTCGTTATTATAGGCAGCTCGCAGCTCCTGTTTTACCTAATGACCAAGTACCTAAATAATGGAGAATTTTAATTCAGCTTATTATCAAATGAATCTGCTCTATGGAACAGAATTGTCTCCTGAAGAGTTCGAAGAAATTGGACTGATTGCCTGGCATAAGATAGGTAACAGGAGAACTAGATTATACAGGTATGTTACTGATATTCAATGCCCTGACAACACAGTGGATTTACCTTGCAACTGTGACATAATTGAAGCAGTCACTTATGGCTTTGAAGAGTGGAATTATGTTACGAATGACACAGTAAACGGAGATTACTCTTCACAGTTTACTGAAAACTATATAGAATCAAGAAAGCTTTATAGTGACCCTCTCTATATAAGTGGCAAGTATGCCAAATTTGAAAGAGTGGGGGATACTTTGTACTTTGAGAAGAATTATGGACAGGTAAACATTCTCTATAAGGGCATTCTGGTAGATGAGGACGGGTTACCTGAAATCAATTATAAAGAGAAAGACGCCATTGCATGTTACTGTGCTTGCACTAAGAGATTTAAAGAAGGTTGGAAGAATCACAACCAGAATATGTTACAGGAAGCACAATTATTGGAACAGAGGTGGTTGAAACTATGTGACGCAGCCAGAGTTTCAATTCATTTAAGTCAAAATGACATGAATGAAATCTTAGATGCTAAAACTAGTTGGAATAGAAAGATATTTAATAAGTCATATAAGCCCTTAAAATGATATGAATTATGCTTTAGGATATGCCTTTAACATCCATGACATGTTTGCTGGTTTTGATACCAGCAGACTTGACTTGGACAGTAAGACATGTGAGGAATTAATAGGTAATAGACATAAAGAAGTAATTGCTAAGCAAGTGTTTAAATACGCAGTTAAGCTAGTAATTGATGATATTATACATAGAAACAATAGATTTGAGCTTCCAACTTTAGGAAGAAATGCCTGGTTATACATGAAGAGAGTTTCTGGTAATGAGTTTACCGAAGCTAGACGATTTGGTAAGTGGAAAGATGTAGACTTTCTAGCTTCTGATTTCTGCGGATATAGAATGGTATTAACTTACAAGAATCAAGAGATACAAAGGGAGAAGATGGCCTATCTAGACCCTGTTAATAAGAACGTAATCACAGAGAATACTAACAATGGAATGCAATACTACTAAGAAGTTTACTGATTATACAGACGAAATAATGAAGGAATTTCCATATCTTAGTAAGCATGACATAGAAATTATTGTTAGATATGGCTGGAGACAAATATACTTCTTAAACCAAAGAGGAGGAGATACAATCCTTAATAGCCATAAATATAAATATTGGTTATATATAGGGGAGTTAACTAAGAATCCTATTAAGCATTTTAGATATTACAGGAGAAAGATGCAGAACAAGTTGAGAGTGATGTATACTAGAAAGAAGATTCAATGGGACGGGTACTACTATGTAGCCTTAACCAATGAAGAATATGAAGAATTACTAGAATCTTTTAATAAGAAAGGCAGGAAGAGGAAATATTACACCTTCAATAATAAGAAGGTATTTAAGATTCTAGACGAATGTAAACTATCATTCTCTGGCAGTCCTTGTATTATAAAATTCAAAGGACTTGTAGATTTAGGATTCTCCTATAAGAAAGAAGTACTTAAGTGTGAGTATCCAGAGATAGCGTTCACAAGAGATAGAAATGCTAAGTTTGAAGACATCTTAGTAAGTAACGACAATTATGAATATTTATAACAATGAAACAAGAAGCAACAAATACCTTTGGAGATGGAATGATAATGGACCTAAATCCATTAACCACTCCTAACAATGTACTTACAAGTGCTCTGAATGCTACTATGATTACTTATAATGGTAATGAATTTGTGCTTCAGAATGATATGGGTAATGGTAGAGTTGAAACTGCCTATTTACCTTCAGGCTATGTTCCAGTTGGAATTAAAGAATATGGAGGAATAATATATGTTGCGTCATATAATCCTCTTACTAATAAGGGTCAGATTGGCTCATTCCCGTCTCCAGAGCGTAATATTAGTAGTAGTGAAATAAACAAAGCTAAAGACCCAATAATAGATAGCTCTAAATTTAAATTGAATCAGGGTCAGTACATATATAAGTTCAAACTGTTCGGAGATACAGGTAATACAATCATTCGTTCTGGAGACAAATTCTCTATAATAATCACTTCCGATATTACCTTAGAAACTCTAAAGACTTTTGTTAGTAACTGTCTTAATACTACAGAGGGCAAAATAACAAGCCCTAAGAATAAGCTATTGAGTATAACAGTGGCTGTGTTTGATTCTAATAATAACCTTAGAGATATTACTAGTCAATTGAAGAGAATAGACCAGAATAATAAGGTTATAGAGTTTGATGCAACTACATTGCCTGAAGTTAAATATAACACTGGGTATTATATGCAATGTATTCCAGAGTCTACAATAACTGATGACTTGGTAGATAATTTTAGAGAGAGGTATGCTGCTAATACATATAACAATAAGATATCAGGAGAGTTGTATATAATTACTAAGCTTAACACTATATCAGCATTAGATGTATCTGTCAGCGGGCTTAAGAATCTTGATAAAGACTCAGAAGAGGTGGATGGAATAACTGTTCCAAAAGATAGCTCCTTGGTTATATTCGACACTACGTATAAATACAATTGTCCAGATGGTTATTATAAGGACAACCCTGCGGATATGTCTGACTCCATGAGAAGCAAATATTTGTCCTATTATGGTATAGAGTCTGATTTTAAAGGTTCAAAAGGAGACTTCTCTAGCTTTATAAAAGGTATTGAATTTGACTTGAATACTACATCTACAAGAAGTTCAAATAAGTTCTATCTTCCGTTCATTATAAATGAAGAATCTTCCATACCAGTTTATAATGAATCCTCTTCCCTTTATATATCTGAACAATCGGCAGGCTATGTAGTTAACGATACTAGTAGTATTATAAACTTTACCATTACTCCCTACATGACGTTTGGAGCATTAGCTGGATTAGCTGTAAATGGGTCTATTAATTTAGACCTGCTAGGTTCTGGAATAATAGAGATAAACACATGGAAGTACTTCTGTGAACAGGACAATGTCACTATTACTTGGGGTTTGGAAGCATATCCCAGAACTGGAGACGAGATTCAAGAAGTGAAATTCATGTTCTATGATGTTCTTAACCCCTCCCCAGAGAAAATAATTCTAGAATATCCTTTGGCTAGGAAGAGAAGCTATAACGGAGTGTTCACTGAAACTTTAGCTTTCGGTAGTACACTAGCCTATGGTAACTTATATTTAGTTAGAGTTGTAATAACAACCGTTAAAGGAAATGTATTAAACAAGTACAGGTGGTTATTAACAACACCTCTTTATAATAAGTTGTACTTTGGAGTACAAGACTTCGGGCAAGACTTAGATACCATATCTAGCTACAATAATGTCGATTTATCAGTTAGCACTTCGTATGGCATTCAGAACACATCAGAAACTAAGACTGCTCCATATTCTGCATTGTTTAATGAATCTGGGGGAGAACAGAAGATTGAAGTTCATCAATATACTAAATATTCTTCTATAATAGAGTTAAAAGATAGTACTACAATAAATGATATTGACAACTATCCATTCACACTAAACTTAGAAAGTATAAATACCACATATACTTTAAAAGATGCTACTGTGAGTATACCTAATATAGTATACGTGGGAAGTATGGCAAACATAAATTCCTTAGATACATATATACATGCGAATAGTAAATTATCACCTACTGTTAATATAGATTGGGATTCTTTTAGTTCTCCAGAGTTTACAGCTGTAATGGACAATTCTACAGGAAGAACCGATGTTAATTTAAAGCTAGTGTCAGGACTTATATCAGGAACTGTGTTAGATACATACACATTTGAGAATCCATATCAGTCATTTATAGACAATGGAGATAAATTTAATAGGATATTTGGATATGACTTTCTAGATGAGAATAATGATAAGAGTCCTATAGCTAGGGTAGGTGTAGCCTTCAACGTCAGAAAGAAAGCTAAAACTGTATGGAGACATATGCCCAAATTTACTAAAACTAGTAGATATAACATGGAATGTCCTATAGGTGATAAGGATAGGAATGTCGGAGACAATTCTGATAAGGGCTGGCAGTATTTGAATAATAAAACTAGGTCTAAGGTAGTTGAAGTTATAGACGGATATTATGGGAGACGCCCTTTATGTATAGTAGTAGGTAATGCCGGAATGATAAGCGGAGATGCTCATGTGAAGAAAGATTCAAACAATGGCTATGACAATCTAGCCCCAGGAGTTATAGACATGACTAGAGTAGAGATGTTATGGTGGTACAACGGAGCTTCCTATGATTATGTGCAGTCAGCTATGTATTGGAATGGTGTAGCTCCGTCAAGGGATTATACTTCGGTAGTCTACGATTTGTTTAAATATGTATTACTTCAATTTGGGGAATCTGTTACTAAACCTCTATTTGGACCTGAGCTTATTACTTCCACTTACAATAATAAGTATAGTGCTACATTACAAACAACCACTTTAATACTTAAGAATGTAAAGGAGGATAGCCAAGATAGTGTGTTTAGTACTAAATCGGGATTCTTTAATGAAGCGACTATTAAGGAGAATTTGCAGACTATTGCTGATTCAATAAATGATACTATAGATGCAGACACACTGTTCGAGTTCGTTGACTTTAAACTACAACCATTCTCTGTAGAGGAAACTTCAGAAAGAACATATTTAGTGCAGGATATGGTGGATACATATAACAGATTACAGTCCATAGAGAATAAATCAGCACTCCCCATAGTAGCTATAACAGATGAAGGGGTTATATTTAGCGACACACTGCTAAACAATCAAGTTTATTACTATGGTAAGAATGGAAATGATTTAGTCGTATATAATCCTAGAATAGCTGGCCAGCCTGGTTATGACCTATTACAAAATCTTAAAATAGGTAAGCATGAAGGCAGAATTACGTTGCTGTCAAATCCCATGGGTTTAATGACCAGAGACTTCTATACAGAACGTGATGGCAGTAGGCTTTGTTATGTTGGCATTCCAGTAATTTCTTTCGGAGGCGCTATTAACTCTATATCTGCAAACAACTTACAATGGATAAACGTTACGTAATATGAGACAGTTAAATGATTTTACAAGTCCGTTTGAGCTTATAGATTTAGAATTTCCAGCTTTGTCACTGTCATACTATTTGAATCAAATACGACCATACGGAAATATAGTATACGAATACAATCCGTTGCGTAATTACAGACTTTCGTCTGATACTGTTATAAACGGAGAATTAGTAGAAGCAGGAAGTATTGTGGATTTAGATACAGATGGATTTAACTTTAGTCTTAACAATCCGCTTGAGATAGATGCACAATCGTCGTATGACGGTTCTGTAAATTTAATATTTAATGACAACAGGAATATCCCTAGACTAGTTAATAGTAGATTCTCTGTGTTACAAAATAACACCTATGAGGTAGTAGATAGAATAGGTAATAATGATACCAATCTATACGATAGTGAACAATTTGATTTAGATACATCTTTGTATAAAAGGGTCAACACAATTCCAACCATCACATTTAACTCTGTATTGCCTTCTGGCAACCTTAAAGTTGGTAATTATGTAATATATATAAAATATGCGGATGCTGACGGCAATGAAACAGACTTTGTTGGAGAGTCAGGAATAATTTCTTGTTTCATTGGAGGAGATAGGGACCCATTCTCTATTGACGGAGGTTTTAGGGACCAGCTAGCTAGTAAGTCTATATCTCTAACTGTATCTGATATAGATAGCAGTTATGATTATATAAAAGTTTATTATACTAGAAGCACATCAGACGTCGATTCCAATAGAGTAGTTACAGCTCATGAAATAGATAGAAAGTTTCCGGTTAGAAACAATAGTTGTAATGTCATCATAACAGGAAGTGAGGAAACAAAAGACATTCCAGTTAGTGATATAAATATACAGTACTCTATAATAGACAAAGCTAAATCACAAACTGTGTGTCAGAATATGCTGTTTTTAGGCAATTCGTGTAAACCAGATATGATGTACAAGGACTTATCTGACATTAGCCTGAGACTATTACCATATTTAATAGAATCTGATTCAGAAAGATTCATAGGTAAGACTTCTTACGATTACTCTGATTTGTCTGACCAGAGTTATAGCCATGAATATTATAACACGTTAAACATATATAATAAAGTTGGCTATTGGAATGAGGAGATTTACAGATTCGGTGTAGTATATATAATGAAAGACGGGTCATTGTCGCCAGTGTATAATATACGAGGTAAAAACGGAATCCCAAAATTCGAGGAATTGCAATCTGCCTACCTGCAAAGTGACCTATGGAAATATGAGAATAATGAGAAGGTTCGTAATTACATACCTATAGACGAATCGACTTTTGATGTATCTGGAACCAGCTATTTGGAGAACGCCAAAGGAGTACTTAGAATAAATACTGATTCAGATTCCAGAAAGGTTTATGGTATTGGAATAGCAATACCTACTGAAGTTTCTGAATATCTTAATACACTTGTACAAGGGTTGTTCATAGTAAGACAAAAGAGAATCCCGACTATATTAGCGCAGGCATATGTTATGCCTAGAGACCTAGAGGCCGAGGTTCCTTTAATAAATTATGGTGGTTCTTACATAGCAGAACGTTTCTTGGATAATGATAGAAAGTTGAATGAGTCTTATTTACCTAGATTATATACAATCTCAGATATGGCTAGAGTAAATAGGTCAGCCAAAGTAGCTATCTGCCCAGAGTATGATGTTAGACAATCTTACTTTAATCATTTGTTCACAGGTACAGAGTATGTGGTTAGAAAGGCGGACATACAACCGTCTATGACCACTCTAAGTAGAGATATTTACAATGATAGACATTATTACGTTGATAATTATTATGGTAGGAGAGAAGAGCAATTCTCTCGAGCTAAAATAATAGGAGTGGGAGACAACGTCCCGATTGCGGCAGTAGAAGACTACAATTTTAGAGGTAGGGCTGGGGAAGCTGAAGAGGGATTTAGATTTAGATATATAGAATCTAAGAATAAAGAGAAAGAAGCTACTAATTTAATTAGAGGAGCTTACTCTCCCTACCTAGGAATCATCGGAGACCAAGTAACCATAGGTAGTATAATTAACATCTACATCCCAGGATACTCTGAAGCACAAATGTCTACATATTTTAACACTAGATACGAGGATAATTCACCTTACTATTCTGTTAGTAGTCGGCTAAGTCTAGCTAATATAGACAGCCTGCTGTCATTGCAGAAGGCAGGAGGTGATTTATATACTTACACAGTCCCATGTTATAGAGGAGATTGCTATATATGTAACTTTACTCATAGACTGAATAGAAACTTCCAGGACCCGTCAGCTCCTACTAATGATGAAGTCGTAGACGAGAATACATGGAAAGATAATTATGATACGGAGAACACTGAGAATAATGCAAAGATTAATAGAGGTGATGTAAATGCTATTCAGTTAGGCAGCTGGATTACGTTTAAGGTATGTTCTTCTTACAATCTGTCCATTAGGTCCTTAGACCCAAGCTATCCTACCGAAGAAGGGCTGACTGGATTAAAGAGAGGATTTTACCCTTTGCAAGAATTAAGTCCAGCAGGAGCAACTAAGATACCCGAATCTTCGGTTATTAATGGAGGTTATAGCAGCACAACCAGTGAGAAGCAGGCATTCACACTGCCTGATGTTCCGTATATAAAAAATAGATTTGACACCAGAATTATGTACTCAGATATATCAGTAGGAGATGCATTTAAGAATGGATTTAGAGTGTTCCAAATGACTCACTATAGGGACTATCCTAGAACTTACGGAGGAATTATGAAGATGATTGAATTGTTTGGTAATATTCTTTGTATATTTGAGCATGGTATAGCTTTAATTCCAGTTAATGAACGTGCTGTAGCAGGTGAAGGTTCAGGCGGAAATGTCTTCATTAACACCTCTAATGTGCTTCCAGAGAATCCAAAAATGCTGTCAGATACCTATGGTACTCAGTGGCCGGAAAGTGTCGTACAGACCCCATATTTCGTTTATGGAGTGGATACAGTTGGAAAGAAGATTTGGAGAACTAATGGAGACCAGTTTGAAATTATATCTGATTTTAAGATACAGGAGTTCTTAAATGAGAATATTACACTAAGTGAAAGGGAAATGACACCTATTATAGGTGTTAGAAACGTTAAGGGTCATTATAATGCATTCAAACAAGATGTCATGTTCACTTTCTACGATGATTTATACGGATTTGAAGAGAAAGTGTGGAACATCTGTTATAATGAAGTTATGCAGAAGTTTATTACGTTCTATTCTTGGGTTCCCTCTTATTCTGCCAACATTGACAATATTCATTTTAGCTTTAATAGAGACACCTCTAAATGGATTAGTAAACTGGCATCTTCTGGCAGCTTATCGACTTCTGCTGATGGTATAGTTCTTAGTAATGTTGTCATAGACGATTGGGAGACCAAGGATGACATGAAGTTAACTAAACTAGGGCTTGTTAATAGGTCTCTTCCGAACACCCAAAATACTGGTCTAGAGATAGAACTTACATATGAGATAGTTAAAGATAATTTTGGAATGTATAAGCATTTTAAGATTATTACTGAAGGAGAGAAACAAAATAAGGTGTCGTACTTAGCTTTAAAAGAAGATTTTGAATGGACAGTTCCAGTTGTGCAACTAAATCTACAGTGTACTATAGATTATTTATACTCTTCAGAATCTGCACCACAAGACTTAGATGATTATGTTGCTGGATGGAAAGATTACGTGACATATAATGCAGGTTTGTATCAATCATCAATTGCCATAACTAAGCAGGAAGTACTAGACAATGGAGTTAATGAAGGTTTGAATTTAACAACAGACTTCTGGAAACATGGCCAGTCTGGAATTATTGATATTAAGGACAAGATTAAACCATGTTATTGGTATGGTAAGCAGCATCCATTTGAATATGAATTTGTAGTAGTTGACAACCCAGCTACACATAAAATATTCGAGAATCTACAAATTGTAAGTAACAAGGCTGTTCCGGACTCATTCCATTATGAAGTAGTAGGTGAGAGCTATGAGTTCCATGAGGACAAGAAGAACATGTATATAAGACAAGAAGCTACTAAAGACTTCTATCAATATAATGGTTCTGATATACTGTACAACAGGAATTTCTTAAACCTAAGAGGTAAGCAAAGAGACATTCTTAGAAACTGGAAACCCACTGGACAGAAAGTGAAATCTACAATGTTCCCATTATACTATGCTAGAGTAGATACATTTAATGAGATTGAGGATTACTACAAAGGTAAGACTGCTCCTAATAAGGATTATGTTAATCTATCAGGTTCTGAAATAGTTTATAATGAGAAGCTAGATGAGTTTAGAGTCTGGACTCATGCTAAGGCTGCTGATATTAAAGACCCAAGAATTGGAAGATTAAGGGGAAATATGAATTATCAAGGAGATGTTTGGAATATTCAAATTAATCCTATTATCTTTGTACAGCGAAACGAGCCAGCATGGAATACAGCAAAACTTACTAAGGAAACTATAGATAAGGTTCCTATCTCTGTAGGTAATTCTCCTATACCAAACGACTTAAAAGGATTTGATATAACTTCAGAAACTCCTGTGGAAGACTATATGCCTCAAGATTTAATAGACTTAGGATATGGACCTGAAGATATAGACACATCTGATTGGTGGAGTGGTAGGAAGGAAGCAAGACTTAGAGACAAATACATCAAGATTAGAGTAAGATATACTGGCGAAGAGTTAGCAATAATAACAGCATTAAAGACATTATATACAATAAGTTATGCGTAAAATTATGAAATTCCAATGGGGAAATTCGCTATTAAGACAAGGTATGGGGAGTATAACTCCCCTACAGTCTAGTAGCGACCTCTATACAGCAATGACTGGATTACAATCCGCTAACTTCGATAAATTCTCTCCCGCCAATAATCCTTTATTACAAGCTGGTGCGGCTAGTGGTGACATGGCTTCTAAGGCATTACTAATGAATGCTAATACTAATAAAGCTGTCAATGGATTATCTAAATCAGCTGCTAATATGGCAACTGGAACTGCTGGAAGTACTGTTAAACCTGGTGGAGGGCTGTTTAGTAAAGCAAATATCGGTAACACCATGTCTAAGGCAGGAGGCTATGCTGATATGATTGGCAGTTTTATTCCGAAGAAGGAGCAATCAGCACTTACTACTGGCTTAAATCAGGGATATGATGCAGCAGCTAATATGATTTCTAGTGTACCTGGAGTAGGAACTATCGTTGGAGGGGCAATGAAGATTGGTGGTATGTTGTCAGATGGACTTACAGCTTTAGGAGTAGGAACCGACCAAATGACTACTACTGATAAGATTCTTGATAGTAAATTTATGAAGTTAACTCCAATGGGGTTAGTAAATGCTTTCGGAGCTAAGAAGGCTGATACTATTTATAAAGATAACGAAACCTGGGAACGGCAAGGTTCAGCTTATGGAGGTTCAATGGCTAAGGTAGATGATGCTCTTACTAAAAGTGGTAAAAAGTACGGAGCTTTCAGTGGCAAAGCAAGACGTAAAGCTAATGCACAAATAGCAGAAGCTAAACGGCAGCAGAATTTGGTATCTGACATTAATCAAGAAGCACAGGATGCATTTGCAGCATCTAATTATAGTGGAATTGGTCTTAGAAATGAACTAGCACTTAGTGGAGGTTATAGAAATATGGCAGTTGGTAGAAACGGAATGAAGATACTAGATGCTGAATCACAATGGGCTAGAGAAGTTCTTAATAAAGCTAGAGAAGTTAATAAGCTTCAAAAGGGAGGTAAGGTAGACGGAATTACAGGAGCGGCTCCTAAGATAACATTTGAGTCTTGGTATGAAACTGTTCCTTCTGATAGAAACGATACTACTTCATATAATCTTAGAAGGGCCTTCGAGTTAGCTCCTAAGGAGGAATTAGAGGCCTGGAGAACATCTAGTGTAGAAGATTTAAGGAATGGGAAGAATCACCTAAACTCTGTCTATCTAAATCCTAAAACAGGTATCTATGAATTTATGAAGGCTAAGAATCATCCAACTCTTAAATATGAATTAGAGTGGTATAATTCTAAAGACCCAGAAGCAATAAAGTTCAGAAACGCTTATGATTTAGATATGTCTGGAGATTATTATAAATATGTTCCAAAGAAGTTCGCAGAGGGAGGTAAAGTTAATGTAATCCCAGACGGAGCATTACACGCACACAAGCATCATTTGGAGGATATTAGTCCAGAGTATGAACAAGTAACTAGTAAAGGAATACCTGTAGTAACGGAAGAGGAAGGTGGTAAATTGAAGCAACATGCTGAAATTGAGCGTAATGAAATCATCTTCAGGTTAGAAGTCACTAAGAAACTAGAAGAACTTATGAAGGACGGAAGCGATGACGCGGCTATAGAAGCTGGCAAATTACTTGCACATGAAATTATTAATAACACTGTTGACAATACAGGTCTAATGGAGGTAGTAGAATGAGAATAGAAATTGGCGATAAGAAGTATAATGTAGAGGTAGCTCAAACAGATGAGGAGAAGACCAAAGGATTGCAAGGCAAGAAAGAGCTTGCTGAAGATGAAGGTATGCTGTTCATATATGATGAACCTCAAACAGTTGGTTTCTGGATGCAAGATACTGACATTCCACTTGATATAATATTTATTGACGAAGATTTTGAAGTAATATCAGTTTATAAGGGACAACCGCACGATGAAACTATTGCTGAAGAAGACGATGTGCAGTTTGTATTAGAAGTAAATCAAGGTTCTGGAATTAAGGAAGGAGATGAGCTTGACATAGATGACGATGATGAAGTACCAACTATGAAGGTTATAGCTCCCGATGGTTCCACTCAAATGGAATTAAATGGAGGAGAGAGAATCTTTAGTAGAAAGAATACTAAAACTCTTATTCGTATGGCCAAGAGAGCAGATAAATCTAAGGCAGATAGAGATTATAAGGCACTCGGGAAGAAGATGTTTACCTATTTAAAACAGCAAGATGAACGTGAGCCTGAATATGTGGAGGCTCCTGAAAAGTAACCATAGTATTTTAATATAATTACTATCTGCATTGGTGTAAATAACAATAGTAATGGTTAGCTTTGATATGTCTAATTTAGTCACTAAATTTGTAGTCAAATACAATGTTATGGGTAAGTACTTAACACAAGAAGAAGTCATAACCAGGCTGACAAACACATTCGGTGATAAATTAGACATATCTAAAGTTAAATATATAGATGCTAAAACCAAAGTTAAAGTTAGATGCAACGTATGCTCTCATGAGTTTGAAGCTAAACCACTTCATTTGTTCAACGGACATGGATGTCCCGAATGTGCTAGAGCACTTGTAGGAAAGAAGTGCAGAAACAGCACTGATAAGTTTATAGAGAAAGCTAATGAAGTACATAATTATAAATATGACTACTCTAAAGTTATATATGTTACTAATAGAGTTAATGTCTGTATAGTATGCCCCATTCATGGTGAGTTCTACCAGACTCCTCACTCACACCTATCAGGTAATGGTTGCCCAAAATGCTTGTACAAGTCACAATACAAGCTATATAGTAGGTTATGTAATGAGTTTCCAGATTTGGAAATATTATATGAATATAGTCCTGATTGGCTAGGCAAGCAAAGATTTGACATCTACATACCTAAATATAATATTGCTATAGAATATAATGGGGAGCAGCATTATAAACCTATAGCTAGGTTTGGAGGAGTGCTTGGATATAATAAAACTGTTGAAAGAGACAGTTATAAACTAGAGAAATGTAAAGCTAATAACTGTAAGTTGTATGTTTTAAAATATGACTATAAGAACGATGACTTGCAAGAGATAATAAACACAATTCAATCTTTAAATTAACATAATTATGAAAATTCAAAGTAAAGTAGCTAGATTTATGCAACAAGGTGGTGCAGCTCCTGTACCACAAGACCCCGCAGCAGGAGGCGCACCTGCTGAAGGAGCACCAATGGAAGGCGGAGCACCGGAAGGAGCACAAGCAGGTAATCCTATGGAACAGATTCTTCAAGTGGCAGCACAGGCAGTGCAAACAGGTAACTGCGAAGCAGCTCTAGCTGTATGTCAGACTCTTATGTCGGCAGCACAGGGAGGTATGGGACCTGGAGAAGCTCCTCAAGAGGAACCAACCTTTGCAAGAAATGGTTCTAAACTTAGAAGAGTTAGATAATCATTTAACAAGTTAGAAAGGGGCATATATCAAACAGTATATGTCCCTTTCTTAGTTTATAATACGATATGTCACAAGCAATAAGAAAGTATCAAACTGGTGGCAAGTCCTCACAAGAACCAGAGCTGTTTGAGTGGAAAGATGTTAACAAATATAACAAATCAGATTTAGTATCTGGCTTATATAGAAACATTGACACCTATATACAGAATAACGGACTAAAAGGGGACAAAGCTGACCAATTCAGAAAGGCTGCTGGTCAATTCATAGAGGGTCTTAAGTCCGGGACTGTGACTATGAATGGAGACGGAACCTTTACAGATGCTTCTGGGCAAATGAGTAGTACTGGTAAATATGACAAGAAATTTCTAGGATTAGGTACTAAGAATACAGAGAATAATGCATTCAACAGAGTTGGTGATTATGCATTAAGCTATATTAAAGGTATGAGTCCCTATAAGGCACAGGTTGAAGAGAAACCTCAAACTAAGGCAGCTCCAATTTCATTTAAACAAAGACTAGCTAATATAGCTATGGGAGGAAACTGGGATGATAGTCTATGGAGGAAGTTTAATTCACAAGACCGCTTAGGATTCCTAAGACAAGCAATACAATCTAGTCATAATGATTTCATTAATAATCCAGAAGCAGAATATAACAAAGATGTATTCGGAACTAGAGAGAATTGGATAGAGAGAAGCTCTAATCTATTAAAAGCTCTAGAAGACAATAAATATGACCCTGAAGACCTAAAATTCTCTGCCGCTATGGGCTATGGAGATTTAGGCGCTTATCTAAATGATGAAGTCTCTAAAGGAGGTAGTGATGTAAACTTGATAGATGCTTACAGGGAGTCCTTAATAGCAGATGCCAAAAGTAAAGGAATATTAGGAGACGAAGCAATTAACGCCTATGTAGAGAAAGGTCTAAGAGACCAAGCTAATAAGGAGAAAGAAATAATAGATACTAACAAGGCTGAACTGAAGACTGAAGCTACTAAGAAATACTTTGAGGATTATAGAAAGAATAATCCGTTTAAATCTTCCATGTCAGGACATTTCGGCAATGTTAATCCTAATTACAATATTGACAACTTACTGGATTACTTGAAAGGTCAACCAGACATGGCAAATTACTTTACCAATGTATTAGGAAGAACTTCATTTAGACCAGACAACGGACAGCATATAGTTAATAATATGGATGCTGCCTTAAGTGTCATGAGGTCACAGTTCCCAGACATAGGCGATGGCTTTGTAGCAGTGCCCACTACATATGATTTCAATAATTATACTAGTATAGCATATAATCCTGAAACTAAACAGTACAAGGAAGTATCTATGCTAGATATACCTGCGTTGCAACAGATAGCCTATGCTCATTATGAGAATCCTACTGATAGTTCAAAACCTAGAGTTGCTCCTAGAGTACCAAAGCGGGGAGGTTCATATTTCCAACAGGGAGGAAGCATAGGGTTTAATAGGGAAGCTGCTAATGCTGAAATACTTAAAGCTATTAGGGAGAGAGATGCTAAACGTCAAGCTGACAAGGAAGCTAAAGTAGAACAATCTGTAGCATCTGGTAAATCTCCACAACAAGCCGTTAATGATAGCAGAAAGCCAGCAGATACTGGATTCACTGCTTCTGATTATGCAAGGCTTGGGGCTATAGGTGCTGATTTAATATCTATGATACCTGGAGCTGGGGTAGTAGGTTATGCTGGAACACTGGCCAATTTTGGAGCTGATTGGGGCCAAGATGGTCTTGACTGGGGAGATGCAGGACGTCTAGCTATGAATTTAGGTTTAGATACAGTTGGATTAATTCCCGGACTGGGTGCGGCAGCTAAAGGTAGTAAGGTAGTCAAGAATCTTATAAAATGGACTCCAAGACTATTATCGGCAGCAGCTGCAATAAACTATACAGGCCCTGGTATAGAATCAGCTAGAAAGTTGGCTACTAACCCAAAAGACCTTTCCGTAGATGATTATAGAAACTTGGCTGAACTAATAAAAGTTGTAGTTGGGGGTGGTAAAGGGGTTAAACGCCAAATACAATCTAAACAGCTTAGAAATGCTGCTGCTACTGGAAATCATGTAATAACTAGCGCTACTGGTAAAGAATACACTGTCACTGGAGCGCAGTTGGACGAGATAGCTAGTCATGGTAAACTCAAAGACCAACAGGCAGCTTTCCAGAAGATTACTAAGAGTGATGATAGATTAGGTCGTCAAGTTAATTTCTCATGGCACAATCCGTTTATAACTAGTTTGCCCAATTCTGTAGTAAGACCAGAATACAACTTCAACAAAACTAAAATAGTCAGCACTACTAAAGGTGATATCGAAGTGCCTCTAGTCTATTCAGATTCAGAGAAGGGAATAGTTAAAAGAATGCAAACTGGAGTTATATCTATTCCTGGTCTTGATAAGCCAGCTCAATGGTACAACTCTTTCAAATACAGAAATCTTAATAAAGGTCAAGCTAAGCCTTCAGAGCTGTTAGCATTACCTGCCCCTAATCAAGTAACTCCGTCTAACAGGGTATTTCACATGGGAGATGGTAAGTCAAGACAAGTTGTAGACATTACTGACCCAAACAAGCTGGCACAAACTAGAGCCACAGGAGATAGAAACAGACGTAATGAAGCTATTAGGAATGAAAGGCTTAATAAGCAGGCTGAAGCTAGAGAAGCTCAAAAAGCTAGAAATGAAGCTTTGACTGCATGGGCTACTAATCAACCTTCACCTAAACAACCATTAGCTGGAGCAGCCAGAGCTAATAAGGAAAGGACTTACAGAGAAGTATTCCAACCAGTAGCTGAACGTGAGTACAATAAAGTATGGGATGAAGCAGTTAAGAATAAAAAGGATTTTGGATATGAGGATGTAACTCCTAGAAGGAATGTGTATACTCCACCAACTCCAACTGAAATTACTGTTACTCCTACTAATAAGATTACCGATAAGAATGCCAGATACTTATGGGAATTAGTTAATCCGCCCAAACGTAGTACTGCTCATGTTAAAAGAGAACTTCCTAAGAAGCAATCTAAACCTAAGACTAAGAAGAAGTCTAAGGATGACAGAGTTACTAAGAAAGCTAACGGAGGAGTGTTAATTCCTAAATATCAAGGAGGTAAAGCTATACGTAATGTACAATCTGCTAATGATTTGAATTGGAACACAGACGTCTTAGGAAGTGCTGGTTACAACGACACATTAGGCATGATTAACCCAGCAAATGCTAGTACATACAATAATATGCAAAGAGATTACAGTAATCTTGGATTTACTGCTACTAAGCCTGGGGCTTCTAGATTATCTTATAATCAGAACGTAGCTAACTATCAGACTAACTTTAATACTAATACTAAAGTGAATACTGGAACTATGGCTAGTCTGGTTAAATCTGGTAGAATAACAGGTAGAGGTGGAAGTTCTGACAAGGGTACTCAATGGACTGCTGACGGATATGCAGGAGACCAAACTTGGTTAAGACATCTAGGAACTAACAATATCAGTGCTGACAATCTAGCTAAAGTTAGAGCTGGAGTTAATGATAATATTGATGTTATTAAGAACTTAAATACTGGAATGCTAAACTTTATGCCTAAAGCTAAGGCAGCAGGCATTACTAGTGGAAATCCACAACCAGCTATGCCAACTAAACTAGAATCTCCAGTTCCAGCTATGGGTAGTAATCCTACTAAGAAGCAAATTAGAGATGCTAAAAGGTCACAGAAAGCTGCCGGAGACGGTACTGTACGCGGAGCAGCTGGAGGTGAAAAGAAAGGTTTAGGAGGTTTTAGTGTATTGCCAGAGGATGTGATAGCATTAGGCAGAATGGTTGGAGGATTGGCAACTAATAACAAGGCAGCTGAACAGTACAAAGCTGGACTAAAACCATTGCTAATAGATACATATGAGAACACTGTACCCATTACTGGTAACTACTTTGCTAAAGCATCTGCTGATAGGCAAGCTTCTAATTTGACATCTCTTGCCGCTAGACCTAGAACTTCTGATGCATCGCTTCAGCTTGCTGGAGAATTAGAAGCACAGAACAAAGCTGGTGATATAAGATTCCAAGGAGATATGGCTGATGCTGATATGTTCTATAAGACAAGAATGATGGCTCAACAAGAGTCGGATGCTGCTAAAGCTAGAAGAACTGATGTTGCCAATAGAAATAGAGCTTCAATGCTACAAATTGATGCTGCTAAGGCGCAAATTGATTCTGCTAAGACTACAGCTAATTATCAGCAAGTTATTAATCCTTACCTATCTGGCATTGAAAATCAATTCAGACAGAATAGAGCAGCTCGTAAACAATACGATGCTGAATCTTATAGACAAGGGTTACTATCTACAATGCAGCCACAATATGATGCAGCAGTTCAAGCTGGGGATACAGCTAAACAGCAACAATTATTAAGACAGTACAATACAGATATGCTTAATTATTCTAGAAATAATGTTGGAATGCCTTGGATGTTCCAAAGAACTACTCCTTCTCCTAATGCCCCATATACTTATGCTAAGGGTGGAAGGTTGACAGCCCAGGAAAGGATTATAATTCAAAGAGCTAAGGATTTCAACAGAAGAATGCTAGCAGATAATAAGCAATTCCATAAAGACATAATGGCAGCGAAGAAGCAACATGCTGATATGATTAAACATATGTCTTCATTAACTTCTGAACTAATTAAGAAAGGAATGTCATGGAAATAATAAATAAAATACAGAAGCTACAGGGCGGGGGCATTCCCGCCTTTGTTAGCTATACTAACGTTCCTCAACCGCAACCTACGGCTCCCTATGTTGAAGGAGCAATGAGTAGCAATGTAGAAGCAGATAAGAATACAATAGGAGGTATAGATAAGTCATTGATTACTGCTCTGTATAAAGAAGGACTTATTAGTGATACTGATGCAGTAGCTGAAGAAATAGGTAATCTATTCAGTAGTCAGAACAACCCATTCAATCCAAATCAAACTGCCACAGCTTATAGAAGAACTCTTCAACTAATGGCAAGACTTAGAGAGGGCAAAACTCAACTAAAAGATGCTATAGCAGAGTCACAGAAGAATGGCTCCTTTGGTGAAATGGCGATTACTACTGACGGTAGATATTATGTGATGGGAGAGGACGGAATTACTACTAAAGCAACTCTAGAGCAAGGTGATAGAGTTCTTACTAATGCAGACCTGGCTGACCTACGAGCTAATAAATTGCCGTATGCTAATAATATATCAACTGTAATTGCTAATGGAGTCAGCATGGATAGTATTAATAAGACAGTATGGGACCTCATTGGTAAAATAGGTAAGGATAGCACTTCTAAAGAGTTCTTTAAAACTAAGAAAGGTAAAGATATAAAGGAGGGAATAGACGAATTACTAGCTGCTGGACAGGACGGAGTGTATAAAATTACAGAAAGTAGTACTGACCAATCAAAGAAGGCTAGAGTAGCTCTTACTTACTTGCTGTCTACCATGCCTAATAATGCCAAGGCTTTACTAAGAGGTAAGGCTGCATTGTCTGGATTGGACCCTACTAAAGGTGCATATGAATTACTGGCTGGTATGATTTCATCTGGAATTGATTCTGACTATTCTATTAAAGTAGATTATGATAAGAATGCCACAGAGGGAGCATCTGAATCTGGCTCTAAATCTAATAAGACTATGCAGATTAAACCTATTATGTCTTATTACATGGGGGAGAATGGAGATGCTGGTAAATACATACTTAATCCCGGACAAGGTTACCAAATGGAAGCGGATGCTGTATTTTATGGTACACCACAAGGACAAGACGGTAACTTAGTTGCTAAAGGCTCATTAGAGTCATTACTAATGTCTGGAATTGGAGGTATTGTTGACAGCAATAGCATTCATTTAGGCAATCAGAAAGTTGATTCTTCTAAATTTGGGCAGGTGCTGTATGACGGAACTCAACTTGCAAGGGCAGTTCTACCATACACATATGACCAAAACGGCAGTATAGCTCCAGACTTTGAACTTATGCCTAGATTCATCGAAGCTCAAAAAGAAATAGAATCCAGAGGAGCTAATATAAGTGCTGATGAAGTGCAGAGCATACTTATGAAGCATGACTTAGAAGGATATATGGTGCAAGATGCTAACGGAAGACTAGTTTGGGACAAATCTAAATTCCGTCCTTTCTTAATGACTAACGTATATGCTAGCGGGGAAGACCCATGGTTTGGCAGCAAGAAAGGTGCAATTGATGTAGATAGGGCAGGGGAAGGTTATATGACTAATATCAGAAGTATGCCTAATGTTGACCCTGATGATATAGAGAACTTATTTAAAGGAACACTTGGAATGAAACCTTATGATGACATATATAGAACAGTTGCTTATATGCCACTAAGAGAGAGTGCTGGATTAGCTCTTAACGTCGCTGGCGAGAATCCTACTGTACCTGCTGACTGGGGAGATATGACAATCCTAAAGGGAAGGGCAGCTAGAGCAGCTAAATTAGACTCATTTATGACTCCAAGTACATCTAAAATATTAAATAATTGATATGAATGATATAAAGAAACCTAATGATTGGTTTGTAGCTCAATTAGAGAATCCTTCATTTACTATGGACAATTTTAGAGATGTGGGATTAACAGCTGATAATACTGGATTACTAGATAAGAATACTTACAGGAATAGTAAGTTTGTCCAAGAAATGTTTAAGGATGAGAATGGTAAGTTTAATGAAGTAGCATTTAACCAAAAGTATGATAGTGCTGCATTTACTTATCAAAAGTTTGCCAATGACCAATTCGAGGATACAATCATGGAGGACGTTGATTGGGACCCATACTCTCAATTAAAACCTAATGACGCAGAGGATAGACCTATTAATTTTAATGTTAGAAGGGTACTTAATCCTGATAGATTGAAGACTGGTGTGTCACAAATAGGACGCACAGATAATAGAGAATGGACAGCATCAGAACTAGCACAAACACAGAAGGTATTTAACTACGAAACTGGTAAGTACGAAGACTATACTCCTAATGATAATGTTCTATTTGGCAGCCCATTAGGTTTCTTGAAATCACTTTCAGAACCTTTAGTACTTGCCCAATGGGATTCAGACGGAGAGCATAAAGACCCATACTCTGGCAGAATAGTTAAGCATAGTAAAGGTGACCTTAAATACAATGACGAAGGAACCTACTACTATGAGACACTAGCCGGAAGAGAAGCTTATGGTCGTAAGTTTAAATCTATGTTTGACAGTTTCACAGTAGACGGTTCTGCTGCTAATAAATATGACTTCTTTGATTCTGACGGACTTGATAAGTCTGTTACTGGTACTGTTATGAAGACAGTGACTTCACTAGCACCTTTATTTGTACCTTATGTGAATTTGGTATATGGAGGAGCTATGATTGGTGCTCAGTTAATGGATATACTACCCACTATTTATAAATCTACTCTAGGACTGAACGAAGATACGCCTACAGCTAATCTAATACAAGGTATAGGTAGAACATTTAAAGGCTCTAAATCAGAATACTCTCAAGGTAAATTGATGTCAGCAGAGAATTTCTTTGATTTAGTAACCGATGTGGCATTACAGTGGGGACAGCAAAGAACTATCTTCAAAGGCATGAATGCATTACTAGGTACAGATAAGAAGTACAAAGCTGCAATGCAAGCTGCTGATTTGGAATCAACTAGATTACTGGCTTCTAATCCTGATAAATATAAAGGAGCCATAGGCAGCTTGTATGAGATGAATAGGCTTAAAGGTACAAAAGCGTTTGAGACTATTCTTAAAAGAAATAACAGAATGGCAGCTAATACAGCTCTAGGTTATATGGCTATGATGCAAGGTCTTGAGACTTTTGAAGATGCTATAGAGCAAGGAGCTGATAGAGCAGAAGCAGCAGCTATAGCATGGGGAGCAGTAGCTGGCATGTATGCAGTTGATAGAACTGGACTTGGTGAATTATTCTTCCCAGAGCTTAAAGGAGACGCTCTCACTTACAGAAAGGCTATCTCACAAGTAACTGGAGAAATTAATAAGGGATTGGGTCAACTTGCTACTAGTAACATGCCTAAGCCTAACAAGCTGGCTAAAATGTTTAATACTGCTAAACAATACTCTTCTAATTATTGGTCTGACATTAGGAATCATACTACAGGATTCGTAGGTAAGGCTATAGGTGAAGGTCTGGAAGAAATGTCTGAAGAATTAGTAGTTGACTTATCGAAAGCTACATTTAACTGGGCTCAAGAAATGGGTTACACTAAGAGTAAACAGAAACTTGATGCTTGGGAGAATGCAGCCGAAAGATATGGTATGAACTTCTTCGGAGGAGCTCTTGGTGGTGCTATCTTCTATGGTGTAGATATTGCACAGAATAGGAAGGCCACTAATGAACAAACTAACCAAGAACTTATCTACCTTATTAGAAATGGCAGAACTAGTGAGTTAATGGAAGAATTAAATGACATGCGGAAAAAGGGCAAGCTTGGTAATAAGAATCTATCTGCTACTAAGACAGAAGACACAGACCAAGGCACAATATGGACCTCTCCTACTACTCCTAGTGACAATCAAAACGAAGCAGTCTATACCATGACTAAGAATTACCTACAGCATCTTGACGCTGTTATTAATCAAGAGGGATTAAACTTCTCTGATGAACAGCTCCTTGACAAAATGGTAATGGGAGACATTAGGATGAAAGCTCTAGCTAGCTTTGAAGTATCAGACGGGCAGAAGTTCGGTAGAGCTATAGAGAATGGATATAATGGCAAAATGCTTCAGGATTTTAATAGTTTAGTTTCCGACATTGTAGAAGTTCGTAGAAAGATAGCCGCATTAGAGTCTAATACACAAGACACTGGAACAGAAAGTAAGAAGAGTACTACTTATGCTGACGACTTACAAAGGCTAAGACAAGAGAAGGCTGACCTTGATTTGAAGAAACAGAAATTCCTAGACGGAACATTCTCTGAATACTATACTGGTCAAATGCTGTTCGCTATTGATAATAGTGTAAATGCATTCTTCTATGCACCAACATTTAGGGATTTTGTTGAGTTTAAATCAGGACAAAGATTCCAAGATATGGCTCCTGAACAAGTTAAAGGTTACGAGTCTGATTATGCATCTTATAAACAGCAAGACAAGATGCAAGCTCTTGATACAGCCTATGGTATATTTAAGAAGCTTAATAAAGATTTCTCTACTAAACTTGAAGAAGGTACAGTAACTTACGATGATTATTATAAGTTCAAAGCATGGGCATATAATAATCTAATCGATTTAAGAGCCACTGTTGACAAGTTAGATGTGCCAGAAGGTGCTGATGCTGAACAGGTACTTATTTCTAAATTAGGAAGAGACAAGAATATTAGACCAGTACTAAACAAGAAGTTCGTAAGAGAAAGATTCTCTCCTATTGAAGGTGAGTCTGAAGTTGACGCAGACCTAAGACGTCAAGCTATTGAAGTTCAGAATCTAGAAGTAATCGGAAGAGTGCAAGCTGTAATACAACAAGCTATGCAGTTTGGATTTATGGATGCTGATACCAAGGAGATTCTATTAAGTGTACTTGGAGACAAAATCTCTAATGAAGCAGCATTTGATGTAGTGTTAAAAGCTATTGCAAATGATGTACCAGTTTTAGATATAGACGGGAACAGAATACCACATCCTATATATGATGCCTTATTAGAAACATTAAAAGACATAGACGGTAATAATTTGGATACTGTTATAGACAATATTCATAATATTCTTCATTCTGATGTACATAGAAAGAGACTTGTTTATGACACTTTAGACTTCATGGACAACAATGGGGACGTGTACCCTTCGGAAGACGCTCCTGTAGTAATGGAGAAAGTCGAAGAGAGAATAAATAATTTCGAGAAGACATTTGTACAAGCAGCTAAGGATATGGAAAGTCTTGTAATGTCTAATCCTACTAATGCTACTATAGCTCAATTAAGGAAGGATGTTTTACAAATCAAAACTAGTCCAGTATATGATTTCCTTGACCAACTTACTAATACTGTATATGGAAGCAAACTTACTATCTTTGACTTACTAAGAGATGAGAATAGAAGACTAGAGAATGCCCCTTCTGTATCTGACTACGTATTGGACGGTAATAAGGAGAAGGAAATAGACCAAGCATTCAAAATCATAGACATGCTTAGTGCTGTTATTGACGCCAGTTCTACTACTGATTTAGACATCAATAATCCATTTGGACACAATGCTACTATGAATTACTTCTTAGAAACCTACTTCCCGAAGGAAGAGAAGTATGGGATTATTAGAGGTGATATAGCTGCAATCATGAAAGAGGAGTTGGCATTAATAACTAGGCAACTCACATTCTTGAAAGAGTTGTCCAGAATGAATGCTGTTAATCAGTTCAGCAAACATGGTAGAACAGGTCAACAAATATCTAAATTGACAGCTAATATATTAAAGGGTAAGGATAGATACCAGTTCCTAAAAGAACTTAAGTATAAAGGCATGCAGCTATTTAAAGATATAGATACTATGCCAACCCCTACTCTTGATGATATTGACAATGTTAGCTATGACAATCCGCTTATCTCTAAGGAACTTAGTTCATTGCAGAACAAACTGTATGACAACTTCCAGGAGATAGTGCAAACTACTGGAGATTCTCCACAAGTTATATTGAAGGACCTATTCTCTGATGTAAGAAATCAATTCAACATTAATAATTTGGTAGAGCAAAGAAACACCAAATTTAGCCCGGAGACTAAATCTTTAGAGGATTATGATGTTTATATGCTATTACATGCAATGATAGCTTTTAAGAAGTCAGATTTTGATTATTACTTAAGAGAATCCCTTGTTGAGACAGATGCTAATTATGCCCCTTTATATTCACAAGAATATGCTGCATATTTGGCTACAGCTATGGCAGTTAATCCGGATATAATGAATGCTGCTGTTAATAATATAGATACTCCTAAAGGAACTTATGGTAGTGAGTTAATACGATACTGGAATACTGTAATGGTAGACGGTATTGGTGGTGCTGGTAAAACAGCTGTTATTGCTAAGTTAATTCAGAACATTGTTAAGAAGTACTATCCTGATGCAGAGATATGGAAGGTAGGTCCAACTAAGCAACAAGTTGACAATCTTGTTAATTCTTTGGGAAGTGAAGGCAAAGCGTTTACTATAGAGGATTTAATGAGTCATGTATTGGGAGAATCTAATTATGCAGAGCTGTCTAATGATATATTACATAATAATAAGGAGTCTAAGCAGTTCACAATAGAAGAACTTGGCCCCATTACATCGCCTGGTGGAACAGTAATGGAATCTTATAGAGCTGCCATTATCAATGAAGATATAGAGTATAACGATGTTCAAACTCCGAGGCTTGTATTTATTGATGAGGCTACCTGGGTGAATAGCCTTTATATGCAACATTTGTCTAATTGGGCACATAAGAACAATGTAACTATTGTTCCACTAGGAGACTTAAATCAGAATGGATATGAGAATCCTACCATCAGTGTCTATAATGTTAAGTCATCTGAATCTTTAATGGTCAGAACTCCTAAGCTGGATATTAGCTTACGTATTACTAATACTCAACAGAATGATAATAATACTACGGTAAATGCGGCTTTGAGTGTGTTGACATTTACTCCAGAACAAATGGCTGATTCAGAGAGTCAAGCTAATGCTGTTAATAATGTCAAAGATACAATAAGTAACATGATGGAGTTACATTATTATCAAGACGGAGACAATATCCTTAATGGAAGTAAATTTGTCACTGCTATTACCGAAGACGACGTTAGACAAATACTAGAAAGGGACGGAGAAGTCGGATATGTGTATGATGATGAGAATACTCCTACTTACAAAATGCTAACCAATATGGCAGATAGTAGGATTATTATGCGTACTCCTAAATCAGTTCAAGGTTCTGAGTTTAAACATGCTATAATTGATGTAAACTTCAGTAAGTATAATACAAACACAGTCTCTGGACTTATTGATTATATGAAGTCATTTTATACTATGATGTCTCGTTCTAAGGACGGAGCTTATTTTATTAATAGCAACATGGGAACTATTATCAAAGAAGCTAATTTACGTCAAGATGAATATACATCTACTACTTCTGACCCTTCTGCTGTGATAGATAGATTCAAGGCAATTAGAATGGCTGCATTTAATGCCGAATTAGAGGGATATACTCCTTCTAGGAAAGCACAGGAGCCACCTATACCTGAACCTGCTCCAGTTAATCCAGAAGAAGCTCCGGAGCCAGTAAAATCTACTGATATACCAGAGCCTACTCCTACAACTAAAGAGAAATCTAAGGAAGTGCAAGCTCCTACATTTATACCACCTAGTAGAACTATGACTGGCACTAATGAGCTTGAAAATGAGTTCTTAGCAGATATAGAGGGTAAAGGAGAAGAATCTGTTATAGATGAATCATTACTAGGTGAACCTCTTTCTGGAATTAGAGCATACGGCTGGTATATGAGATATGGTATGGCAGAAACTTCCGATGGTAAATTTACTAGAGTGGTAAGGAATGATGTAGTTGATGATTTGAACGTCTTCACTAGAAGTAATGTAGAGTATGATACTAATACATTACAACCTGCCAAGGATATGTTAGTAGACGTTAGAAACTACTTGACATTTGGCGAGAAGTTTGATGCTGACTTCATTCAGAAACTAAGCGACAATGGTTATAAATACTTAGCTGGATTGGGTACAGAAGTTTGGAATAATGGTACGTTCAATCTAGAAATCAGGAAAGATGATACTAACGAAGAAGGCACTGATAAAGCTAGAGACAAACAGGGTTATGACTCTACTAAAGTAGAACCTGTTGCGTTCAATATAGTATATAGAATACCTATGGAGAAAGGTAATGATTTACAATTCACTATAGGTAAATTAACCAATCCTGACACTTGGCAGAAATGGAACAATAGTAACGGCAAAGATGCTGATATTGCTGCTAGAATTAATAAGTACAAGAAGTGGTATAAGAATATGCAGAAGGAAATCTTAGATAATCCTAGTACTGTTAAATATCTTGGAATTGATGAAAGTGATATATCATTCTCTGCTGCGACTAGACTTAAGAAAGTTCCAGACCAAACTTGGAACTTGGATAAGGTTAGAGAAGCATTTCCTAATGCCATTATTAGTCCGATGTATCTTTATGCAGGACATGGTGGAGTAGCTATGGTAGATAAGTCTGTAAGAGGTAAAGGTGTAGTATTTGCCACTTCTAACAAACATCTTAAAATTGACGGAGAGAAAGTAACTGAATCTAATCTTGCAGAGATGTATCTAAGAATGCAGAAGAAGCGTAAAGCCGCGCTAGATGAAGCTAAATCTAGAGGTCTTAGTGATAAGGATGCTCAAGCTGAAGTAGCTAAGACGGTACCACCACTTATAAGAATGATAGTAGCTAATTCCAATGGAACCTTTATTGATAATTACTTTAGACTGTCTTTTAATGATTTAGTTCATACTGCTGATGACGGTAAAACTAAATTAGACAAGAATCAAGTAAAGGAATATTTAGGAACATTTGGAAGTAATACTACTGCTGCTAGAATGCTAGTAAGTATGTGGAATTACAGGTCTGGATTAAAGAACTTCATTAAGGCTTATGACACTTACAGACAGGCTAATAACCTTGATGATGTTAGAGGTACTTCTGAAGTTAATGAGTTTAATAGACTAATCGACCAATCTACTGTGGATGGACAGAAGAGAGTTCCTTGGGATTCTTCTATTTATAATGGATTTATGTTTAGACTTACATACGCAGATGCTATCAAGACTAATGCTCCTGGTATGGTAGTAAGACCTATAAATTTAAGTAGAAATGAATGGCAAACATTTGACTCTAACGGTAAAGTTCCTAGAACTCTTACATACGGTGTTTACATAGACCCTAAAGTAGCTCAAGCTCAACTATCTATATTGGATAATCTATTTAGTATATTAGAAGAGTATATTTCATTACCGGGTAATCCGAACTTCACCATAGCTACTAACGGCAGAGATATGGACAATATCTTAGCACAGTTAATAGCTGACGACGGAGCCATAGAATTGACTGACGGTAAGAATACTTATAAACATGCAGCATCTAATATAGGTGGAATGGGTGGTTCATTCAAAATGGTTGGATTGTTATCATCAGTTTACAAACTATTCTCCGCTGGTAAGAAATCAGATGAAAGTTATGTATTCCGAGCTAAGGCTAGAGACGGTAAAATGAAGGAAACTAGGTTAGAGGAGTTATCATTTAATATAGTTAGGGCAGTTAGAGATGCAGGTAGAGATAACTACTTCTCTGTACTAAACAATATGTTTAATGTGATATTCCATGGCACTCCAACTATTAAAGAAGGAGCTGCAACTACTACATATGCTCCATTTATAAATGGAATATATTATACTCCTAGAACTCCGACTTCACATGATAGTAGACCTTCTGATTTCTATCCAACTAGAAATAATGACAATCAATTCTATATTGATACTGCTATAGAAAGTCCTAACTTTGAAATAACCATTGACCCTACTGTATTATCAGAGAGACAATTTAATAAAGGAGTTCCACATAACAGACAGTCAGAGTTTGATAATAACATTACGTTAATTGCTAATGGAGTATCCAGTGCTTTCACTGGCTATACCTCAATAGACCAAATCCTTAATGATGCACGCAATGAATATCTAGAGAAAGGTGATATTGCATTAGATGAAATATTAAAAGGAGTAGCAACTAAGGTAAATACTAGTCTTACTAATGACATAAATAACAGACAGCTATTAATTAATAACGACCCTGTAATTCATCTAGATATGACTGTTGATGTTAACAACATGCCAGTCATTAATAAGGTACATACTCTATTACAGGAAATAAATGTTAAGAGTCCGTCTGTACTACCCAAAACTAAAGACGGAGAGATTGATACTACGGGTATTCAAAATGTTGATTATAGTAGTGGTAATTTACAAGATTTTACAGTATATTTGCAAGGTGGACAAACAATTAAAGGAAGCATTATTGGAAGTGAAGTTAATATAGTTGATACAGTGATGTATGAAGTTCCATTTGACCCTAATAGAGAACAGAAACTCAAGATATTCGAAGATACCATTGGAGACCATGAGAATCTTAGAGAGACCGAAATCATGACTGTTATCCAAGAATTGAGAGCTACTACCTCTCTTACTCCGGAAGCTGCTGATGCACTTCTTGATAAGATAAGATTAGTGGACAATCACTTCGAAGGTTACTTGACTGATGAGCAACTTGACGACCCTGACATATTAGATGTTATGGAATATATTAACAGTCTTGCTAATAATAAGCAAATAATTGATAGTCAGAACTGTAAATTAAATATATAAGAATAATGGCATGTACTAACTTTGACATAGGACTACATAGGATTGATGCCGAAAGTGTCCTTAGAGGAACAGTACTTAAGTTTAGAAAGGCTGAACCATTGTCTACTACAGACTTTGTTCAGCATTTCTTTACTAACTTGAAAGGTACTAACCTATTCAACCTAGAGAGCGAGGCAGAGTATGTCTCGCTTTCTAAGGTTTTTGAAGATTATATTAAAACATCAAGAATACTTAAAGATACACAGAAAGAACAGCTGTTAGCTGAATATGCACAACCTCTAGGTCAGAATTTTGGACTTTCTCCTGAAGCAACTACAATTGAAGTAGCTGATAAAGACCTTATCATTCCGGATGCTCCAGAGAATATCAATAATGAGGTTTCCAACTCGGAGAAGAGAATACTTACTCCGTCTCTGAATGATACGTATGGCTCTGCTACAGTAGTAAAAGAGTACATGCTAAATCAATTCAGATATAATATAATTGAATCGTCTTTAGTTAATTTTACTGATGGTAAATTAATCAAGACTACTGATGATTTGAACATATATATTGCTAAATATAAGAATACTATGTTCAAGAACTTAGTCGATTATATTAAAATGACTAATGAAGAAGATGGAATTACTACAGATTTCAATATGCCTAACGCTATCTATACAGATGGAACTCCAGATGTGGAAGGTATGCAGAAAGTTCTTAGACTAGCTGATGAGTTGTTTAAGGACATGCCTAGGTCTAAACTAGACAATGCATATGTCTCAAGAAAGCAGAAGTTCGGAGACCTGTATAAGAATCAAATGCTGATTGATGCGTTTAATGCTTGGGCTGTACTGTCAAATGGTAATTTTGATACTATTCTTAAAAATCTATTCGGAAAGAATATGGAGATTAAGAACAAAGGATATATTGGAATAGAGATTCCCGTATCAGTTGATAAATATCAATTTAGAGCTGGTTCTAACATGGTTAAAACCTGGAGAACTAATGAGAATGTGGATGCAATATCTGAAATAGGTAATGTGTCTAGGTTACTTATTGAGCAAACTCCTGTGCTTAACTTTACCACTGGAGAGCAAATAAGGGACAATTACCTTACACTTAAACAGTTCTTGCATTCAATGAATAAGCTTAAAGACGAAGCGAACTTTCTATATTTTGGAGACAGACTGCAAGAATTAGTTATTAACTTCCATTCAGCTCCTAATTATTACTTGAAGAGGATTCTTGAAGAAATTATTAACAATGGGGGAGGTTCTAGAATATTTCAAATAAATGATTTGAATGTATTTAAATCTATTTATGAGAAGTTCTATAATGATAGCAGAGCTAACTCTCTATATAACATTATTAATAACGATTACAAGCAATCCAAAGCTATAACCACCTATGATTTGCTTGATTCAATATCTGGAGTTGTAGATAGAACTAATAATGCTAAGTACATTCAGTATGCCATGAATCAAGACACAAATGACTTAGATTCTATGGAAATTAAACAAACTAATGTCAACAGACGTAAAATCCAGAGAGAGAATGATATTGATATTAGTAATGAATTACGTGGCAACAGACAAGAACTACTTGACAAGTGGGGAGTAGAAGTACATAACGCTACTCTGGGAGACATCTCATTTAAATTACCTTATAATGGCGACACTATTACTCTTATATATAATAGGGCTGCTATTGGTAGTAAAGGTCAAAAGAAACTTGAGTTAAGTCCTTCTGATAAGGTTAAATATGGTTCATTAGATACTATATTAAAAGAGCCTTCATTTACTACACTAAAAGCAATCTATGAAGAGAATAACCCTCAAACTATAACTCCACAGGAGAGACTATATGTATCTTTAGTAGAGTTTATGGATGATTTCATTAATACTAGATTCCTAAATGGCAACATAGATTTACTGGCGGCATTTAAGAATGTAAAAGAAGCAGACAATCTAAAATATCTAACAGAGAACTTAATGTCTCTAGCTAATAGTTCTGCATTTGTAAATACAGTATATAATGAGTTTGAGACTAACAATCCAGACAACCTAGACCTGTATTCATTTATTAAGACCCTTAAATATTATACTGATAAAGTTGATGAGGATAGTCCAGAAGCTAGATTCTACTACGACAAGTCATCTAACTCATTAAAAGCTATTGATGGTGCTTTAATTAACACTTTGAATGATTTAGTAGCAGCAGAGCAAATAGTAACTGGAGAAATATTTAAATCTGTTATTAAGAACGCTGAAGGTAATAATATTCCTAATAGTAGGATTGCTAATTTAGCTGGATTGACTAGAAGATACGTCACAAGAACCATTATAGAGAATCCGAACTCTTCTTTAAAGAATACATTATTTGGATTAAATCCAGGTATGCTTAGAGGTACATCAATTAAAACCGATGTTGTTAGTAGAACTGGAGTTAAGAAGAGTGCTACTAGTTTCTCTGTAGCAGAGATTGGATATTCTTCAATATTATATGACTTCTATGCTAATCTATTAAGGAAGGTTGACAAAGGACAATCTAAGACTATTAATGTTCAACCTACTGTATATTCTGATAAGGGAACATTCGTAATGTGGACCTTAACTGCCGACGGAATCAAACTTGTTGACGAGAATGGAGAAGAGTTTACTATTGACTTACTTAATTCATCAATTTCTGATTTAAACAAAGCTATTAGGTCTACTGTTGGTTCTTACTATAAGAACACATTTAATAATGTGCTTAATGACTATAGAAATGTATATAGAGGAAGTCTTGATACATTCTTGCAGAGACTACAAGAGAATGGACTAACAGATGCTTATAATAGCATAGTTGGTAAGCAAGCAGCAGTGGATGCAGAGAATGCCAAAATAGAAGCACATAATGCTAAATTAGCAGAAGAAGTTGCTAAACAACAAGCATTAGCTGATGCGGCATTGCAGGCTGGAGATTATATGGAAATTGATGCAATTAATAACTATATATTAACAGAATTACAGCCTAAGGAACCTATTGACTTAGTAGATAAAATGACATTTAAAGACTTTCAAGCAATATTGTCAGTAACTACTAAAGGAGAATACGGTGATATGTCTTATCGAAATGGAGTCCCTAATATTGATAATGTACATGTTAATAAGGGAGGTTCGTTTGTCCTAAATGGAAACAAGAAAGGCGGACTGTCTCCAAATGCTTTATTGAATTTTAATGCTAATGAGTTATATGCTAAGGAAGATGTATATAATAAAATGTTCTTGAGAGAGAAGAAGAAGTTTGTCAAAGATATGATTGATAATAATATGACATTCCCTCTTAGATACGCTAACGGTAGAGTAAACTCTGTTTTAAATAAGGCATTAAATACTCTTATTCCTACTGATAAGGCATCATGGATAAACAATGATACTCAAGAATTAATACTAGCTAAGCAAGGAGACAAGGTACTTAGTAGGTTGTCTGACTTAGATAGTACATGGTTAAGAAATGATGAAGATATTACTCTAAATCCTATTCTCGAAAGGTACTTCTTAGCTGACTTTCTAACTTCAGAGAACTTGCGACTAGTCACTACAGGTAGTAGTATAGCACATCCTAATAAAGCTAAATATGGTAAAGTTAATCCTGTGTCATTTAATGGTATAGAGTTAGAGCAATCTTCTAGAGAACTTGCAGAATTAAAGAGAAATGTAATTATACCAGGTACACTACAGTATTTCCAACAAAACAGCTTGCTAGGTATTCCTAAGACATACAGATTGGCTATTATGAGCGACGTTGCAGCATTTGTGTACAACTTTAAAGGTGAGACATCTACTGTAGATGCACATGACGGTTCTGCGTTCTGTAATCCTATTATGTCTTATTTAGAGAACTTCTCATTACAGGATTCTGCTGTAGGTGATGATAAAAAGCCTATTGGGCATGACTTTAATGGGGATTATGGTACTGCTTCTTTGTTGAAATTTGCTACATTCTCTACATATAACGAAAGGATGAGAAACTCTATGAAATCTGACATTAGTCTATATAATATGTTTAGAAAGATGTCTGATTTCAAATGGAATCAGTCTACAAACCAGTTCGACAGAGCTTATGAAGGAATAGACCTTACTAAGAACATATTCGGAAACACTATGGAGCTTAAAGATGTTACTGGTGGTGAAAGAATATTCTACAGGGACGGTAACAATCATTATGAGATATTAGGTCTTGATAGAGTAGGTGACGGATTATATAATATTAGAACTCAAGCAGTTAATGAATATGGTAATCCAGTTAAAGCTATAGGAGACGCTAATGTAATGGTTCAGTTAAATGTTCCTATTAATTCATTATTTGAACTACATGCAGCACTAGGTGGAGTGTATAGTGAATCTCTTAGAAATGGAGAACTTGCTTACAGTGATGCTTCTTTAGCCGTTACTGCTAATTATGCTAACAATGTGGGTTGGTATAGACCTAATGGAGAGATACCTTCCCAACGTAATACTATTCAGCCGCTTAAACATAAGATGATTGCTTACTTGGTTAACAAGTCTGCAATTAAAGTGGGAGCCCAAAATATAAATGGAGATAGTTCTTGGTTTGATAACAGTCCTTTAATGGAAATGGAATTTAATACTGAAGGTCTTGGTATTCAAATGGATGCAGACCATGTAGTAACTGACCCAGAACATCAGTCCACAATGACAGAGTTCTCACAGGTAATATCTGCATTGGAAGCTATGGGATTCACTCACAGTATGGCTAAAATGGCATACAAGGACTTAGGTAGAGTGGCATTATCATCAATAGGTGGCATTAGAGATGCAGTGTATACATTAGTTGGGATTAAACCTACTGACAATCCCGATGTTAAATCTGATATTTATGAGATAGTAGGTAAAGCTATTATTAAGGAGCTTAATAAGGACGGAGATGAACTTGGTACTGCTAAGACTATTATTGAGAAAGCTAAAGCAGAGTTTGCATTAGATAGAAAGAATAATAATTCTCATGGAACTGATGTATATAAAATACCGTACAGTGACCCTTCTATCTTTGGTAAAACTTTATCTTCGTTTACATCTAATATTAATAAAACTGCTATTAAGAGGAAGTTCCCAGGTATGGGTGCAGTTATGGCTCCCGCATACAATATCGTACAACAATTCCGCATAGGAGGTACTAATTATAAATATGATGATATTTATAGGATTGCTTCCGAACAAGGAATGACTCCTGATGAGTATTTACAAAGTGAGCAAGCTAAAATAGAGGCACAGCCGGCATCTACTATAGATAGATTACTTCCTGGAGACAGAATCAAATTGCCTATTCAAGAAGTAGCATCAGTAGTGGCTAGAATTAGCCAAAATGCATTAGACAAGCAAATAGCTCTTGATTTGGCTGTTAAGAGAACTCTGACAGAACTTGAGAAAGCACAGAATGGAGACGGGGAAGGCGTAGAGATAGCTAAAGCACAGGATAACTATGACAAGGCTGTGTCTGCACAAGCTAAGAATCAAGCCAATTCTTTAATGACTGTAGACCAATATCTAGCTGATAGAGGTTGGAGTATAGAGGGCAGTTACGTACCAGTGTATGTAAATGATTTTGATACATACAACTTAGTAAAAGCTAATTTCTCTCAGTTTTATACTGATATTACTAGACCTACAGACTTAAAGCCAGCAGAGATTTATTGGGAAGATATGACCGGTATGAGACATAGCATATTTGATATGCCAGCTATACAAAGGTCATTCAGTGAAAGAACTAAGTATGACGGAGGTAAACTTCCTAAAGCTTTAGATTCTGAAATACAAGCACAAATACAAGCAACCTTTACGCTACTAGACAACGGATATATGCCTGTAACTGGTATTCAGAAAGCAGAGTACTTAGCAGACCCAGTCGCATTCAGTGATAAATATGCAGCCAATGGCTATATTAGGGATTTAGGTAACGGAGATATTGCTATTCCTATTCAGAATCTAGTTAATAATCCTGCTGAACTTTCTATTAGTAAACTATATGTAGACCAGTTCAACTTAGGACCTAATGATAGTATTAATGATGTACTTACACAAGGATATCAGTTCTTCGTTAATAGGTATGATAAATATCACGCTCCTAAAATTAAATGGTATGATATGATGTTTACTAGAGCTAATGGTAAACATGTGTATGTTGCACTCGGAGAAACTCCTTCCTTAATGGAACATCTATCAGTTAATAAAGCACTTACTGAATCTGATTTCGTTAGAGTTGGTAATAGTGTTATGAGGGTAGATGAAAATGGTGAGAAGATGTACGAGGCTGGATTCTATGATGAAAGTGGAGAGTATCATGAAGTAGTAACATCTTACAATGCATTAGGTAATAACACTACTGAAGAAGTATTAGTAGCTACGACTCCTGATAGTGTAATTGATATTTACGGAATGGATAGCTTTGATTCTGTTAAAATTAACCAATACACTAAGAATAAGGAAATGATGCAACGAGTAATTGAAGCAGGTTCTGAAAGAAATGACAGATTGCTTAAATTACTATTTGATACTTATAAAGAGAACGAAGGAGAAGAGTTTAGCGTATCTAGGTTGGCTTATCAATTAGACGGAATAGAGAAGAATCAGAAGATTATAGATGCCAAGAAGAAGTTTGTATCATTCCAGAAATCACTTGAATTTACAGTAGCTCGTATTCCTGCACAGACAATGCAGTCATTTATGAAGATGAAAGCTGTTGCATTTAATGATTCTGATAAGAATGTGGTACATGTATCTCACTGGCAGACATGGTTGCAGGGTTCTGACTATGATATTGATAAAGCTTATATTATGGGTTATGATTTTGATACCAGCGGACATTATGTAGGCTGGTCTCCATATTTTAATTTTAATAGTATCGAGTCACTCAAAGCATCCGAAATGCTACCTACTCCTAATGGTAAGTTATACGCATACGGAAGTGGTGGAGTAGACATTACTAACTATCTAAACCAACTTAACAAGGAGAACTTCTATAATCCAGAGTCCGTTTCAGTAATAGCAGAGATGCTTAACGCTATTGATGATGCTAGAATATTAACATATTCAGGTGAAGTTGACACCGATAATGCTAATTTCATTCTTAATAGAATTAACAATCATACTATGTATATGACTGAAGAATTTGATGAGAATGGAAAGAAAGCTAGAAATGGTAGACAGAAGATTAGAAGAAGCAACTTACTTCCTGCATTTAGAAACTCTGTATCATCTAAAATTAGCAATATTATCCAGAATTTGAAGAATATGAACCAGGCTTATTCTCCTATTGAAATGGGAGACCCACAAAGGGCAGCTAAGGAATCAGCATCTGGACAAGAAGCTAATAAGATTACCATGACATCACCCTCATCCAAATGGGTAATGCAGATGCAGAATATGGACGGTAAACAGGTAATTGGTATTGCAGCTGTAGGTGAGAAAGTATTCTTTGCTAACTGTTACTATTTCAATGAAGGTGTTAGAAATGGAGACCAGGATTGGTTAGACAACATGTTTTTCTCCACTAGATTTGAAGGCATTCAAACAATGTTAAGTGAGAATGGTAAACCTATAACAGTACCTACTCTAAGAAACATAATGGCCAACGTTAACTTCGATGATTTGGCAGTTAAGAAAGATTATTGGAGAAATTTAATAGTCAGAGCTGTAGAACAGCAATTGTCACCGGAGGATGTAGCTAGAGTAGTTCAAGAGCAATTAGGTATGCAACCAGACCAGTCATTAGTAATTTCTGCATTACTGTCAGCTGCTACTGATAATGCTAAAGAGTTGATTCTTTCTAAAATTAATGCAGGTCCTAATCTAGCTGGTATGTACTTACATATGATTATGTTAGGATTCAGTTTTAATGATATCGCTAAATTCATGACAAGCCCGACAGTACAAACTGTAAATGACTTAATGAAGGTAAATGTATTTGATGAATATCATGACCATGCATCAGTAGACTCTGTAGTTAGAGCATTGGAAGAAGGCCCTAATATTAGAAACTACTTCGATTCTACTTCTTTAGGTAACTTCTTCAAAAGAGTGCAAGAGAAACTACTTGACTCTGGAGAGGAAGCGTTCGATAAGAGAGGTAATTGGATTCAAGCTATCAAAGATAGGTTTGCAGAAGGTGATTCTATTGATGATATATTCCCAGCTGTATCTTATAGAGAACACAGATTCTTGGAAGAATATAAGTACCTACAGAAGATGAAAAATAGGTTGGACATGGACAGATTTGCCGAATTTAAGAAGGTAAATAGAAATGCTAGAGAGACAGAACTGTTAGGAAGATTCTACGGACTAAATCAAGGTATGCCTACAGATTTAGGAGGTAAGATGTCCAGGTTAAATACATATGAATCTGCAATTACTAGCAGAGAGCAACTATATAAAGATGACAAATATGAGAAAGGCTATAACCCGGAAGTAGTTATTAAGAACATCCTGAATGATAAGCCTTATCTATCCGAAGAGCAAGTAAGAGCTGTAGTCAACGATGCTGTTGCACAAGGTATTACTAATGGAGGATTTAGTATGAGGAAATTCCTTGACCCAATGAACTCTGGTTATAAGAAGTCAACCATAGCTTACTATAATCTAATAAAGGGAACTTGGAATATATTCGACATGATTGATAAAATTCCTCACTTTAAGGCATTGTTCGAAGTATATAACCTTACTGATACAACTGATGTAAATATCAGTACTAAATTCAATCTAGTAAATTCCTATAGAGAAGCTCTTATTAAAGAGAATCCTACATATGGTAGAGCTGTTACTAAAGAGCAACTAAATGCACTCGGTGAGCATGTAGACGATGTACTAATCACTGGCTGGTTGGCTAAACGCAACATTACCTTCAGAATGGATGAAGGTCAGAAGTATATCGGAAATGATATGACTCTGCATGATATTAAAGAAGGAGGCGAGGTATTTAGTTTGGCTACTAACGATGGAATTGCTAACTTTAAACTCTGGATGGAAAGAACAGTTATTCCGGAACTTCATAACGGAATGGTTGGAGATAAGAGGGTTCGCTCCTTATTAATCAACCAGTTTGTGCAAGGATTAAGTAGGAACAGACGTACTGACCCATTTACTAGAGGTAATACTACATATATGAAATTACCTATTGATATGATGAACGTAAGAACTGAATCAGACCAAGCAATGTTCAGTAGATACCAGAAAGATTTTGCAGCACTGAAGAGAATTAATCTGCAAGGATTACCTCTTACTGACTGGTTCTTCTTATATAACTTAGTTGTTAATAAGAATAAGTACGGTGCTGACAGACTTACTACTTTACTGAACACATTTGATAAGACTGATGTTAGTGACTTACTAATAGAGTATCAAAAGTATGTAGGACAATCAGACTATGATTTGGATGTTAACATGGACACATTCTCATTAGAAGATGCACTTATTAGAATGGCTCCTATTATTAGTGAAAGTGCTAAGGGTAGAGCTAGAGATAAGTATATTAGAATGAGAAATGAAGAAACAGGTCGTCTTGAACTGTATGAAAGGGACGGAGAAGACTACTATGAAGTAAATGACATCCCAGACCCAAGTAATGTAGACATGCGAAGACTATATGATGATTACTTCGTTATTAGAACTCCAAATCAGAATGCTAAAATGAAAGAGTTAGTCCTTAATAGGAATGATTCTATGGAGAATATAGTTAATAAGATTAAGAGCTTAATGGAGCGCAATACTATACAAATAAGAATTAATTGTTAACATGAGTTGTACAGTAGAATTTTTAGTACATTCTAACGAGGGAGCCCCTAGCTTATTTAAGCTAGAGGTTCCTGACGTTAGTGAAATGTCTTTAGAAGATGCAATAGGAGCATTAATGGGAAATGTAGAGAGTTATAATGATTTTATTAATGCAGTAAATTCAGGAGGATTTCCTATTACAGCTTTGGATTCCAAGAATCTTGGCAAGGACGGATTACCAATTGGTAATTATAATTTAAATACAATTAAAAATGAGTTCCCAACTCCAAATATTACCTACTTAGTAGACAAGTTGCAAGGGGAAGGTGAGGACTTAAATAGGAATAATATACTACTCACTAATGCTAGATTTAGCCTTGCTTGGAATACCAATTATGGTATATTTAGAGACACTAGTGGCAGTTTGGCAGTTATTAAGCCTAAAGAAGAATATATAGAGACCTATCTAAAGCAAAGATATGTGAATACAGTATTAGATAAGGCTCCTAAAGAACAAGTTCAGGAAGTAAACAAGAATATAGAGTCTGCGTTAAAGATGCTAGCTGCAAGTAATGATACTTCATCCAGAGTGCAGACTATCATGAAATATATAGGGTATGACTTTAACACTAATAGTATTCATGGTAATGTTATACCTGCTTTTGTGAATTACTTCTATACTAGTGCTACTTTCAATGATGCATTATATAAGAATGGGCTTGTTAGTAAATTTAATGAGCTGTTTAATCAAATAATAGGTACTCCTACTACTGAAATTCCTTCTTATTCAGATATTACAGTTCAAGCACTAGTAGATAGAGCAGAAGTATCTGGGAACTACTTACGTATATCTAAGAAAGATATGCAAGACTTTATGGATGCTTATAGCTACGGAGAACTGTCTGATGAATCTATAGTATCTACTATACAAGACTTGAATAATAAAATTGACAATGAGAAGTTCTTAGACATTGCATTTATAAGTGATGGGGGAATATTATTAAGAAATACGTTTAAGCAGCCGGAGTTTGACAAGACTATAGTTAACACAGAATACTCTGGAGAGTTAATAGAGCCTATTGAAACTGTAGGGGGTTATAACATCGCTAAATATAATGACAGATATTATATAGACAGTAGGATTGTTACAACTTCAGACGGGCTGAAAGGAGCAGGAGTAGATAATCTCAAATATGCTAGAAGTATTGCCAATAAACTATTAGACAGACCTATAGATTTGAAATCGGTTACTAGTAAACTCAAAAATGGAAGTTTAGCAATACAAAGTCATCAATCTTTACAAATTGGAGACAGATTCTCCGTTTTGGATATAGAACTAAATGATAACATAAAGCTATACAATGATAAGGATTTAGTTAAGAGTATTACTTTTAACAACTTCATATCAGAGCTTAATAAGAAGCCCCAATATAAGAAACTAATTGGCATACTTAAAGAGCAGGGACTTAATATAGAATCTATACTTAACACTCAAGAGAAATTGGAGACTTTCTTCTTATTAAAGAATCAATTAAGAGACCCAGACATTCATGCTTCTCTATATAACAGTAAAGTACCTAGTATGCTAACTCAAGACAAACTAGACTATGAGCTGCAATTAATGACAGAAGCTTTAAATACAATTCAGAATGCTACCGAATCTGTATATGAAGTAACTGGGGCAAATGGGGACAAATACTCATTCAGAAAGCTAGAATCAGAAAGAAGTGTACCAGTTCACAAGAAAGTACCCAGGTCATTTAAAAGTGAAATGGTAGAGATAGCCAATCACCTTAGTAAGAACTATGGCATTAATGTTAACGTAGTTACTGCTAGAGAGATAGCTTCTAAATTCAGAGGAGTGATTCCTAATGCTGGAAGAACTAATGCATTTATTTATAATGGAGAAGTCTATCTAAATGTAGACAGAGCTACTACAGCTGATTCACTGCATGAGTTTGCACATTTAATTATGGGTTCCATGAAGAGGACTAATCCAGGTCTTTATTATGGGCTAGTTGAACAGGTGGAGTCTCTGGCGAACTATGATGATAAACTAGAAGCATTTAGGATGATAGGAGATACTAGAGCTGTTCCTGACTTGAATGAGGAGATATTTGTTACAGAGTTTGGTAATTACTTCGCTAGAATCGCAGAGCCTTGGTTTGAAGGTAAAGAAGCTTCACTAGAGGAAATGGGGAGAATATTTAAAGAGAAGACTCAAAAGACATTCCAAACTAGTGATGATATTAAGAATGAGAAGTTAGGAAGACTTCTTAATATGTCTATAGATAATATTATGTCTGAATTTGGTAGTGCACTTATTAACAACGATTTAGCAGCAGGTTTTGATATGAACTTAGCTTCTGAATCCCGTACTATAACTAATTTAATTCAGAAATTAATAAAGAGTGGTAACTTAAAGGAGAATTGCTAATGGCTTGTTCATATAGTTTAAATATAAATGGTCAAGTAGTACAATTTGGGGAGGGTAATAACAACTATGCAGACCTATTTGACTTCTTGATAGCACATAAGAATCAGATAGAATATGGTCTTATATCTGATATCGTACTTAGTCAGGACACTAAGCAAGCTGAAATAGTAGCTAAACTAAGAGGTATCAGAAGTGAAGCTAGACTTAGAGAAGACGGAGTAGATTTAACTGGGGGAGATATAAGTTATACTGCTTCTGACGGTAATATGTCCGTTACAGATTTCTTAGAGAAAGGAAGGTCTGGTGACGGTGAAGGCGCATTAATTCAGCCCTTTAATGTTACTAATTGGAGAGGCAGAACTGTTACTGAATTAATGGATAAGGAGAAGATTAGTAGAGAAGAAGCACATGCTAGAGTAGACCAAACGTTAGAGATGTGGGATAGAATAGCTGAAACTGGTATTGATATACATTCTATGATTGGAGACTACTTTGCAGGGCATTATGACTTAGAAGCCCTGACTAAGAAATATGGAATGCAATACAACGAAGCTGTTATTAAATCATTGTATGATAATTTAGAAACACTTAAAAGTGAGCTATATAGAGCTCATGGTAAAGGTGCTAAAATAATGTCTCAATTTCTGGTTGATGCCAATACAAATGACGGACTTAAACTAGTAGGTTCTATCGACTTAATAGTTGTAGATGAAGAAGGACAACCTCATTTGTATTTATTTAAAAGTTCTACCAAAATTTCTAACGACTGGGATGCAGCTAAAGCATCTAAATATGATTATCAATTAGGATTTTACAGGCAGATGTTAGCTTCTAAGGGAATCCCAGTAAGAAATATGGAACTTAACATAATTCCAATGAAAATAGAAGGCCTAGATGAAGGTCCTTTAACAGATGTTCAGTTTGAGGCAGTACAAGACAGGAAGAAAGACACATCTTCAGCTGTTAATAGACTAGCTTGGGGAGTAGGAGAATATTACTCAAATATTAGTAACATAATACCTGTAAGGATTACTGATGAGACTGTAGGACATCCTATTAAGGACGGAGTGCTTAACACTTTATCAAAGTTTATTCCCAATCCTAAATTACAGAGCAGAATGGATAGAATAGACGTAGATTCGTTTATTCAAACTCAAGTACATGATTCACCACATCCTTCAGAAGGAAGGTGGTACTTTAGTGATTATTACAATCATAGTAAACCTATCTATATTAAAGATACAGCTGATAAAGCTGTTAATGAAGAACTTAGACAAAAGGTTGAAGAATACTTGAAGAAGAGGGATAGAATCTTTGCAGAGAAGAGACAGGCATTTATATACGATTTGGACAAGGCTTTAAAGGGTTATAAACCTCTAGACCAAATCGTACCACCTTCAGGGTTTAAGACTACAGCTTTTGTAGTAAGTACATTTCAGAAGTATGTAAACGACCCTGGTTGGGAAGTGGTTGATATGGAGAATCTTAAACAGATGGGAATTATAGCTATTCATAATGTTATTACTAAGCAAGTGGACTTTGTGGCACTTAGTAAACATGATTTAAATACTATTATACCACTGTCTTTAGGAACTACTATGTTGGGAGACTATGAGAAAGACGCATATGCTATGAATAATCCATGGTTATTAAGGTCTACTAGCGGTAATATAGAGTTGATGAAGATTATGGCAGCTATTAATGAGATGCCAGAAGTCTTCGGAGATGTATTTAGGATTGGGACATTTAAGGTCTTAAACGCAGATACATCTACAGCTACTATAGCCAATATGAGGAGTATAAGAGAAACTTTCAACTTATTAGCAAAGGAAGCTGGAGTAACTAATAGACTTAATCAGGTTACATTTATGGATGAACTTGAGGTTTTAAAAGGAGAGTTCTTAGCACTTATGAGTAGACCGGATGCTACTCCTAGAACCCAGCAAGAATTAAACACTAAAGTACGTAAGGCATTATTTGACATAAATGCAAACGATAAAGCTGCTACAGCCGACAGGTTAGAAGATATAGCCAAAACGTTGTATACTTCATTCCCAACTATCCTTGAGAAAGCATCAGTGGAGGATATAATGAAAGAGAACTCTAATACTGGTATAGAAAGATTCTATAAAGCAGTTCTAGGAGCGATGCTTTATTATAGAGATATTCCATTTACACAGCCGGAGAAGATGGGAAGATATACTCGTAAAGGAGCTCCATTATCAGGAGGTATGGATACTAACCCTGAACTAATTCCAGAGAATAATATTAGACAGGCTGTTAAATTAGTAAGAAAGGCATTTGATGGAGTTACTAGGAAGACTGAAGAATATTACTATCCATTCTTTAATGACTACGTTAAAGCCTTGTGGAAGGATAAGGGATACTCAAACGCAAGAAACTTAGTAATAGGAGACCAGACTAAAATATACGACAATATGTTTAGAAGAAATCCAGACGGGTCTCTAAATGAGCAAATGCTGTTTGCTAATCCTTACGATAATAGTACTCCACTGTCATCTGAAGAAAGAAGATTCCTGAAGAAGATATTATGGGACATCAACAAGTACAGATTTAATCTGGAAGGTAAGTCAGAATCTGACTCAGAAGTGGCGCAATTAAAGAAACAAGACAAATGGTTCTGGGTACCATTGCAACAGACTAATAATAAGATATTGCAAATGGGAATTGCTAAATGGGCTAGCCAAGAGACTAAAGATGTTACTATGAAGTTTAAAGACTTCTGGAATAGGGAAGAGAATGATGCATATTCGGAGGAAGAATATACAGCTAAATCTGACATGATTACTAGATATGAAATGTATAATAGGTTTAACATTTCTGAATCTAGTGAAGATGCCAGACAGGCATTACTAGCACAATACAATTCTGATTTCTGGGAACGTAATTTGGAATCATTAGTAACTAGCTATGTGTTCGCCGCAGAACGTAAAGATGCCTTTGATGATGTGCTCCCGGCAATTAAAGCAATTAAATTATTAGCTCTTAACTATGCTAAAGAGACTGGTGTTGATTTAACAGTGTTTAATGAGACAATGGATAATTACCTTAAAATTGCAGTATTTAACCAATCCATTATTAGTGAGGAAGGTAAACAGTTATACCAAGCTGTGGGCCCCATTAAGAGATTAGCATCTTTCGGATTGTTAGCATTTAATGTTACTGGTGGAGTCAGAGATGTATTTGACGGAATGTGGAAGAACTCTGCAATGGCCTTTAGTAAAATGTATTACACTGGAGAGAAATTTACTTATAAAGAATTACTACAGGCCGGAGCTATTATCATGAAAGACGGGCCAGACTTTTTATCAAGAGTCACTAAGATAGAGGCTCTTAATGCTAGAATGAGACTCGCTGATTTTGATATGAATAAATTGTCACAGAGGTTAGTAAGTAACAAGTCAGGATTGTCTAATCTATCCAGGTATACTTATTGGTTTACTACAGCACCGGATTACTATAATAGAATGACCATGTTTATAGCTCAAAGTCTACATGATGGGACTTGGGATGCTATAGAAATGACTAAGGATGGATTAAAGTATGATTGGAAGAAAGACAAGCGGTTAGCTGCTTATGCTTCTGGCAATAAGAGTAATCCAGACTACAATAAGCAAAGAGGTCTGTATCTATCTATGATGAAATCTTTCAATGAAACTGAAGGTCTGAATCTAAAAGAAGGTGATGCATTACCATTTGCTTATACACAGGACGAAGTACTTGCTATTAAAACTTTATCAGATTTAGTTTATGGTTATTATGACCATGACGGAAGAATGCAGGCCGAGAAGACCTTTATGGGAGCGTTGCTTGGTCAATTTAAAACATTCTTGTCCGCAACCAGGAATGCTTATTTACTAGAACCAAAGAACTATGGACTGGCAGGTAGAGTTCAGGCTAAAAATGATAATGGAGACCTCCTATGGTACAAGGATATAGTAGACGATAATGGAGAAACTAAAACTATAGTAACTACAGAGAATACAGGAGTGCCGGTAGAAACTTGGGCTGACAGATACCTAGAGGGAATCTTTTACACCCTTAAAGATGCCTGGAGGGAATTTAAATCCGGAGGGCTTAAAGGAGTCAGAGACAACATATGGAACGAAGATACTGGTGTCAAGAAATCTAATTTAAAGAGATTAGGACATGACTTAATGCTGTGGTTGTTATTAGGAGCTCTAGGTCAGTATCTAATAAGGTTGTGGGCTGAAGCCAGAGAGGAAGATAGAGACCCATTAAATCCTACTATGTCTAGGGCTATGGAAGATACAGTGTTTAGTCTATTCCAGAGAGGATTTACCAATTCATTTGGCGATGTAACTCCTATCAACACTATGTTGAGTTTAGTTAATAATTCAGAACCTGTATCTATTGGGTATCTTAGCACGGTGTTCAATAATACCTATGAATTTGCATTTGGAGATAAGACTCTATCTCAATACTTTATGGGAACTACAGGATTCGGTAGAACTTTCAAGGGAGCTACTACTGAACTAAAGAATATAGCTAAATTAGCAGCTGACACAGTTAAAGAAGATACAGAGTAATAATCAAAAAAAAATGGCCTGTACAGTAGAGCATTACACTCCACCATACAGGCCATTATTGTTTATTGAAGCACCCCTAGGGTCTCCATCATAGTTGCTACTTTGACAATTAACTCACCGAGAGTTCCGTTATTATCAATAACGTAATCGTAGTCATTATAATCATCCAAAGCATGTTCTGAAATATGATTATCTAGTAATCCGGTATCTCTGTTTACCTTAATGACAATTCCTTTTCTATCTTTGATAGCCTGGACTTCATTTGGAAACCTAGTATCTGGCATAATCCAACAAGGCTCTACTGTATTCATATGTATGAATACAGTGTTACCGTATTCATCAGTACCATAAGTAGGATAACTCTTAAATTTCCTTTCATAGTCAAACATCATAGATTTAACCCATAGGTTAGGGTCAATAGTTCTTCCCACTTCAGTACCTAGTACTTGTAGGAACTCTCTATGAGTCATAGGCTCCCCTTCACTATTACTAATTGGAATATGTGTAAATGATTCTTTGATACTCTCTGTCTCAAAGCTTGACTTATCACAACCCAATATAATGGACGCACACTGTTTCAGCTTCTCTGCCCATGGATGTTTCTCCCATACACTAAGTATAGGAGCAATATCCTCACTTTCACGGACAGCTTCAAAGTGTTTAGCATTCAGAGTTACTTCTCCCCATAGTTTAGAAGATTTAAGCCAACTTATATACCGAATGATATTACAAACTGTATCCTTACCGCTTTGCTTCTTACCAACTATACCTATAATCATTCTTCTAGAAGGGTTATTTCATCGTCGCTATACTCACAATCTCTTACTTCTAAATCTCCTAGGTCTACTGTGTCGTAAGCCTTTTCCCAAGCTTCGTCTTCACTATCGGCTTCAACTTCTATGTCAAAGCATAGACGACATCTAAGCTGTCTATCGATACTTACATTATACTTCGGCATCAGTAGTAGCTATTACTAACTCACCAGAGTCAATTGCTTTACGAATGTATCTCATTAATGTGATAGGTTTCGGATACTCTGCTAGAAACGTAGTAGTTCCTACATCGTCTCTGTCATTCATGTCTATTGGAAAGACAATAGCTTTATCACCAGCTATTATTTGGTAATAAAGCACACCAGCTATAGCATGTGATATCTTAGCTGGATAAGGTAAGGTTACAATTTCTTTTAATGTCATATTATACTACACAAGATTTTACTAAATCAGCAATCTGTTTACCATCTACGGCAGGGAATATAGCTTTAAGCTCTTTGATAATGATTCCCATTTTGCTCTTAGGAATCTTAGGCCCGTCTTCACATCCTTGTAATGCACAGACTTCTACTAACCCTAAAGCAAGTACTTTATCATCAGGGACCTCGGGCAGAAACTCATTCAAGATAAGAGATTCTGCCATTTCATTATCATATAAATCCTGACGACCTGCCATACGATACTGTTCGGCATTATCAATACGTTGGTCACGTAACTTCTTAATAATGGCTACTTCAGCAGCATTGTCAAGAGGTTTAGCATTCTTAGCAGTTGCATAGTTGCTAAATTCCGTCTTAATTGCACGGAGAACTGTAGTCCGAACAGCGTCATGGTTCTTCATGGACTCCATAATTAAGGAGTTTAATTTATCATTCCACATATCATTTCTATTTAAAATGTTAATTACATGTCTTGCGTCTTCATCAGTAATACCCGTAACTGTGTTAGTCTTAATGAAGTACTTCCTCTGTTCTGCAAGCATACTTCTGTCATCATCCAATATAGCATAAACATAAGGTTCGGTTTCGGATGCTAACCAATCCCTTATTTCACAACCTCTATGGACTCCAAACGGAGTAATACTATGTATCTTGAACTTTAAACCAGCTTTGTCAAAGATTGATTGCAAATTAATTTCAGCTCTCCAAGAGGAGCTGACTACTACCTTGCAGCCAGTCTCTTTGACTATTCTGTTTACAATTTCAACACACTTAGGGTCAAAGTCACCTTGAGGATACACATGGTCCTTATTCCATTCTGCTCTGTACCATGAGACACTATTGAGAACCCCGTCTACGTCTAGAAATAAATATTTGTTAATCCTTTTCATAAAATGTTACTTGTCTGGAGAATCCGTTCTCTAGTATATCCTCGTCTGGTGATACTTCATTCTCAACATCTGCTGAATACTCTTCTATGTACACTTCAGTATCAACATTCTGTATGGTACATCCAGCAACCCAAACACAATCACCCTTATCTATAATAACTTCATAGGGCAGCGCTGACCTGTAATCAGTACGATAAATTTTACCAGTTTGTCCAACTTCTGTATAAGCGGAGTCTAGGACTACTTTGACCTTAGTGTCTTTAGCTAAAGCATATCCCTTTCCTTCTAATGCACAGACACTGGTGTCCAATTTGTGTAGTTTGTAATTACTTAACTGTATTGCATACAATGAATGCTCTGATAAAGTCATAGAATATACACAAAGCAAATCACCATATTTGAGGTCTTTTGTATCCTCTCCTATATACTTGATACAATCGTCAAGGTATATTCGAGCAATAGGTTCAGGAGTCCAAATTTGGAAGTTTCCAGAAGGGTCCAATAAGTCATTATAAACTGGAATGATGAGAGCATCTTCTAGTTCATTTCTGTATCTATAATCTGCTCTAATTGCTAACATACTATCCCAACGCACTTCCGACTCTCTTATACCAGGACTGACTACAGTACCGTAAGCTCCTTCGACTATATGAGTATCTTTTGAAGAAACCATTCTAACTCTTGTTCCCTCAACAATTTTAAACTTTCCCTTTTTCAGATTCATGTTTCATAAATTCATCTGTTAATTCAACTCCTAATTGACATATCTCTTTAAATGACCTCTCATGTAAGAGGTCATTGTTATTGATTAATGCTAATGTAAATTCAAATCTCAATCTTTCATACTTTTCATGTTGCTCATTAGCTTCCTTTTGAGCTTCAGTTGCCTGTTGTGCAGCCTTAATGCCCTCCAGGAACTCACCCCAATCTTTACTGTTGTCCATAAAAACTAGGGTTTAGATATTTCATAGTGTGCCTACGTAATATATTCTCTGCTGTACCAGAATCCCATTTAGATTTGCTTCTTATAAAGGCAATATCCTCACTTGAAACATTGGTCATAGCAGAATCACGGTCTCTATCTGTCTCAAATCCACCTACATAATGTACAATAGGACAATCATCTATGGTATATGGGTCATCATCCTCGCATAAGTCTGCATTGAGCTCATCTACCATGTCAACATGATAAAAACCGTCTTGTCCAGCTACGCCTACTCTAAACCTAGGTTCAGAGAACATATGATAAATGCACAAAATACATGGAGGACACTCTGTATCATCTGTATTCTCCTTAATGTAATTTGCTATGAAATTAGCTGCCATTTCATCACAACCCCTACAATCTCCGACTACAAATTCACAGTCATCGTAATTATCGTTGCATGTATCTATTACATCAACAATTGCTGGAACGTAGAACTTCTCAAATTCTTCAGGAGTTATGTCTCTGTGTCCACTAATAAAGTATGTCATTCAGCAAATAAATCGTCTAAACCTTCTACTTCTTCATAATCTACATAAGTATAAAAGATGCCTTCAATGAGATGTCTATGATTAAACGCCCACTGGTAATTATCAAGGTCAGATATTTTAACCCACATGATAGCCTTTACCTCATTCTCCTCTCCGCCTAGCTGTCCTTTGATAGCATTAGTAGAAATTCCAATATGGCTCTCGTCTACTACAGCCATGAACCTCATAGTAACATTCTGTCTGTTAGAGTCTTTCGGGTCATCGTTAACGCTACACATATAAAGAGCACTAGGTTCAATCTTAACTCCAGTTTCCTCGTAGATTTCCCTAGAGCAAGCTTCTGCTAATGTCTCATCAAAGTCCAAATAGCCACAAGGACAGTTCCAATATCCTTGAAAGTCTGGTGCTCCTTCACCTCTTTGATTAGCAAGAACACACCATTCATCGTTAATTTTACAAAATATAAATCCTGCAACGGCTATACTACGGTGAACCCAGACTGTCTCCCCAGCATGTTCACCTGTTTCAATTGTAATAGGATAATTCTTCATTAGTAAAATTCTTCAGTTAATCCAGCTTTATACATATAATCTATATTGGTCAATGAATGCTTCTACGATATCTCTTACAAATGGCTGGATGTATATTCCAAGCTTTACTCTATTGCGAATGCAAGTAGAGCATATTGTTATTTGCGGAACATATACAACATGTACATTCTCCGGAAGGTCTTGTGGGGTCTCCTCTCCACTTACCACCATGAGGAATTTATAGTCATACAATATTACAGACCCTTTATGCCATTCAGGAATATCCTTGTAGGTTTCTGGAGTAGTAATGATTACTAATTCATCCTCTGGCATTCTAGACCTCAATTCCTCCAGTACAACGTATGTAGGTATACCTCTGGGATAAGCAGGACCTGCTAAGTCTTTCTCTACATCACTTACATGTACAAAAGGCAAAGTGTCGAATTGCATACAACTCATAGCATACCTATATGAAAATTTAGAGCTATTCTCCTTCCATAAGTTTTGATAAGTAGGAATCACTAACACTCTATCTACCTGATTGGAGTTAATGGCTCCCATTACCACATTTACATGCCCGATATGGGGAGGGTCAAATGAGCCAAAGAATAATCCTACTCGCATTGCATTGCCTCCTTAACTGCTGCTTTAACTATACTATCAAGTTCATGCTTACACTTCTTACAGTCTCCTGCATGTGCAAACCAATGATTTTTCCAGTAATATGTATGACCATTCAAAGTAAGAGCTCTGATATGACCATTACGACAAGTTCCAACCTTGTCATGGTTGTCAGTCACATTACTACTGGGAGTACAACTAGAAAGGAGCCAAAGCAAAGCTAAGGCTCCATAATACAATTTCATTTTCATCTAAATCCAATTTTAGGTCTATCACTTTCAATTTGTTCACCACCATTGTCTGTGCCTAAGTTATAGACATCACACAATGCCATGTCTTCAGTTACAGGTTCAGTCTTACCAAGTTTAACAGCTAAGGCAGTAGCTTTATCTTTGGTAAGTTTACCAAATTCATATTTAACTTTCAATCTTCCTTTACGTAATAATGCTTTATCAATACTACTAATATCAGCATTAAAGGTACATATGAACTTAAGGTTTAAAGAGTCTCCAAGTATACCGTCTGACAGGTTTAGTAAAGAGGATATTCTGTGATTTCCTTTAGTGTCCCTACTTACTAATAAGTCCTCGCAGTCTTCTACTACAAACACTGAATCTCTCTTATTAGTAAGAAGTTCAATAAATGAAGCATCCCCAATGTATTGAAACGTAGAAGCGTCTAAGAACACAAACTTTTTATTGGGATTGTCGGCTATTAGCTTTCTAATATAACTAGTCTTACCGCAACCAGGAACTCCGTGTAGTATGGCAATTCCACTCTCCTTGGAATTTATCATATCGGTTATTTGTTGATGTGGTAAGTCATCATTATAATTAGATTGTATATCACAATCTTGTTCTTTTACCTTCATGAGTGTAGTTCTGAATCCTTGATTACTGTAGGTTACGTATTCCATAGTAGCTTTAGCCTCTTTATATACCAAGCAATCTACTATTTCTTTTGGAATATCATCAGTATTCAACATTAGAATTTCTAGGTCCTGAAGGTCTATAATATACTCATCAGTAAATAAGAAGTAATCATCTCCCCACCTTATATGAACTGCATCTGGAAACAACTTTAAAAGGTTGTGTTGAGTTGCCCAATAGTCTATAGATTTACTTCCGGAAATAGATTTAATCTTTCCTTTAGATTCTGCATCTGACCATTCTCGTCCTTCTGGTAAGTCTACTGCATAATAATCTGTTCTAAAAGTCGCCCTATGTGGAGCTCTTCCATGTATCTTCATAAATACAGCGGCTAACGCAGAACCCAACCCGTAAGTTGGGGCTATGACTACATCATAACACTCTTTAATAGCTGTGTGAACTCTTCTCTCTAAATCATTCATATAATTCCCTAGATATATAAATTGGAGCTTTCTTACGTTTAAATTCGGAAGCTAAATGTCGGCTCCAAACCTTATTGACTACATCTTCTCCATGCCTAACACATAATTGTGACCAGCAATCAGATTCTGCCATTTCATCATGTGGATGAAGTGGTTCTCCATGCTTCTGTCGATACTCCTTAAATGGAATATATCTAGAGAGTATATCATCAACCTCATCGTAACTCTTAGCTCCAATTTGCTCTAAGTCACTGTTACTAATGCCAAGACCGTCCGTAGGAGTAAGAGCTATAGATAACTCTATAGCATCAGATTTACTTCCAGCACCAGTCATTATAGTATGGTGGTGTTCAATGTTTTTATAGCGATTACTAATCCACTTAGCTAACTCATAAACTTCTGTCTTCCATAGGTCTTGAATTGGGTCAAAATCACCTACATCACCATGAATAGTCCAGAATCCAAGCTGATATTCAGTTTGATTATCTGTACTCATTACTAATCCTTTATGGCGACTAGCTATATCATATAGATACATCATTCTGCACCTAGCTTGAAGATTACCATTAGCAATAGGAGTTCTACTAGGCATTTCTTCTAGTTCATCGAGATAGTAAGAATTAGCCATATTGACATCACCTGCATCAGCACAGGCATCAAACAAAGCTGCACGATAGGAACGTTCAAGTCTGTAAACACTAAATTCATTACAGAAGGCTTCTCCTACATGTACAGAAGTAGCGAACTCATCACTTTTATTCTTAATAGGAAGACTTCTTCCTATAAGAGGAATACCAGTCTTCTTACTAACCTCATGGCATATGGCAGCAACAACAGTGGAGTCAATTCCTCCACTGATGCCTAATACCATTGCTTTAAGGTTATTCTCAGTAACGTATTCAGCTGTTTTGTCAACTAATACGTCAAATACATGTTCATAATTTAGTTCACTCATAATCCTAATTCAACTAAACAAGCATTAACTTCTTTATTTTCTCCAGTATGTTTACCGGCATCATCAGACAGCTTCACGCATCCATAAACAGGTTGATTAGCATTCATTTGACAGCTAATAAGCTTCATCACTATATTAGCCGGCTTAAACCCAGTATCATTAGTGAGATTAGTGCCTATTCCAAACGAACACCTGATTCTACTTCCACAATACTCCATAATGTCCTGGCATTTGTCAAAGTCCAAAGCATTACTGAATACTATAGTCTTAGTAGTAGGGTCTACTCCAAGTTCTTTATAACGAGCAATCATACTGTTTATGAACTTAAACTCATCGCCAGAGTCACATCTTACTCCGTCAAACAATTTAGCTTGCTTGCGAGACAGGTTCTTCATGAACACTTCAGAAGTATATGTGTCAGACAATGCTATTCCCAAATCACCGTCATACACATTTACCCAATTCTCAAGAGCCATGTAATTAGCCTGTTTATAGCCATACATAGCACCGTGGAACATGAACCACTCATGCGGATGAGTTCCCATCATAGGCATTTCATATTTCATAGCCAGATAGCAGTTAGAAGTGCCAGTACAATAGATAGAACCTTCCTTAATTGCAGATACTACCTCATCCTGTACATTATAACTGAACCGTCTTCTGGTACCAAATTCAGAGAATTTTATTCCTGCAACATTCGACAACCTTAACTTAGGTTCAAGCTTCTTAATGACTTCTGACATGTCACAGTTGTTACCTAATACACGATTACGTAGTTCAGATATAATGGCCAGAATAGGAACTTCATATAGTGTTACTTTGTACAGATAGTCAGTAACAGTAATATGAAGATGTTTCTTGTCATCAAGCCATACTTGCACTTTGCCAGAGTTAAACCTGAAAGAATATAACCATTCCCAGTAGACTTGTGGAACAAATCTACAGTTAGAAGTCATATAATCAAGTTCACTATTGGTAAGACGTAACATTCCAAGATTACTTAACTCCAAGTACACCTTCTGAACAAAGTCTTCTGGATACTCTGTCAAGTCACGGTCAAAGAACTCAAATGTTCCTCTAGCTTGAGGAAATAGTTTCATGTAAGCATACGAAGTTGTAAATTTATACAAATCCGTATCAAGAATGGATTTTACTATCATTTCTCTTTAAATTTATCAATTAATCTCTCCATTGCTAAGTCAATGAGCTGCAATGATTCTATCATTCTGTCTGTCCTCTCTTGCTTAGTAAGATTCCTGTATTCATTGAATTTAACAACAGCATCACCGAGAGTTGCAATTATAATTACCGTATTTACATAAGGCAACAACCCTAGAATTGTGAGTAAAGTAACCACTCTACTTGTCATATAGGGTCTAATGTCCTTCTTTAGATACATTCTAAATATCATGAATGTGAAGAACAAAACCGATACTGAATAAATTAATCCCATTTTAAACCACAGTTTTTAATTAAATTAGCAAGTTTATCTCCACCATCTATGGATGCAATATACTTAGTGTCTACTACAATGTTATCTTTATAGCCCATAGCTATCAAGTCACATATAGTTTCATGCACACAATAATCACCAGCTATACCAACTACTCTAATCTCATTGTCTGGGTCAGACTCAAAATCAAGTAATATGTCTGATATAACAGAAAGACTTTCTAGATTATCAAAGATACTATACTCTTCTTTGTCAGGACTATCTCCTTTAATAAAGATGTCTGTATCTTTACGATAGGCGTAGTTGCATATTACACTCCATAGTGGGGCATATATACAACTACCAGTAGTACCTTTAACACAATGTGGAGGCCATTGGCCTCCGTTCTCTTTAAAGGAGCAGTGATTAGATGGGTGAAAGTCCTTAGTAACCATTACATAGTCACAGTCAATTTCACCGTTCTGTAATGCACTAGCAAGAGCATCCATCTTCTCTTTAGCTCCTTCTACAGCTAAAGACCCACTGATAAAATCTACCTGTGGGTCTACAATTAATAAAATCTTATCCATACTTTATTTAGAACACGCTGCTATTGCGGCAACTATTAGCAGTATTAGAAGTAACACTAATACAATACCTATAGCGAAGACTACTGGCAGCCATAATGGAGCAAGTACCCACCACCATGACCATGTTGCAACAGCAGTTGTTCCTGTTAATTTAAGAATTACAAACACTATGGCTATAGCAGTTAATAGGCTAGAGCCGCCAGATGTATAAACTACCTTTTCAGTTGGCATCCTTTTAAACATTCAAATATAGAGGTTTGTAAGAAACTACATAATCTTCATTTACTAACGATACGTTAGAGAACTTCATGCCATTAAATTCCTGTATTCCATGACATCCACTGTGAATGTGTCCGCAGAAACAATGTTTAGGTTGTTTACGCATGATTTCATCGGCTAACCATGTATTACCCGCATCTTCTCCTGCCCACGCTCCTTCATGTATCTCACCTAGCCCAAGTAGTCTAGGAGCATCGTGAGATATAAGAATATCACAATCACTAGGCATATGAGCATACTTAGCTTCCAGGCGTTCAGGCTCTCTCATGAACGCCCAATTACCAAATTGCTTACAGTAGGGAGTTCCGAAGATTTTAAACTTCTTGAATACTCCTGGCTCGATTTCATGCTCATATTCCCAAGACTTATTATGTAGATACACCAATTTGCCGTCAGTAGGCTTATGAAACATGTTGTACATATCTGGTTCCAAACCTCCATTTCTTTCAAACCAGAAGTCATGATTACCAGCTATGAATACTACATGTTTACATGGTAACCCATTAGCCCATGGAATAAACGTATTTTGAAGCCATAGCCTAGATTTAGGCATGTTTAGTTGTATATTTAACGGCATGATATCTCCACAGATGAGAAATATATCACATTCTTCAACTGCGGGAAGTACTCCGTGTAAATCAGATGTAACTCCTATTCGCATTTCTCGGCTGTATATTTAATCCGTATTTCAGTCATCTCACCATTAGCAATATCTGGAAGTGATTCAACAAAACCTACACCATAGGTAGCTCTTAAATCGAACTCTCCTATCCAAGTAGAGTCATCTGTCTCTTCATCAGAAGTATTCCATTCATCATCATATTTAACTGGAGCCACTGACCCTTCGTAAAGCCACTTATTGCCGTTGTTGTCTATACAATACCAATAACGCATAGTTACTTAATTCCAAATTCAAACTGAAGATTCATCTCAATCCGTTCACCTTTATTTAACTCAGGGAACTTAACGGTTCCTAGAAGTTTATCGAAGTCAAAATTGAAGTCTTCTTCCGACCAAAACAGACCTTCTTTTCTTGGGTCTACCCACTCACCATCATCGTCCATAATTGGTGGTTCTTCTCCAACAAACAGAAATACTTCCTCGTTAGCAGCTCCTTCTAAGTCTCTACAACACCAAAATCGTTTCATTCTTTATACCAAGTTGTGTTTAACTGTTCATCAATCTCAAATTGTAGTGGGCCTTTATCAAACGTAGTAGCTGGAATAACACAGTCTTTAAATACATCATCTGTGGCAGAAGTCCACTCATAGTCGTTATTCATTCCTTGCCAACCGCTGCCAGCTTTCTCCGGCATGTCACCATCGGTTACATGAAGGTCTCCACATCTATTGGAGACTACCCACCACTTACCCACTGGGTTAGTTATTTCCTTTCTCATTTCTAGTAAATTCAGATACGTCCTCTAAATAATCTAATAACTCGTCTTCAGTTTCAGCCAGTTCTAAAATACCAGGCCACTCTAAGGTTATACTAGGTTTGTATATACGATACCAATCCCCGTCTATCCCTATCCAAGTGGTCAGGTCAGATGTGCACATGTAAGGCTCACCTTTAGCGTCCAGCTGTCTTCTTATCCCAGGATTTGGACAAGAAGGCCCCATATCTAATTCTAGAGTATGCCCGTGAACTGTAACTACTTTAGACATATTTCAAATTTTATAGGTTCATCTTCATACGTCATATCTTCCGGAATTGGAAAGCTAAATAGATTTGCAGGATGTAAATCATTAACAGCTCCCATACATTCTAAGCAGTCATACGTAGGGTCCACATTCCAGCTTTCACCGTCAAAGATAGGCGGGTTGTCGTAATACCAACCCTGCCCATCTTTATCTATTGCATAGTAATAAGTCTTAATCATTACTAAGAGTCACAGTTCCCTCAAACTTGTACAATTTGTCGGAATCAGTGTAACTTACTAGGGTTGGAACGTCTACAGGCTTTCCTGAATGCTTAAGAAGCCAAATATAACCATTGTGCATTAGGATGCCAATATTTCCAAGCTCGTCTATTACTAGGTCTCCTGCTTTTGGCATTTCGTCATTTCTATTCACTTCAACTTTCATTCCTTCAAGTCTCCCATTACGTTACGGTTAAGCCTGTCATCAATTCTCTCCTTACAAGCGTCAAGGTAAGCTTCTAGAGCAGCAACTTGTTTAGCATTTTGCTCACAAGGGAACTTCTCATTCAACTTCTTTACTCTGTCAAGCAGGATAAGGGCAAGTTGTTCTGATTGCCACCCTGGAGTTACTGTACCGTCTTCGTGCTTGTGGACAAACTGAATTGTGTCAGTAGCATCCACATACTTAGTTTTACCATTAACAAAGCCAGCACACATTTGAGCACGGTAACGATGTGCCCCGTTACAATCATCAGGAATTACTTCAATAGTTTCCTTGTTACTAGGATACACTTTTAAGTCCTTAACTGGAACATACTTCTTTCTGCTACTAATAATTTTAGCCATAATACTTATTCTTTATAAATGTCCAACAATTCACTAAATTCGTTGATAGTCTCACACAAATGCTCTATGCAATTTATGAGAGCTCCTTTCTCCAGTCCCTCTAGCCATTTAAGTCTAGTCTCTGGAGTGCAATCTTCGAGACAAGTAGGAGTAGGCTTCTCCTCTCCTTCTAACTTATCGAAGATAAATATTCCACTAAGATTCCTGCGCGTCATTCACTTGCTTATTAATTATACATTTAACTTGAGCATAAGATACAGGAGTGTAATTATTATTATCAACTCCTACATCATACTGAGTCGGAAGTAAATAAGGCAGTCTAGCTGCATCAGCTCCAGCACTATTTGGGCCTGAATGTACATGTCCAAATAGCTGCCATACGGCATCCTCTGGTTTACGATATATTCCACCATAACACAGAAACGGATAGTGATTTAAGTATATACTACGAGTCTCTATCGAAATCTGCATTTGGGGGACCACTATCTCAAACTTACCCATGTAACCTTGTCTTATGTTCTTCCTGTCATGGTTTCCCAGTATGAGGTAAATCTTGCCTTTCAGACGAGACAAAACATTACTCCATACTGCACTACCACCTAGAGCAAAATCTCCCAAATGGAAGACTGTATCATCGTCAGAGACCACACTATTCCAGTTCTCAACTAACATATCATTCATATGGTTTACATCCTTAAATGGACGATTGCACAGATTGATAATGTTAGCATGACCAAAATGTGTATCTGACGTAAAGAACGTATGCTCTGGGTCAAATTTAAACTTATCTGTCATATTAAAATCCTCTTAATTTACATTCATTGTCAATCCTAGTCCAAGGCAGACCTCTACTGAAACTAGCAGCTGCCGCAGGAGAATATCTATCATACAATACTTGATGAATACCTAATCGTTTAATTCTCTTCCCTAATTTTGTACCCAATTTGTTCTCTTCGGCAACCATACCTAAATATATTATAGTAAAGACTATAGCAAATTTGTTTGAATATTCGCCATAGTCTTTCGACAGAGTTTCTATATGGTCTAGAACTGACCGGTCTAATGATTTGGAAGTTTTGTCGTAAATACTAATAAAATCAGCATATACTTTGTCAACTCCATATCTTTTGCCGAAACCTCGCACTACGGTAAAATATGCAACATCTTTAGGAGCATGTCTGTTACATGTTCCAGTGATATAAATGCACCAATCATCAAATCGACCTCTATCTATCTCTATTACTGTTCCGTCGCTAAAGTTTTTAACGACCACAACAATGTTTATATTTCTTGCCACTGCCGCATGGACAAGGAGCGTTGCGACCTATTTTAGGGTAAGGTCTAACATACGGTTCTCTTCTTAGAAAGTTAGCAAGATGTTTCCTTAGCAATGCTTCTTCCTCCTTTGACAATTCCTTGTCCATGTCTAGTGCGTCTTTGGCGTCCTGCATTCTGAATGTGATTAGATACTTTAAGAATAATACAAATCTGATAACTAAGTGCATCTTGTAGTCTAGGAGTTTTGCCTCTTCCTTATGAAGTTCTCGCTTATATCTCCTAGTATCTGTTCGATACTTGTAGATTCCCTTCTGCATCAATATCTATATAGTCATCCAACAGTAATCTATCTCGTAATTCAATTGCAAGTTCTCTTGCCTGCGGATGAGCATCATTTGCACATCTCAATTTCAAGAACTCTATCCATTGTTCAACAGTGCCAGTCATTATTAATTCTGTCTTTAATGCTAAAGGTAGTACATTTCTAGCTTGTTGAGCAGGCTCGCCCTCTGTCAACAATCCGAAATATGTACTTTCTGCCTCACACATAGCTTGTATCCATGCAGCTTCAGTTCGAGACAATCCTTCAGATATAGTTAAATCATAAGTATGACATAGTTCTATATTATATGAATTACCCTCGAACATATTCTTATACCAGCACGGTATTATACAATTTAATTCCTTACCAAACTTAGCCTTAGAGTAATTGCAATACCTAGTACTTTCTTGAGCGAAGCTAAATAGTCTGTGTCTACAGAACTCTCTAGCAACTCCCATATCACATATAAACCTTACAGTGACACGTTTAACGTGATATTCTGTAGGTCCACACAAGTATTGCAAGTCCTCAAGCCAACCATTCTGGAGTAGTACTCTATAGTTAGTAGTTATAGCTACAAATCCATCAGGAATTCTTGGAACAGGCTGTGCTTGTACAGCTTCTGAGTACTGGTTCTCATTATACTTACTCCAAAGTCTGTAAGCAACAGTGTTAGAATCGTCGTTAGCTTTAAAGTCATATCTGAGATACACAGTACCATGCTCTAGCATAGCAGTATGTCCTCTAGCTATAATGACATTATTAATAAACTTCTTAGCACTGTCTTCTGTTATCTTGTCTTCAGACTTATAACAAGTCCTTGCACACAGTTCCATGTGTTTGAATAGACCTTCAACACCTGGTTCCTGGTTAATAAGTTCTACTTTCGGTTTGATTAGGCGCATTAAGCTTTAATTCTACTTCTTTAGATTTGCAATGAACATAATCTCTTAGTAGATGATAAGTTTTGGTACTTATCTCCATCTTCCAATCGTTAACAAACCTTACAAATTCATCATTGAAGTAAGCAACTGCGTCTAAATTAATTGCAAACCCGTCATCAGCTTCAACGAAATAAGCCATTAATAGAATTTTACTTCTTTAGAACTATATTCATCTTGTTCGGAGACAAAGTCATTATCATTGACTATCTCCTCCTCTTGACAGGCATCTTTCTCTCTATCCCATATACATACCAAATCAAGTGCACTTTCAAGATGTTTTAAACTGTAAGGTGCTCTGTGATTTTGGTCAAAGTTACTGTACACTCTCTTAAATACCTTCATTATGTCCCATTCCCGATAAAGTTCATTATCAGTATTCATGAGCATATTAAAAGTATATGATGTACCTTGCATATAGCCACCCCGGCTCAAGAATACAATGTCTTTATTCTCAGAAGCATTAGGCGGTAAGCAATCAGTGATTACTAGATACAGTTGTTGATTTCTCATCTGAACAACCATTGTATTCTCTAAATCATTCAGAGTCATCGTCCCAGTTCATATAAGGGTTAGACGCGAGGTTATAGTTATAATACTTAGTATCTTCTGTAACCTCTTCTCCTACAAAATCAGGCAGAGGAGGGTTGAGAGTTGCCTGTGATAACTCACACTCGGCAATTACTAACCCTTCATTCTCTCCTAAGAACTCATCAATTTCCCATTTGTTACCCATGTGATATACTATGTAGCGTACCTTACGGATAATATTAGGACAGAACTTTAGAAGCTCCTGTGCTTCATACAATGGGATTTCTTGTTGCCATTCAAAACGACTAAGGGTTCCCTTAGCTTTAATAAATAGCCAACCATGATTGTCCCTAATAGCTATCCTAGTTTCAGAGAGAGGATTGTCTCCAAGATAACCCTGGACTATCAATCCTGCTCTTTGAGCCTGCATCTTATAGCTATTGTTTTTCACTAAATACTTTCTTTCAACTTCAATCATATTAATGTACCCAATGGTCTTCAATTGATATATCAGCACCTAAATGAGCACGTACACAAAATGGTTCGCCTCCACTTTCCATACATTTAACTAGTACATTACCTACTTCTTCAGCAATATCATCCGGTGCTTCAACATTATGTTCATCATGTACGGGAACACAATATTTAACTATAAATAGCAGATTGTTCTTCCTTAGCCAATTGAAGAACTTAATTGCAGACAACTTGAAACACATAGAACCAGCATGTTGTATCGGATAGTTAATAGATTGCTTCATGGAATCAGATAACCTTCTTCTCAAATGCTGTGAGCTTGTTTTATAATAATTGTCCCCACTACGCCCTAGCATATACTTAGCTTCAGGAGACCCAAGTTCACCGTCGATTTTACACAGATTGTCCCAGTCATATATAAATGCCTTATGCTTAGTAATAGGATTAAGAAGGATATATCCCTTATCAAGGACATCTTCTCTCCTAAACTCCTGATATCTCTTTAGTCCAGAGAAACCAGACATATAGTTATTATATACTTCTTGAGCTCTTGCCTTAGTAAGACCATAATTCTTCATTAAAGTGTTCCAATCTCCACCATAATTAAAACAAAATTCATACCCTTTAGCAGCATCTCTAAGAGGTTTATATTTAGCTTTAACTTCAGATAGTGGAGTGTCATCGGGGATGTCTGTAAATACTATTCTGGCAGTTAGGCTGTGTAAGTCACCACTACCATAGATAAGCTCTTCCAACATCGCCTTATCATTGGCAATAGATGCCATTAAGAAAGACTCCTGTCCTTTATAATCACAACTAATCCATTTATACCCAGTATCAGAAATGAAACACGACCTAGTAAATGGGTCATGCGGCAAATTCATTAAAGACGGGTTAGTAGCGGATAACCGCCCAGTATCAGCTCCTAATTGAAAATAGTCTGGATGAATCCTACCACTTACTGGATTAATTTTATCTATGAACTTCTGTCCAAAGGTATCAACTAGAATTTTAGCCTTCTTATATTCTACATAAAGAGGAACTATACTACACTTATGTGCTTGTGGCTTTATCAACTTAATATCAGCAGATTTCTTCTTCTGCTTAGTTTTAGCATCAATGGTAGTACAATTAAGTCCCAACATTTCAAATAGTGGAACTACTTGTTGACTACTAGACCAGTTAATGTTACACTTAGCTGAAGCATCAAATCCACTGAACAAATCGCCTTGTAGATTCTTGGTAACATATGGGAAAGGTTTGTCATATTCATAATGAATTAGCCCAGTTTGTGGATTACAAACCCTCTTTATTTGTCCCATATGAGGGCCTACTTTGTCAAATAGTTGATTCTCATGCATAATGTCCACTTCCTCTGTGCAGGCTTTAATATAGCCTTCAGAAGATTTATGTTCATTATAATAATTTTCAACCCACTCGTTAAGCTTAGCTTCTGCTTTATTAACTTCCTCCTTATCTCGAATCATTTTCTGCTTCCATTTTACTGGGTCAAGTTTAGCTCCACAATATTCCATATAGGCAATTACTGGGGTAAACTTCATTTCAAATTCGGCAGCTTTAGTTAATTCCTTCTTCTCTAATTCTGCATCTTGCTTCTCTTTAATCTTAGTAAGATACATAACATCACCAGCAGCATATTGTACCACTGGTATGGTTAATCCTTGAGTGATAATCTGCCCTCGAACAGTTTTATCAATATCTATACCAAGATAGTTATCAGCTGCTGCTTTTAAAGAAAGACTATGAAACTGGGGAGGATAGCCAAGATAGAGTAACTTCTCAGCAATCATTCCATCCCATACATTATAAGGAACTATTTTATGGTGATATAGAAACCTTAAATCAAATGCAATATTCCAACCTAAGAAAGTCTTAGTAGGGTCTTCAAGGACACATTTAAGCTTCTCGATTGGAATAGTTACATTGTCAACGACTATTTGGTCTTCCCCTAAACCATACTGAGTACACAGTAATGGTTTTGTATAGGGGTCTAAACCAGCAGTTTCTGAATCATATTCTACCCAACTATGTGGCATAATCATGTCTATAGCATCAGATAGAGATAATTCCTTATAAGCGTCAGTTTCAAATAGTGACCTTTGATTACTGACTAGATATATCATGAAACCTCAATATCAACAGTACTAATATCAACATCTCCTAAGCTACTAAGTGCGGCTTGTATTCTGCTCTTAATAGCTTCTATGGCTTCATCTATATCCAAATGTCCGTAATATTCATACCATGCTAATCCCTTAGCATTTATGTCAACTTTGAAGACTTTCTCTTCTACATTATAAGGAGCAAATGGGTCACGTTCTGCTCCAGCTGGTAAATTACTCATTAATTAATAGCTGTTAGAATTAATAATAAGTAATCTGTCCACAGACCTCGTCACCGAGTCTTAATCAGCTGTATCGAAATACAGCAACGTTGGGTTATCTTTCTGTATATCTATAGAATCCAGATTCCTAATAGCTAACTGTTGAGCGAACTGATTAGTATCGAACCCTATCGTTATAAGATGATAACCATGTGCAGTTGGAATTACATGTTTAACTTTGATGTCTTGTGCACCTCTACAACTATTAACAATTTCTATGATTGTGTTAAGATAGTTCTCGTCCTTACTATCAACATCCACAACCCATAGTGGCTTGTAGCCTCTAGCTCTAGTATGCCCACAAGATGAATCCCAAATGCGATATCCTTGATAGCAGTTGCCTTCTTGGATTAGTTTGGCATACTCTTGTATAGCAGTACATGCCACTTCTTCAGCATTACGTCTATTCAAGGTAATGTATGCTCTTGCATGATTACTCTGGCACAATTCAGTAATTTTAGCTCTTTTGCGCTCTAGCTGTTCCCTACTGAATATATAGTAAGTTTTAACGGTCCTATATCCGTTATTACCAGTATCAGTAACACAGCCGTCTTTCTTGCGTTGTATAATTTGCAAGAAATAGAACTCATCTGAATTATTAAATTCCAGAATGTCTAGTATTTGGTCAAAATTATCTATTACCATTCTTCTCGTCTTTAATTTCGTAATACCTGTCTATGGTAATGAAGAACAGAGCTAAACAGAAACATTCTGCCATTAAAACAGGACATGTAAACAGAGCTACAAGCCCAACTATCATTCCTATTAACATCCAAGGTGCTGCCATAGCAAGCAAATTGCGTATAGTAGAATCATCGAAATTACTTCTTAGCCATTTGTTCATATCGCTTATCCCTTTCTTCAATTACTGATAATGGTGATACTCCAGGTTCTAAGGTTTCAATAAGTACAAATCCATTCTCTGGTGTAATCATTGATTCCTTCTCACTTACACTGCCCTTATACTTCTCACCATAATCTCCCTCTACCTTCTTAGTAGCGGGATTGATATCTCCCCAATCTGAATGTCCTCCAATTGGTTCAACATAGTATTTCCTACCAGTCACTAATGATTGATATATAAACCTACCAGTGTCATCAGTGTTCTTTAGAAATCGTTTCTCTAAATCAGTCATTTGGAACTACATCTAAATCTGTCAAATAAAATGCATTGTCGTTTAAATCTCTTTGTACGAAGTATCCGTTAACTTCGACAGTTTCTCCTTTAAGAGTATGTATAGTTACTTCTCTGTCTTGGTCATACTTTTGGAGAATTTCAATCAGTTGTCCTACAAGTATTGCCATTAGAACTTACCCTCATTCGGTTGTAGACAAATCAAGCCTTCATTTCTCCACATCTCCACACACTTACAATTGTCTTCAAGTACGAAAGGTATATAGAACTTGCCTTTGATATTGTCCTCATACAGTTTCTTCTTACATATAGGACCAGCAGTAAAGCTCTTAGCAGGACGCATGAGAAGTATGTCAGGATGCAACCAATTGTTCTCTAACCACTGTTCCGTAGCTTTACGAACTTCAGGAGTATCCTCTCTACCAGTTAGAATTATTAACTTAGCAGGATAATTATCACAGAAGTTTCTAATAAGCTCAATGACAGGAGTAATAGGCTCATCAGTAAGCATACCTTCAGCTGCACCTTCTCCGTAGAAGGGACGGCCACTAGTATTCAAACATACAGTTGCATCCATATCTACAATGATTGCTGCTGGTAGGTTAGTATCTTGAACTAATGACTTAGCTTTGGCTGTCCTAATTTCTTCATGGATTATGAAGTCCTTATAACGTCTCCAAGTTTGCCTAATAACCTTCTCTCCAATAGGATTAGGTCTCATAGCATCACGGCGAATACATTCTTCAACAGGAGTCCAAAAGTCCTTATACTCTATATCAACATGTATTCCCTTGTCCTTCTCTATATTGGCACATAGAGTTCTAATCCATTCATCCTCTTTGGGATTCAGATTCATATTATCAACTACTACATCGTAACCTTTAATCAAAGCAAACGTTATCATATTAGCTTTAGCTTCAGTAACTAGCTTCTCCCTATTAGGAACCCAGTAATCACCTAACATGTTACGAATATCATCATTGTTAAATCTTACTCTGTGCTCTGGGTCTTCGTGACACCATTGTTTAGCCCAAGTAGATTTACCTGAACCTTGAATACCTCTACAAATTATTAATACTCGCTTGTCCATAAAGATTCTTCAGAATTGAGTTTATATTCAGCAGTATCTTCCCAATCCATTATATCTTCTGTGCTTTCGTAATCAATCAGCTCATACTCCCGACTCAAAATTTCTCCATCTTCTTCATAATAGTCGTTGTCCTCTATTCTAGTAATGGCATCCTCGACACCTTCTGCCTGAATCTTTACATGCTCTTTAAGTGCCACTCTTGCTATTGATGTTACTACAAACTCAAATGTTTCCATTAATCAATATTACATAAGACATCACTGAATCCACTATAATCTAAATCAGTTAAAACGTCCCGTATGAACGATATATAATCTCTTGTGCTTTGTAAATCTCGTATATACTCTTTAGTGGATATTATCTCCTCTATAGATTCGGGATTACCATAACAGAATTTCTCGTATTCTGTACGTCTAGTTTCTGCTTTAGTAATGTCAGCATCAATGTCTTGAATTACTGATTCAACATCACTAATAGTGAGTTTAGTATACTTCTCCTCATTACCAGCATATGCTATATTGAGATTGTCAGAGAATCTCTGATATACCTCGTTAGACCTACTAAATGATTGAAGTAGTAACTTCTCCTCCGGATGTGCCCTAGGCACTAAGTAAAATGATAAATAACTACTCATTTCTCGTTAGTTGGCTTAAGCCATAAATTGGTCTTACTAAAGATATAATCTCTAAGTCTTGGAAGGTAATCAAGATATGTTAAGGTTCTAATGGTATTACATCTAAAACACTTAATCAGTTCCTCTCTAATTCTCTCCTCTGACACTACTGGCATTTTAGAATCATAATCATATAACACCATAGCTTGCCAAGTTGTTTGCTCTATTGTGAATCTCTTAGTAACCGCAAACCTAATGGCTCTAAGTATCCTAAGAGGGTCATCATCGAATGTTGTTACAGGGTCGAGGGGAGTTCTTATCAAAGCATTCGTTATATCATGCTTACCATAAAAGTAGTCAATGATTTCTCCAGTATCGGGGTCTTTAGCCATAGCATTAACAGTGAAATCTCTACGTGATAAATCATCATACAAGTTACCTGGTTCTACTATGGGAGTTCTAGTGCCTGGGACATATCCTACTTCCTTTCTAGCCATTACGAAGTCTGCCACACCTTGATACTTGTATCCTTCTGGGAACTTAGCACGTATAGTATAGCAATCTGGAGTTACTAAGAAGATTTCAAAGCCTTCTTCCCTCAAATGGCTTTCTAACATAGTGAAGACTGCATTAGTAGTATTTGGATAGATTCCGTCCACCAAACATTGTGCTTCCTCTATATTACGCAGTAACTCCTCACTGGGCACAGCAACATAATCAACATCCTTATTGGTAAGACCTAGGAGTTCATCTCTAATCTTACCGCCTACTTCATAAAATTTAAAATCTTCCATTAATAAAAATAATCTGATTCAACTTTCTGAATAATCTTCTCTCTGCTTCCTTTTAGACTATAGCCACTACGTTCGTTGCTACGTTCGTAACAACTAAAGTATTCTAAAACTTCATGTACTAAAAGATTAAAACTATGATTCTCGAAGTGATGCCCATCCACATCAATAGACCAACCACATCCATCTAACCACCTATACACATTTAGATGCTTACCATTAACATGGTTTGGAAGGTTTGCTAATAGTGACAGATTATCCATTCTCTAATATTATAACAATTTACCAGTCATACACACAACCGATTACTTGCTTCTCTTTAACGAACTCATATAGTTCATTAATAGCTTCATCCCACGTTAGGTCAGGAAATTGGGCATACTGTGATACATTACCATCTTCATCCTTGAAATCGGCTATGTCTAAGTAGTCCATATACTTGATTGTTGAATATCTGTCAAAGTAATCATAGCTTTCCAGGAAAGCAGGAAGTTCTATCCAAGGAGCTACTGGTAATAAATCATAGACAGTCAGCAGGTCAAGAGCTACCTCCTTAGAGATAGCTCCTTCATCTGCCTTCTTAAATATTTCTTTAGCGAACTCAGCCTTGAACTGGTTCAATTTCTCCTTCATCGACTCTAGAGTCCGAATTTCTTTGTCTAAGTCTTCCATCATATATTAATATGAGTTTATCAAATTCTTCATCTGTTCCTTCATAAGGAGTAATTTTATAGTTGTAGTAATCTTCCCACTCGATACTATCAACTACCTGTCTTATAGCTTCTTCAGTCATGTTATGATATTCATAACCTTCTGTAGTAACTATAAACGAATCTGGAACTATACCAACTGCGATTCCGAAAGCATATGCATCAGCTGCATTGTTCATGTCTTCATCGAACAAGCTCTCTGCGTATGCAGCATATCCACTATATGTTTCGAAATCATTAATGCAAGTTATAATATACCTGTTCATTGGTCAGATTCTATATCAACTTCACCTTTATCTAATGCTTTAGATTCTGCAAATAAGAATCTATTACATTTTAACTTATATGCCCCAGACAGACCGTCTTCTATACGAATTACTATACCTTCATGTGGCACATCATTGTGACACTCCGGAGATAGTTCTTCCATGAAGAAATTCTTGTCCTCGGCTAATCTTTGTATGAAATTCTCATTCCAGTGTTCAGATACAGATATATCCGGATATAAATCCTTCGCATATCCATAATACAGTTCTGTTACCGGAGTGAGGCCCTTATCTTTACACCATTGTTGCACTTGTCTAGCACTAAATTCATACACTATTCCGTCAGGATTAGTATAAGTAATACGGTACACTCTGATACCAAAATGCACATTATACTTATATGGAGTAGTTTGAGTAGTAGGGTCCCATATCGGCATATCGTAACCATAATCATAAGCATTACCTCCCATTGACTGAATTGCTCCTCCAGTAGGAAGCCAGCCTATAATTTCATAATAAAGAGTTAATCCTTTAGTTAAAAATGGCTGTAATACTTTATGAGCTTCTCCCCACACATCACAGCCATAGTAACCCTCACTAACTTCCTTATTATAATATTGGTTCTTTACAACCTTTCTAGAGGACCACAGATAGTCATATGCAGTGTCAGGTACATAGGTAAGCCAGCCAGCCACCTTGTCTTTCCACTTCAATTGCCTTTTGCATAACACATCTGCTGATATTCCAGACGTGCCATGAACTTTACTAGTAATACTAATAATGTCGTTTGGCTTAATTATCCATGGACACTTCTTAATAAGAATAGTATCGTAGTGGAATCTAAACTGATTGTCAACTAACTTGCTCAACCCTTTAGGCTGTTTACCAGTTCTAGTTTTATTGCTGGAGCCAGAAGTTCTATTCTTTAATACGTACTTCTTACAAATAAACAGGTTTCCTACCCTATCAAATTCAGTGCCGGCATCTATTCCAGTTACAGCTTCGGTATGTCCAAGAGAGCTTATCCATTTAGTAATGGACTCTATAGACATAATAAATCCTTCTGAAACATGGCCCTGCAACTTAATAATCTTCACTCTTCCGTTATCTTCGAAATACCCAGGTGCTGCTTCCTTGTCAGCATTCAGCTCAATATGTCTGAACTGGTTATTAGCTGACAAGAAAGAATAGTCAATAGCACATCCTATAGGGAAATACACATACATTCCAGGTTCTGTATCTTTACTAACCGAAATAGTATATCCGTCTATATGAGCACATTTAAGACGCTCGCACTTAGGGTTTGGGTGTGGTGTAAAATCGTGGATTTCCACAATCTTAGCGCAATAGTTAATATTGATTTTAGGTGATTGATTTAATTGCATTCAAAACTAGTCAATAATTGCTTACAGCTAATCTTCAGCTAGACTCCAATCTTGACTTAAAACGGCATCAGGAAACCACTTAGTAACAACGTAGTACTGGTTAGAACCAGATATAGGAAGACAGATGATATTGCCTTCCTTCATTCTGTAACGTCTCTTACTTAAGTTGATAACTGTCATACCTGCTCTCATCATAGATAGAGCTTCTCCAAAGTCAAATGTCTCGTTCATAATCTTATAAATTAAAATTAAACAATCTTGTAGGATGATTCAACATATTCGTAAAGCTCATCCAATGTGCTTATAATTTCTTTACCCTCTTCGTCATAGGCTTTTATATCTGGGTCTCCGGCTTTCTCGTAAACCCACCACATAATCCAGTCTATGCCTTCGTCAGTATAGTTCTCTTTAAATATAGCCATGGCTATACATTCAGCATTACTGACTATATCACTGTCAGCAATATCAATTCCCATTTCAGACAATTTGAAACATCTGGAGTTGATAGCTTCCAATGAATTTACTACTTCTATAAAGTTCCCTTTTACCATATTACACCTTTTAGTTGTTCTTGAATTTCATTAATAGTCTCACTGTCATAACCTCTAAGAAGGTCTCTATAGAAATCAAATACAGTTTCATATAGCTGACTTTTATCCTCCTCTGATAGAGTGTTCCCTACCAGAGAAGTCAATAAGTCTGCCACCTTAGCGCTTATAGATATTGAAGTTTTGTTAATCACAGATACATCAATGCGTTAGATAGTATTTTAATTAACTCTGCATCAGAGAAATCATCTACATTTAATAGTGTTTCTCTAATAACAAAGACATCATCATCTGGTTGATAATGCTTCCGCATAATATCAATCACATCATCTTCATTCCTAATTAATGTACTTCTTTTATATGCAACGTCTGATTCGTCGCGATATTTAAAGAATTCCATTTTAGGTTCGCCTTGCTGCCTATATACTACAATGTAATTCATACTTATTCATAGTCTCGGATGCACTTAAGTACTGGTTGTAATGGTCTGCCATCGTCAGAGTAGTAGAAATACTTGACAGTAGCCATTTTACCGATAAGTTCCTCCATTCTGTCTAGATATTCATACTTAAGTTCTCTAGGTCCCATAGGCTTGGCCTCAAATTCCTTACCAGCCTGAGTCTTACATATGAACACCATATCTTCAGGACGTAATCCGTCACTATAGCCAACAATCTCAAACTCGTCGTCTTGATACATTTTGACTTTAATCATGGCATTAGTACGTCCTCCATAGTTATATGGTTTGTCCGGGTCTCTAATAACTATACCTTCAAACCCTTCGCTGACATATTTATCATGAAGCTTCTGAATGTTAGTCCACCCTACTACTTCCTCTTCTGGAACTATTCTAACCTTCAGGTCATCTTCATTCCAATTAGCATTAGGGTCAAAATCCACAATTCCAAGTATAGGAGCTATTTCGTCAGATATATAATTCCACCTTTCCTGTGCTGTCATATTAGCATCCATGGTATCATAGATGTAATATTCCAATTCATTGCAGCGGGATTCTCCAGATTCTAATCTTGCTGTACCACTTATATACTGCAAGCTTCGACCGTGAATGTAAAGTTCACCATCGAGAACCAAATCTGGCATCTTATTAAATAACTCTATCATCTTGGGATGTGTTCTTAGGTGTACTGTAGAAGCGTCATAATCGCCACCTCCCCGACTAGCAGATACTATCTCTCCGTCCTTTAGATAGAAAGAACATCTGACACCGTCTATCTTACGAGAACCTAGCCAGTACTTGATTTTATCAAATACCTTAGTAGCTACCTCCTCGTACTTCTTGGCTTTCATATGCTTCTTAAATCCATTTGAATCAGTAACACCCTCACCTAGGTGTTCTTCAACAAATGCTGCAACTGCCTTCGCATCCTCTATGTTAACAGAGGATGGAAGTAGCTTATAACCCTTATCTGTATACTTCTTTAGATGAGAATTGTACTCTAACTTAGCCTGTTCTGCAACAGTCCTTTTGGCTTTGCCTTGGAATATCCATATCTCTGGCTGCACAGTTACTTTGCCACCATACTGATAAGTCTTTCTTCTTATAACAAAGCCATGTTGGGCATCATCCCATTCGCAACTAATCTCGACTACTCTAGTTTTACCCTTGTTGTCTTTAGTTACTAATTTATCCATTTAAGATTTCAAAAGCCCTCATTGCACCTTCGATGTAATCTGCGGCAATTGCTTCCACTGCATCGTCATGTTCATCTGCATCACACACGCAAGATTTAGCATACTGTTCAGCGTCTTTCTCAATGGTTTCTACAAATTCTTCGTAATTCATAATTTGTTGTTTTATACGTCAGTGTCTAAATCATCTACAGTTAAAGGCTTATTACACTCTTGAATAAGGTTTCTAGCCAATTCGTCCTGTTTAGCTTTCAATTCCTTAATCTTCTCCATAGTCTCACTCATCGCCTTCGCATGATTAGCATAGGCATTATTAAGTGTCTGGATTTCCAATCCTATGTCGGATATGGCTTTACTCTTCTCGATTACTTCTACTGTACTTATCATTTCTCACCAGTATGCCCAAATCCACCTTTACGCTCTGTTTCATCTAATCTAGCAACTTCTTCCCATTCAGCCTTAGCTACAGTTGTGAATACCAATTGAGCTATACGTTCTTTATCCTCAATCCATACTGCTTCATGTCCTTGATTAATAAGAATAACGTGTATTTCATTCCTATAATCTGCATCTACAGTGCCAGGTGTATTTAATACAGTAATTCCCTTCTTTAAAGCTAAGCCACTCCTAGGTCTTACTTGGCACTCATAAATAAACTCGCAATCTGAATCAGTAGTGGGGAGAGCAATCTTTAATCCAGTCGGGATAAGTGCTCTAGCTCCTGGGTCAAGACGCAGCATAGTTACTTTATTGCCGTCCATTTTAGGTGATGCAAACACAACTTCGCAATCACCATAAGCTTTAATAGGATTGGCAACTGTTACTCTACTGAAGTCTGCACGTATATCCATACCTGCGGACATAGGAGTTTCATACTGTGGAAGTTTGTTATCCGATAGATTAATTACTTGAACTTTCATTGAACGTAAATGAATAAATTGAGTTTATAGTTGTGAATCTTTTATTCTCCCAATCAATCTCAATTACATTAGATGTCTTGAACCATCTATCATTCGAATTAAGTTCTAAAGGAGCACCTTCTATAAATGCTTTAGTATATCCAGACTCCTTATGACCTTCTTCAATTCTAACGTTATTGGTTCCCAACACTTTGGTGATAGTCATAAAGCCCTTCTTACCATTGGTAGCAAAGTAGTCTTGCAGCCAAGTATGTACATGATTTGCATTACATTCACCAGCTTCTGTATAAAAAGCTTTGATTAATGTATCGTTATCATCATATACAGCCAAGAAAGGATTCTCTCTAGCACTACAGCTCCCTTTAATCTTGAAAGCCTTCTTGCGTTCCTTATAATGATTCACGTCATAAGTTTCAAAATTAAATACGTAACCGTTCATTGTTGATAGTGTGTCCTTAAATGCATCAGGACGTTGGCTATCATAAACATACCTAAATGTTAGCATTCAACAATATAGTATTTAGGAAATAATATTCCATCTAGTTCCAGCTCTACTTCTTGAACAACATCAAATACATCAAATATGTCATTATAGTAAGCTGCTGCCATTTCCTCATCAGTGATTCTAGTAATGGCATTATCTATCGACTGGTCAGCTAATTTGCTAGCTAACATTCTACGATAGTTATCAACGATTCTACATGCCTCGTGTTCAGTTAATATGTAGAATATCTTACCATTTATATGATATTCATATATTCCTGGCCATATGCTCTCTTCCTCTGTACAAAGAGTGTATACTTCTGGCATGTCTAGTTTATAAGCTACCATGTATAATCGTTCTGGATGTTCAAATCCTCTACATAGAGCTTCGTTTACAAAATCTGAGTAATTCATAGGTATTAAGTCAATACATAAGCATCTGTTTTAGTTCTTGATAAAGATACATATTGAAGCTGTCGTAGTTCTAATAAGTCTCTATCCAACTTAAGATTACCGGTATCTACAAACACATTATTGTAAGAGCTGCCTTGACTCCTATGTGCTGTTATAGCGTATCCATAATCAAAAGTTTGTGGCTTAATTACTCTATTATCAAATAACAGTGGTACTGGGGTTGCAAAGGACTTAGTCATGTCAAAATACTTACCCCATAAATATCCAGATTTAGTTCTATTACCCCACCTTTTCGCCTGTATAGCATCTAGCCTTATAGACTCAATCTGTTGTGCCAAAGTTTGCAGGTAGTCTGGATTTATGTCTGTTGGGTCTATTATGAATACGTCTAATAGCCGTCTATCAACGCTATCATATAATCCCAATTCGAACCCTGGAAGTCTAGTAAAATGAGGTACATTCCTAGTGGTTCTTCTAATGCTTGTAATTATATAGTCTGAAGAGTTAAAGAACATTTCTCCATTATATTCAAAGTTCTCACAGCCAGTTAGAAACTCGAATTTATGATAAGGTTCATTGTCATTGTATAGTATTCTGCGTATACAATCATTGAATCCTTTAACTCGCTTATTAGTATAAGCTATCAGCTTAGTATAATTTACATCATTATGCTTTATTCCATGATTAATCTTATTAGCTGCATCAACCATAAACTGCTTAGTGTCATTATAACAAATGAGAGAACCCTTCTCTCCCATTCGAGTTTCGAATTTAGATATAGGATTCTCTCTTAATGTTAATAATATTGGTGCTAATGCTGTATTCTCGTCTTGCCTAAATATCTTGGTTAGACGGACAACATTTTCATGACTAAACACTTTACTAAGACCTCCGTTCTTAACTGGGGCAATCTGTGCAACATCCCCTATAAATAAGATTTTGCACTGATGTGTTTCACAATAGTCTACAAGTAAATCATAAAGTTCATCACTAACCATAGATGCCTCATCAATGATTATTAGTCCTTTGTTTGGAATGTCTCCCATACCATCGGAATAGAACTTCAAGTCTTTATAGTCTAAATTAAATATATCCAGTTTAGGGGAAAGTGCTAGCAGTTTATGTAATGTAGTAGCTCTATAGCCAGTAGCCATTTCAAGTACTGCTTTGGCTTTATGAGTAGGAGCACACAACTTAAAGAATCTACAACCTCTAGTACTATCTAGATATTGTACAAATTCATTCATAACAGCTGTCTTACCTACTCCTGCATAGCCAGTAAGAACTAATATCCTATCTGGACTATCTAAAAACCTAATCATTCTATCTATAGCATATAGCTGTTCGTCTGACCAAGCTATCGTACTCATAGTTCTCTATTCCAAAATCTAAAGGTAATATCCTTTAATTTAGGACCGTCATCAGTCATTATCGTTTTATATAATCTCTGATTGGTATTTGGATTATCAAGTGGTCCACATTCCTCTATGTAAGGTCCTAACTTGATGTAATCGAAATTGTACAAATCAATTTCATCTGCCAATGTAGCTCTACCACTATACCACCCAATCTTTATATCAAGTGGTACTGTTTGCTGCCATTCCATTTCTGTTTCGGCAGGAATGGTTACTTTGGGAAACCTAATTTCCTTATGAATAGTAAACTTATCAGCCGTTTTAGTGGTAGTTAACGTCCTTACTAATCCAGCATAGTGATTAATGAGCTTAGGGTCGTTATCGCCACCCATAAAGCAAATGGCAGTAATTCCCTTATTCTCATTAATAAGCTTCTCTATTCTAGTAATAGTCAGGACTTCCCCAACGTCTCCTGCCAAGTAAGAGCTATGACAGCCGTTGCAGTGACATGGACAATTGGATATGTTTATGGCTAGTGTAGTCTCGTCAGGAATTTCCCTGAAGACTATATCGAAACCTACATATTTAAGCATGAGTGTAAAATCTTCTACTAGCTTCCTCCTGTCTTGCCTGACTGAAGTTACTAATACGTTTCAAATAACCAATAACTCTAGTAGCATAATCAACGTTCTTACTCCCACATTTTGGACATTCCTTGAGATACCTTTTATCAATATGTCCACAATCATTACAAATAGTATTTGGAATATTAAATGTGAAATAATTAGTACCATTGACTGCTGCCACTCTCAACAAGTTACGATACTGTTCCTTACTAAGATGTTCATCGAGATTCATATGCAATGCACTACCTCCGTCTAAGTATTGTACATATTCCTTGCCATGTAATTTGAACTTGTCAAGTACGGTAAGAGATGTGTCTTCAACAGCATAGAAATAGCTATTATAGCAATCTCTAGGAACTACATAACCTGCTTTCCTGTCCCAATTAGCATGTTTAACCCCAAGGTTCTCTGCCCTTCTGTTACGCCTGCTCCCTAGCATTGGAGCAGTGACCTAGTAAATGATATAAGTCCTTGTTGGGACCATAATCCCCACATAATTCGAGTTCTTTGGTAAGTCTAGCAATGATGGCGTCTTGTTCATTATCGTAGTTTCCCAAGTTGATGGTTTGGTAGTTGTGCATTATACGTGCTACCCATTTGCCATTCCTTAACTGGTTAACTCCAATTACTTTACCACCCTTACGTATGTTCTTCATGTTATCCTTGTGCTCACACACTCTAAGATTCTCCAATCTATCGTCTAGTTTATCACCATTTATATGGTCAACTACACATTTGATTGAATACTCCCCTTCGTGTACTCCCATTAAGTATCTATGAAGTAACACCTTCTTACCATTTACGCTTATAGCAGCATACCAAGTATCTCCACCCTGTTTACGAATGTATACTTTATACTGTTTCAGCTCTTCTACCTTATCTAAATTCACTTTAACTCTTGCTGTCTCATTGCCTTCCTTATCATAAGTAATGCATTCAGCATAGTCATCATGTAAAATGTACTCATTAGGGTCATAGATTGTTCTTGTGGTAATCTTACCCTTATGATACATCTGCATATAGTGTTTCTTGCAGTAAGGTACTCCCTCGAATCTTGCGAATGCTTCAGCATCACAAGCTGTGCATTTAGTTTCTTTTAGTGAATTGCTTCTCTTCATGTTAGTGTTCCTTCTATTAAAGTTAATACACAAAGATACTACATTTCCACCAATAAAACAAATGTACTAGGTGGGAAACCACTTCAGATTTCCTCTACATGTCACCATGTAGTGCAGACTATCGCACACTCTCAGCAATGAGAGTCCCATTCGTTTAGTCGTTCAGGCTGCCATTACGCTTGCCCCCTGTTGCCTACGATTCTCACGTAGTGGTTCCAAGTCAATTAGATTGGGTTTAACGTGCCCACAAGTTTTAGGCACAAATTCTGTGTTAAACATTAACTCCTTAGTTCTCGCTTTACGATTTTCATCACTGATAGTTTTAAGGATAGATTGCATAAACTCTCTATAAGTTGGATTATCATTAACTGGGATTCCTAAGAACTCCGCAGCCTCAATAACTCCATTAACACCTATAGTCAAATACTGCTTCTTCATATCAATGAATCCAGCTGTATATACAGTAAGCAACCCGTCTTTTAAATAGTCTTTAAGCAATTCATTATATGCTGTTTGGAACTTATGAACTTTCTTCACATTCTCACGCAAATACTCAATCATATCATACCCATTATTAACTGCATCCTGAACTAACCTATTGATATTTAAGGTCATTACTGACTTACTACCAGTAGCAATACCACCAGCTCCAAGAGAATAACTGAATTGATTATCAGTAACCTCATTACGAAGTCTGCAACAGGAAGATAAGGAATCAGGACTATCGGACATATAAGTAAAGAACGAGTGTCCTTTGTTATACATCTCTGCTGTAAAGTCTGCATACTCTTCATCAACAACATCCTCTCCGTTAGTTAGAAGCGCCATGGTCTCAACAGGGAATGTAAGAATACACTTAGTACGTTCCTCATTAAACCATTTAGCAAATTTCTTCTGCAACCAACTAAGAGATTCCCATTGAGGTTGTGTACCGTCTGGGAAATAGAACTCTCCAAAGATACCTTCAAAGTAGTTCTTATCAAAATAACTGATATTCCAGAATACTGATTGGAAGTTACGAGCAGCTGCTGGCTGATTGATTGAATATACAATCTGCTGGAACTTCTGCTCTAACGTCTTGTCAATATTTCTGTGTTTGTCAACCATTTCCTCTGGACGTTTCCAGTAATCATCACCCCACTCTTTACGAGCAAAGTAATCAAAGTACATTAGAAACTCTCCAGTTGCTACTGCACCTGCAAATTGAGAACTAATCGCAAATACCAGATTAACGAACATGCCACAGAAAGAATCCAGGTTCTTGGGTCTGGCAGACAAACCTCCAATTGGCTGTAACCCCTCCAATAGAAAGGGATACATAGTGATAGCCACGCAGTAGGGCATAATCGATGTTTCATCATGCTTATAAAGTAAATGTTGTTCCAGCATACGGATATATTCCTTAGCTAGCTCCTCTCCATATAACTCTCTGATTTTATCAGTAAGAATTGCACGATTTACCTTAATAACATCACCTTTGAACAATTCTCCATTTAAGGTTACAATGTTCTTCTCGGTAACATTAGCATTAGCATCGTATTTACTACCAGTTGCGGCATTCTTGGCTTTAGCATAGTCTTTAATGAATTGTTTCTTTTCATTTAAAGCCCTGCTCTCTGCCCTTTTACGCCTGTACAAGATGAATGCCTTAGCAACATCATAATAATCACATGCCATAAGAGCTTTCTCTAACTGGTCTTGAAGCTCCTCAACTGAAACTATGTTGTTAATATACAACTCATCTTTAATATCCTGAAGAATATCAGAATCAATTGGCTCGTTAACAGCGTTAAATGCCTTAGTAATTGCGGCATCAATCTTATTAACGTCGAAAGGTTCTACTTTTTTGTCTCTCTTAATTACTAACATTAATTAGAAGTTTAATATGTTTCTTAGTAATAGAGTCTTCTCTGCTCTATTCATCAAATCTTTACCCTTGTCATTACTAATTAGCTGCGTAAATGCATTGTACACAGTAAACATATCCACCTCATTACCCACTCCAATATAATATGAAGAATCTGGGTCCTCAAACATAGAACTATACGCCTTAGTAACAAGGTCTGTTCCTATCTTGACATCTCCATAACCTACATTATAAACCATATGCATAGCATTTCTTTGCCATTTGCCTAAGTTTAAACTTACTAAATCGTCTTCAGCTTTCCATGTAGTATTATGAAGATTCTCCAACATCAGCTTTATATCAGAAGTCTGACTTAATAAATACTCTACAGCTTTATAATTCAAGGCTTCTTCTGGATTAACTGGCTGCATTTGAAGAAATTCTGGGTCAAATACACAGAGATTTGTACATGCTCTGTTAAGTGCCCCTCTATAAATCTTGGCTACTGGCTTACGAACATCTAGTCCGTAGACCATGCCAATAACTTCATCATGATTGTCAAAGCTGCAACTCTCTGGCATTACAGCTTGAATCAATACACGATTATATGTAATATCATCTGCATTAACATCTCCATCGACTGTCCTAGTGACCTGTTTAGGCAATTCTACTTCAACTATAAAGTCTTTAGTAAACTTGGACATTCTTTCAATAAAAGGCTCTACATAGGCAGCAGTTGGTAAATATGCTCTCTTACCTATTCTAGTAGCCTTACCATTCATGAGTTGGTCAATACTTATTTGCATTTAATTACAAGTAATATATAGTCATTGTTTCTAATAACTTGACTGCTTCCGCAAGCTTAGCTATAATTCTAATAGCTGCTCCATTACCTCCTGCCAATATATCAGCAGCAGCTAATTCCTTCATTGTTAACTTTCCATTAGATGCATCATATAACGCCAATGCATTATGTAAGGCATCAGCATTATATATTCTGTCCTTGTTCTTCTTTAAGAGCTCAAGGTACGGGTGTAATATGGAATAGCCTATTGGTTTATAATCTTCTCCATAAAACACTTTCCCATCAAACTTTATTATCCTAACCTTTCTATTGGTAAAGGCACTTGAAAACAAACTAACGGACAAATCCAAGTGGTCAGCTGGTCTGAATTTCTCTAATGGAGTTTTAACTTTACCTTTAAGGTAATATACCTCATCTTCAGACACTACTATAATACCACCATCTTTACAAAGAAACTCTTCCTTAGAGGATGTTTCATCCTTAGAGAATACCTCATCTAGAAGAGAATCAACACGTTGATTTATAGACTTGGCTTCTCCTTTACCAATAATTGGAATCTTTCCGATAGAAGTATCTATAGCTTTAGAGCAATCAATTTCTATGGTTAAACATTTCCTAAATTCCGATTCGGCTGCCTTCTGCTTAAGTCTTGCTTCCTGTAACAGACTGGTCAGTCTGTCTACTTCTAGAGTACATTCCTTATACTTGGAAGCAGAATCTATTACATGTTGGGCAAATTCCGGTGTTAAATCCATAAATTATAGTTTATTGTAACACGATACGACCATCTGTAATGTTCTTTCCATCTACAATACTATAATCACAACATGCAAGTGTATTTCCAAAATTCTTGTGAATCCATTCGGAACTTCCAAATAATGAACCAACTGACTTATAGGTAAATCTTCTACCATAAGTAGTGGCTGACTGATGTAAATCTCCTTTTACAAAGACTACATTACCAGTGATGCCCTTATTGTCCAAATATTCATTGATGAAATTCTCTGTCTTCACGTCAAGAGTTAATGGTAGATTCTTGAACATGTCTTTATTATCTTTACCATGACACATTACATAGGTAGTTTCATTAAGAGTAAACTCTCCTATGAACTTGTCAAATACTTGACATTTAACATCAAACTGTTCTAATACAGCAGCTAATGCTAAGTTAGCAGCATAACCAAAATCACCATCATGATTGGACTCGCCAACACAATAATAATACATATTGGTATGCTTTACATTCTCTATCAGAGATTTAACAAAGCTAGTCATTAACTTAATATAAGTTTGCAATTGCTCCTTATTGCTCATGTTTTGAGCCAGTTCATGACCACCTCTTGTAGTTTGTCCATTATATCCGTCAAGAGAATCTCCAAGATTGCAGATAACTATATTCTCAAACCCACCACCAATGTAATAAGCTTCAGTATATACTCTCTTTATAATCATGTCAAATCTCTTCTTCATTTCTTCTTCGTTATAAGGATTCTGATAAATAGATAGAGGAGACACTGTGGCTCCAGTATGAATATCAGACAACCATATGATTAGGTCTTTGCCGTTAGAAATTGTCGGCATACGTCCCCAGTCATACAGATTATTGAAGTCTAGCCCTTCTATAAGAGCTTTGCCGTCAGCTATTTTAGCTTTCAGTTCGGCATTCTCCATGGCATACTTCTTAAGTAGTCGCTCGTTATTCTTGATGCGTTCTGCTTCTATGCCCCTTAGGAAGTCATTCTCCTTCTCCCTTAGTTGCATATCTTTAAGCTCGTCAATAGTATTCTCCTCAATAACATGAGGAGCAAATGGTGCTGCGGCTTTAGTAATATTGAAGACTTTGAGAATCTTCTTAAACTCCTCTAGAGAATATTCAGGGAAGCTACGACTTACTTCTCTTTGTGTTATGGATGAACCATAATAAGAGTAAAGTCTATGAATCATATTCATTTCATCCCTAGTAAGACTGCCAGTAAATGGTGCTTTGTCTCTTAGCGGGATAGTGAATTGATACTTAACAATCTTACCTTCATCATTTCTGACCAATGTAATCTTGCCAGTACTAGTTTCCTCCTCTTCAGAAGATGTCACTTCTTCCGATTTAGAACGACGTATAATACCTCTCTTGCTAACCTTGTCATACAGACTCATTATCATGTCGTAGGATTCCTTGTCGATACTGCCATCAGCTATATCTTTGTTTACTACCTGTTTCTTTACCCAGAAGTAATTCTGTGGAAGACCTACTTGTTCTGCATATGCATTTAAACTAATGTTCTGTTTTAAAACTTCTTGTAAGTGATTGATTAGCTTGGTAATTGTTGTTTCTCTCATTTCTGAGTTAAAATTAGATAACCTTTCGGCGCTTATATAAAATCTAATCTCTTTTAGTTATGCACATCTGAATAAAAAGAAAAGGGACTACCTTATTCACATAAGATAATCCCTTTGATATTTAAGGTCAGTAGAAGTTGGCTTAGCCCTCGACCCCAAAGCAAATATATGTACCCATCTTAGCTGATTTTGACGGAGTGTGTTTTACTTCAAAAGCACCGTCTTCGCCTTCAACTACAGCCTTGATGTACTTGCAATAGATATCGCCAGTATAACCTTTCTTAGTGTAAAGTTCCTTAGCGATTTCTTTGGCTTTAGTTTTAGTTTCAAAGTTCAAGAACAATACTTCACCAGTTGCAGGATTGATTCCCTGATAGCCAGTTTTGTATTTACGTTTACCTTTCTCGTTCTTGATGTCACGCATAGTATAAGGACGTTCACGAGTATCAGCAGAACCTGCTTCAAATGTGATAGAACATCCGATGCCAGCAGCAAATTTAGTATGCTTAGCCAGATACTCTGCTTCAAATTCCTTCAAAGCTTTCTCTGAAATAGGTTTACCAGCTGTCTTCCATGCCTGAGTTGCATCACGAATTACTTGGAAAGGTGCTTGTGCGATTGCTTCTTGTTTAGTATAACCTTTTACTTCTACGTTCTTAAAATTTACTTGGTTTGTCATAATTAATTGGAATTTAAACATTAGTTCATTGTCATATCTCTTTGTTATTGTATTACAAAGGTACTGCTTTAATAGTAAACTACCAAACAGTTCTAATGCAAAATAATCTAAATTTAATTCTATTAATCTGACTCTCCTTCGAGAGGAAAGCGTTACAAAGATACTACATTTCTTGTAACTACACAAGTAAATTGCCAACAATTAGTGAGTTAATAAGATTTAACTATTATCGTTTGGCGGAAAGCAAAATTCATTTTTAGTCATTTGCTCCCATGTGTCTCGACTTTCCTCGTAGAACTTGTCCACGATTTCGTCAGAGCGTTTCTCTATTAATCCTGCTGCCCATAACAGCTGGTGGAAACGCATATCGGGATGTTTCCTGGCTAATACTTCCAAACTATGAATTATAGCCATGTTATTCAAATATCTGTCATGTACCATAATTAAAATGGCGTTTCTGGCGTAGTAGGTTCCCAAGGAAGCTCTTTATCAAGAATTTCATTAATCTTAGCAACCATATCTTTAGCCGATTTTAAATCAAATGTCAAGAACTCGGTAGTGTTTCTCATAAAATCATCACATATAACTGCGAGACCTTTAAGAAGACCCTCCGAATTATGACTTTCTTTGCCCTGTCTAATCTTCTGGATTACTTGCCAAGTAGTTGCGTTAGGAGTTTTGTTCCTAGCTTGCTTAGTAAGAAAGCATATTAGTGATATTAAAGCGAACTTAGTTCCTATATCACAGGCCAGACATCCTAAACTGAAGTACTGCTTGTAGTATTCCTTCAAATCATTCATAGTAGGCTCATAGTATTCCATCAGCATCGTATCCATAAAGCTCGTAATATGCTACACGCCTCAACAATGTAGTAAATTCAGTAAAACCCGACAACATATGACCATTATTAACAGGAAACACTCCAGACCTAAAATCCGGAACTGTTGATACCACTAACATATTAGCCTTAAGTGTGGGCTTTGCCTTATATTCATTCTCTATGTACAATTTCAGCATCCACATATACATAGCCATTTGCCTAGCATAGTGATACTTATCAAAGCTCTCATGAAACTTAGTGAGATAATGTCCACTAGTCTTCAAGTCATTGAGAACTAATTCATTCGACTCTGGACTGTATGTAAAATTATCCAACTTAGCTTTTAGTTTGAGAACCTTACTAAGACCATTATGCTCAACAAGCACATCTATTAATAGTACAGACTCATTCTTGGAGATTGGCTTCTCTAATAAATAGTCTGGATTCAATAAGGATTGTATTTGTGGATTACATTCAACTGATACAATACATTCTCGTAGTTTGTCTCTAGATTTAGCATCAAGATAAATTGGAACCTTATCTGCAACATATTTGCTGCCCCACTCATAAGCTGTGCGTTGAGCATAATAGTTCTCGCATTTTATGCGCAGAGCATCCATTTTGTCTTCATCCATTTTACCTTTATAATAGCTAATCTTGTCAGACGCTACTACTATCTCATCCTTAGTAACAACACCATTAGCTATAAATAAAGGATACAGCTCATCAGCCATGAATCCGGCTTTAGCTGTTGGTCTATCTACAGACTCTACAAGAATAAAAGACTCTGGTTGCAGTACTAATTCATGTACTGCCGAACCAAAGTACAGCGAATCGGAGTATCTTCCATCAGCACCCAGTCCTGCTAAATAAGCTTCTGGGCTACCTCCTTGTTCTGGGTTTATAAGCTTCAATCTAGAATTACTAATGTAATCAGAATAAGCTTCACTGAAATACTCCTCATCACTTATCTCAAGGAACTTGATAGTTTCAATTAGTGGTGTAATTTTAATGTCTTTAAGCATAACTCCTCATGAATTGATAAGCATCTATAATCTCATCTTTACATAAGGAGAATACTTTAAACATAGGAAAGTCAATAGTCCTTTCTGTATGCATTAATAATGCAGGCAGTCCAGAACGTTGACATTTTAGTACGTTACTTAAAGAATCGTCAATAAAGACATCCACTTTACCTTTAATCATATCAGCCTTATTACCGTGTTGGTAATACATTTGATAGACTGGTCTATCTGGGAATCCATTTCGTCTTAGCCATTCTTTAGTCCAAGTTTTATTGTTTACACGTTTAGTGCAATATAATTCCGGAACAAAATCAGGTCTGTTAACTACTTTGAGATTTAACCAGAAGTCTCTGTCCTTACTAAGAATACGTTGTACATTCCTAGTAATCATGCTATCTTCAAGCATACGTGGATTACTAGCTGTATCGAAGTACTCACAGTAAGCACCCCAAAAGTCAGCTAGACAATCGTCAATATCTAAACCTATTCTAAACATTCATTGTCATCTTGTACGACTAGAACTCTTCTATATCGTATATGTCACCAATAATTATCTCTTTGTCTTTAGCCATAGTACCTGCCAGTTCATCATAATCACCTGGAGGGTCTATGTCATAATCTGTAATGAATAAGTCAATAAACTTATCCTCAGCTTCTGTAAAGCTTCTAGCTCTTACCTTCTCTAGCCATAAATCACCGTCGTCCAGACTATAACAAGGCAGAATATAAGTGTTCATCAGCAGATATAATAATTAAATGATTCAAGATTTAGTAAGTCAAGATGTGAATATATCAAATTTGCCATAGGATATTCTAATCAAGCATTACTAAACAAAGAAAGCCACAGATTACTCCGTAGCCTTCTTAATAAGTTCATAAAAGAAATCTTTACTCATCATAACGTATTCTCCGTCAGAGCCCATGTTTACTCCCTTGTCAATCTGCTTGTTCCAGATTATTACTAAGGGTCTATCTTTACGACCACATGTTTTGATAATTTCAGCAATAGACGGTGTGTTCTTAGTACATTTACATTGTACGTAACATGGCAATTTGTCCTCGGTTTCAGCTATGTCAATTTTAGCATCGTCCAGATTCTTGGACTCACTACGAGATGACTTTAGGCCTTTATAACCAAGTCCTATCAATTCCTTAATAATCTTAAGTTCATAATTATTACCTTTACGTTTAGCATATGCACCGTTACGTTTCTTCTTCGGTTTTACTTCTTCAGTGTTCTCCATGCCCTTTCAATTAAATTAAGTGTCTTCTCTCTACCATATTTAGCATGAAAGTCAGATATATCTTTAGCTCCATAAGACCTAGGAATGAAGATGCAGTCTATGTTAAACTTCTTTCTTATCTGGTTCATGTTATGAATGCCAGGCAAGTCGTTATCATAGAATACAACTATCTTCTTAAATCTTTTACTCAACTTCTCGAATTGAGATTCAGTTAAGAATAAATTCTCTGAATTAGGAGCTATTGCAGTAATTCCTAAAGAATATAGACACATAACGTCTTTCATACTCTTAGTAACTACTAACAAATCGCCTTCTGCCGGAAGCTGATGTGCTCCCTGTAACATGATAGACTTCCAGTTAGATAGAAACCGTGTAGTTCCTCTTTCTCTAAATGGAAAGTAGATTCTCCATAACTCAACCCCTTTATCGTTCTTACCACGATAATAGCCAAACATGGGATTCTGTGGACCAGTAGTGGCATAATAACTGCCATTTAAATAGACAGCCTTGCAAGAATAGACTCTGAATCTCTTCAGAATCTCCTTAGTAATGCCATATTGTGCCCACCACTGTAGTTCAGATTCAGTGAACTCTTGTACATCAGCTCTTATAATCGCAGGTCCATCGTCCTTAAATTCAGACTTACTTGCGACTACAGGCTTATTGTTCTTAGGTAACGTTTTATGAGTTATATAGCCAAAGTCGTTAGCAATTATTTGCAATGCCTTATAATAAGTACAACTATACTTATACATAACCACACTAATGAAATTACCATAGAACTGTCCGCTGAAGTCATTGAATATGATGTCTCCAGACGCATTCCTATAAAAGGAACACGTAGGAGAATTATCATTTCTCAACGGAGATTTAAACAACCCTTTCTTAACTGGGATTCCTAGATAGTACTCAAGATAAGTTTCCTGAGTCTGCCTTTCAAGTAAATACTTCTTAGTAATTTTAGGTTCATATTCCAATACCATATTATTTCAATGTTTAATGTTTGAACCTCAAATTTACTAATTAATTATTACACTTCAAAGTCAAGGTCTGCGTTATCTGTGGCTGCATCATTAGATGCTGCAAAATCGTCAGAACTTGTACCAGGCATATCAGTAGGGCCGTTACTCTTCTGTTTATTCATCTGACTGATTTCATAGTCAGAGAAGAATACTTTGTCTCCTAACCAGTTGTTAGAGATATATGCATCACCTGCTTTACTGATATTGACGAAATAAGGCAGACAAGGTTCGCCTTTCTTATTAGCAATCAGCTTCAGATTAGTATGCTTATTAACTGCATCCTTAGTGATGTCGGCAAATGTCTTTACCAATTTCTCAAACTCTTCCGGAAGGGCAAAAGTTTTAGTTTTAAATGCTTCATATTTCTTAGGAGCAAGTTGTTCTCCAATATGAGCTAACATAAATTTAAACTTCTCAAAGTTGGACGGACTTTCACGTTCAACTCCATTGTTAGAGCTTACTTGTCTTACATCATCTCCCTCTTTAGGACAGAATACTGTTTCTTCATAAACACCATTCTCATTCTCGAATGAAATTCTCATGGTTTTGTACACTGCGTCAGGGTCTTTCTTACCCTTAAACTCATTAAATGTTATTCCCTTGAAGATAACATCGTGGATTTCCCATGGTTTCAGTCTTGGTTTAATAGATGATGTACCGTTCGTGTTTGTTAAGTTGAAATTCATTGACATAGTTTATAAGTATTAAAGTTCAAAAGTTAATGGGTCAATCTCTTTAGCTGACTCATCTCCAATCTCTGTGTCTAACGGCAAATCAATGTTGTCGCTTTCATCTTCTAATACCTCTATGTTATCTACTTCAGGCTCTTCCGGCCTTTCAGCATTACCAACTAATACGAAGAGGTCGTCTTGACCTTTCATCGTAGTTACTGTAAATGTATCGCCATACTGACGTAGCATGTCATTAGCTTTACCTCTACAGCTGACAGACAGACTCTTAGTAAGTTTGTTTCCACCTTTGGTTCCAAAGGCTTCATCAGTTCCTATAACGGGGAAAGTGATTCCGTCAATTTTCTGATATTTAATACTAAGTCTATCTTCCCAAGCAACTCCCATTAATTGGGCAGCTGCTTTATTAAGTATGTACTTGTTAGGGTCTAGGGTAACTTGCGGTTCAGATGTCTCTGGAACCTCTTCCTTGACTGTTCTAGTCTTTACTTCTTCTTTGACAATTTCCTGCTTTAGAGATTTATACTCTCCAGTAGCTGGGTCAAAGTCCAAAGTTAACAGCATTTTAACTATCATTCTCCGTATTCAAATTTATTGATTGTGTCAATCACCATCTTCATATTAGGTTCAACATATAAATCTGGGAAACATCCTGCGGTACTTCTACAAGTATCTGGACCAAGTGACCTTGTTCTGAATTTATAGTCCACCTCTTCATCATTTACAATCTTCTCTGCATACAGCAAATAATTAAACAGTCCATCTATATTAACAGACCTATCCAACATCTTTCCAGTAGTAAATAACTTATATTTAGGGTCATAGTCGTTACCGTCATTTACAATATGAGATATGAACACTACAATTAAATCCTCTCTAAGAGTCATAGCCTTCATTATTAAATCATAATAGTGCTTTGCAAAGTCAATATGCTTATCATATCCTTTCTCCGCACTTCTAGACATCACCTCTTGTGAAAGAAGATAATTACTATCGTCAATTACTAAGACCTTAATCTCTGGCATTTTAACATTAACTACATTCATGATGTTCATCACTTTGGCAAATTCATTGCTGAAATACCAATTTCCAACATAGTTCTTGTCTTTGTCCTGAGTTAGCTTCTTGTAATTCTTCCTAAATCCTGGAATTGATAATTGTTTAGGAGTACAGCTAATGATAAATGTCTCCTTTGGGTTTAAATACTGTAGGGAACTAGACTTACCACTTCCCGAAAATCCTCCAAGTCCTATAATTTGGCTCATTAAATCATAATGTTATGGTTACGCGTAAATCATCTTTCTTAGTTCGTTCTATCTCGATTTCCCTGTCTGGGAAATCAATAATAGTCCAATCTGGATTCTTATACTTGTCATAATCATTGATTTCAGACGCAGACGGAAGCTCTTTAAAGATACCACACCTACCATAAAATCCTACACCAATGGCTACGTCAGACGCACCAAATCTATTCTTAAGAACCAATAATGACCTGAAACCATCCTTTAGCTCTTTAATGCAATATCCTCTATATGTAGACAATTTGCTTCTAAATGGATTAAATAATACCAATACTACGTTGGCATCCTCACTCGGAGAACCACTCTCTTTTAAATCTGACAAATCAGGTTCTTGCAAGCCTTGTTTTAGTCGTTCTGCATTATTAGCATTTCTATTGAACTGCATAATATTGATTGGAGATATCTTACATTTATTTCTAAATGAGACACCATATGCCGATATGGTATCAATCTCCTCTTTCTTGCTACGACCCAACTGTGGTCTCACTAAGCCTAAGTGGTCAGTAATTACTGCGATAATTTGTTTCGGATTATTAAGTTCATAAGTATCTTCATCAACAAAGGTTCCAAATTTCTTTAAATCCTCTATGATTAGAGACTTATACTTCTCTGAATTGAGAGTGCCGTCATGTATTATTAGTCTATCCTCTATAGATTCTAGCCATGGAATACATTCCTGTACTAACTCATAATCCTCATTAGAGAGTGTAGAGTCCTTGCCTCTAGACAATAACTCTTTAAAAGATATTTGTTTACCATATGTCTCATATATATGAAGAGAGAGCAATTTAGCAAGTAACTGCTCAGCACTCATCTCCAAAGAGAATATAATAAACTGAACATCCTTATCAGAATCAGAGTCCAGTAGAGCCTTATATATAAAGGAGTGAAGCACGAAACTAGTCTTACCGTTACCAGTTCCTGCGGCAATCAGGTAATAGGTCTCTTGAGTTAATCCGTCAATTATATGCTCCAGCTTAGGCATTCCAAGTGATAATCCTTGATTGTCACCTTCTCTGCCTCTTTTGATAAGTTCGATTAGTCTGCTAGTATATGTCATAGTTCCGTCATAGTATCAAACACTAATTCTTCATATGTTCCATCTTTAAACTTCTCGATGCCTTCCCAAGCCTTAGACATTATAAAGTCAGCAATATTGACGTTTATCAGATTACATTTGTTCTGTTTAGCCCAATTGACTAACTCTATCACTCTTTTATGATTCTCAAGTTTCCACCCTATATTCTTGCCATATCTAAAGAACATATCTTCCAAAGTGTTAAACTTCTTAGACCAGTTCTTTAAACTATACTCCCTACCATTAATAATGACAATATCTGGGTATGCTTCCCAGAACTCTCCTCCCAGGTCTCCGGAATATTTTCTATAATTCTTAATGAAGTTTTCATTAAAGATTACAGATTCAGGGTCAAACGTCTGACCCTCTG